ATATTTATCATTAACTTCAAGAATTTCTTCCTTACCCCATGGCTTATCTACTGTTTTCATAACATACCCCCAAAAGCTAATGAATAATGATCTATTACTTTCATGATTTCACATATAATGCTTTCCCTAATATCACAATTTAATTCTAACTGACTTATTATTTCCTTATATCTGTATCCATTAAAATGGTAGTGTCCAGCAATTATTGCACACAGAAAACGATTTTTTGTAGCACTACTCCATTTTTTCCAATTATTCCCAATAATAGTTTCATGTATAAATGGGTTTATGTCAATCCCATAAATTATAGCTTGTGATAACACGTGAGATGTCTGAACAACTCCAAGTTGAGGGGCTATGTTGAGAGAATCTACTATACCATCTCTATACTTAATTTGTTCTGTAGTTAAATAATCAGCATTATGTTCTTTTAATTTTGTTCCACGACTATGTAGAACAGCACTCATTTTTCTAACAATATCTGACCTAAATGTACCAGCATTGCCTATTTCGTGGACAAGACTTCCTGTTTGTACTACATAAAAAACGGGATTGGTTACACCCTGACATGTTTCTACATCTGTAATGATACGATTTACATCTGTTTCACTCACCCCTATATTCTTATCAGTACCTATTTCAAACATGACATCAGAACGAATAGACATAGCGTATTTCATTAATTCTAATGTGTGTTCCAACTTGTCTGCATGAGACATCCATTCAGCCAGACACAGATCTATGTGTATTAAATCAAATCCATTATCTAGATCACATTTTATGGTTTTCTTTGTATTGTCAATACTATTTTCTTTTTCGTTTCCAAAACTTGGACCACAGTGGTCTCTACAAATAACTACATCTGCTTGTGGATATTTATTTCTCATTATTGCAATATATTCCATATATTGTTTTGTCCTGAAAACATATCCTCTTTCGGTGTCTATTTGATTTCTAGAACATATCAACATCAATTGTTTACAAAACTGACTAGAATACCTAAAAATAGCTTCAATAACTTCTTTGCTCATCGGACCAAAAGCCAAATTAGATGTTAACATTTTTTAACCCCTCATTTCTCGTTATATTTACACACCCAGCCGTATTTAATTCTCTTCCTGGTTTAATGTCATTAATAACAACCCTTTGCCCTCTTGGTAAACCCATTAATAAGATATCATAAAATAACCCATTACTGTTAAGCTGCTGCTCTGTTAAGCATCTCAAACTTTCTGGTCTACCAGTAGTTAGAACAATAGAATATCCATTAAAACACCACTCTCTGAATGCTTCTGTCACTCCTGGAAGTAGCTCGCATTTCTTTGTTAAAATAGCAGAAATATCTCCGTGATGTTTAAAAATACATCCATCAATATCACAAAATACGGTTTTAATATGCATAGCATGGTCATTATGTTGCATTTATCAATTCCTTACTAGTAGTTTTTTCCTCAGCTTGTTCATTTACTAAGTTTTGAATTTCCCAAAGTTTATCTAGAGCAACAACACCAAGAAAATCAAACTTTACGGCTCCGAGATTTTCTGCATCTGCCATTTCTAATCCTACAACCCTGTCTTTATTGCTAGCATCATAAGCCAATGGAACAAATTCATCTATTGGTCTATCTGCTATTACTATTCCGGCAGCATGTTTAGATTGTGATTTTTTAGTTCCTTCAATTCTTATTGCCTGATCAAACAATGGTTTATACCATTCATATGCTTTTAGAACTTGGTCTATATTATGAACTGACCACTGTAATACACCATATCTATCACCAAATTCTTCTCTGGCTTGTCTTAATTCGTCAGAGATAGAAGCTTCATCTGGCATGTGCTTTGTTATTTCGTTACACAAATCGTGTGGGGTCATGCTAATAGAATTTTCATCATCTCCCTCTTTTAGTGCTTTTACTTTCATTAAATGTTTTACTGTATCTGGATTAGCCCTAAAGACTTCTTTAAGAGCAGCTTTTCCCTGAAGTCTACCAAATGTTGCCATTTGCGCTACATATTTTTCTCCCCAACGATCCTTCAAGTAGTCTATCACCTCTCCTCTAAATACCACACCAATGTCAGTATCTATGTCTGGAAGACTTACGTGTCCACTATGTGTTTTAACTTCTCTCGACTTATCTATTTCGTCATGCCCAGCAATCACTACTCCCAACCCATATAATAAGTGAGAATTTGATGGATTTGTTGATGGTTTTTGTTCAATCATGTCCTTTATGTACATCCACATTCTTGGATTATTTTCATCAATCCACTTTACTTCTTTTTTCATCTCGTCAGTGAACTGTATGTTGTGTTTTTGCATTCTTTTTGCTAGACATAAAGAGACTTCTTTTCTGTCAGAATCCATATCTCTAGTATGGAGTAGTTCAAAATTATTAGATATCCAAGTCATAAAATCAACGTGCCCTGCATTGAAATGTGGGGGAATATTTCTACTAACATTATAGAATCTTTCAAAATACAACCCGTATTCTATTGGATCTATACCAGTTATCCCTGTTACAAAGTTAACCAAAGATCCAGCACCAGACCCCCTACCTTTTCCCCTTGGTTTATTCATCTTGTCTACAAAATTACAAACATCCCATACTATTAAAAAGTAATCAGATAGTCCAGCTTCTTTTATTACGACCAATTCTCTTTTTAATCTATCCCAATATATTTTTTTATCACTAGGAGATAGGTGAGATAGTTTTTCTTTTGCGCCACAAATACACAGGTACTCAAGATATTCATCGGAGTTTAGTCCTAGTGATTTTGATTCGTCATTTGTAAAAACAGGAAGATATGGGTTGTGTCTAAGACTAGAATATTCTATTTGATCGGCTATTTCGATAGTCGTAGCAAGTTCTTTTTCTGTAAAATTTTCTAACATTTCGGCGTATGATGGTATGTAGTAATTTTCAGATATGAAAAAGTCCATTATATCACCAGTTTGCTGGAATCTTCTCTCTTGCTCCTCTTTCGTAGTATGCATTTGAGCACACAATAAAAGTCTTTGATCTTCTGCATCCTCTTTCCTGGCATAGTGTGCGTCTATTGTAGCTACTGTTGGAATACCAGTTTCTTCACTGAGTTTCCTTAAACAATCTACTACAACACCTTGAATGCCCATTCCTTCATCTTGTAATTCTAGGTAATAGTTTCCTTTTCCAAATACTGCGTAATGTTTTCTCATAATTGCTTTCCCAACTTCTATCCAATCTGGTTTTAGAAATTTTCTAGAACCATCTATGTTTCCGTTGTGTCCAGCTATTATTGCCGATCTAAAATCAGTAAATAACGACTTAGGAAGTTCTCCTGCTATACACGCTGTCAGGAAAATAAGATTTCCCTTCTTGGCAAATGGGGCAATGTCATCCAAATGTAATCTTGGTTTTCTATAAAAATATTCCGGAAGATTTGATTTACTTACCATAGCCATCAAATCTTTTATACCTTCGTTATTTCTTGCTAGTACTATTAAGTGGTGTCTTTGGTTGTTTTTTGTATTTTTTATAGTAGCATCTTGATCACATATATACATTTCACAACCAATTATTGGTTTGATTCCTTTTTTTGTTGCTGAATCATAGAATGTTTTCATAGCAGATATATTTCCATGATCAGTTATTGCCGTAGCTGGTAAACCTAATTCTACACACCTATCCACTATGTCTTTGGGAGATGCAAGACCATCAAGAAGACTATAGTATGAGTGGCAATGTAGCGGTACGTAGGTCTTTTTAGACACAAGGGGTCTCCTTAGTTGACGTTTTCTGCTGATCTCCAAAGCTTAAACTGCTATACTTATGGTAAACATATTCACTGCCAAGTGTATGTAAGTCTGACCAAACTCTTTGACATATGTCGTTTTTATTGAAACTACACATACGACAACTCCAGCTACGATTTCTTTGTATTAATGTGTCTTTTAGGACGGTGGTCATAAATTTATGCAACATAGCAATAGTTATCACTAAATCTTCTTGGGATAAACTTATTGTAATAGGACCACCATCATTAGTATAATAAAATGTTATTATTACATTTTTATATTTTGGATACAAATAACAAACTGCCAAATGATATAATCTTGGCTGTATTTCATTCATCAAAGAAATTTCATCTATTTCATTTTGTGTATGAAAATTTTGTCTTTTCCCCGTTTTCCAATCAATTATCTCAATAGTGTCTTCGTCTATTTGTCTAACAAAATCAATAAAACCACGTACAGCAAATTGATGTGGATTTTTATCAGAATCATAACACGTCCATTCATCACCTGGCATTGCTATTGAAAACCATTGCTCTGAATCTATAACATCGATTAAATACGGATTATAATATTTGTCTTCAAGGATAGATTCTAGTGCTATTCTACATTTTTTAAAATCTGCAGCTTCCTTAAAATCTCCAGTATTTTTGTCTATTCTGGTAGTAGTTTTTCTTATTTCTACTTCTGGATTATCAGCAACATGTTCATCCCACGATCTATGTAAAAGCCACATTGGGTCCACATTTGTTTTACCTCGTTTTTTTAATTTTATCATCCATTCAAAAACTTGGTGAACAATTGTCCCCTGTAATGCTGCTTTACCAGATTTCGATTTCATCTGTAATATATAATTCATGAAATACGAAAACTGGCAATGATTGTATGTTCCTATTGAACTGGCACTACATTTAACTATTTTCATTATTTCTTCTACCTGTTTGCCAATTAAAGCGATCATCCAAATCTGTTCTGCCTGTTTCCTGATAATGAACGATACACATAACATTAAAAATTATGGCAGATGCATGATCTTCATCCTTATCTCCAGCGACAAACTGAAATACGTGTCTCATTAAACTAGCTATACACCTAGATACTGGAATCCCTTTTGTCCAATTGTGTTCATCATACTTCTCCGCACCTCTAGCGTAGTGAATAGCTAGTCTTTTCAATGCTGTTGGTGGTATTAGATCGAATCTAGGCTTACCATCCTCAGTATCTCTAACAGCCCCTGTATTAAAATTTTGTCTCTTACCAGAATCTTTGACTTCAAAATCATCAGGCATTTTAGTTCTCCAAAATATAATTATCAGAAAACATTGTTGTTTTCGATGTTTTCTCTAAAATAGGACCAAGTTTTTTTGTTATGTCTTCTGGAATCATATCACCAATATCATTTGCGGTATCTGGCGTGACACAGAATACTCTAAAATAGTAATTAAGTTCTTTTTTTAATCTATCCATAGCATCATTACCAGCGGCGTCATTATCAAACATACATATTACCGTCAATGCTCCTGAATTTTGTAGTATCAATCTCTGTTGTCTGGAGATACTTACTCCAAGTAATGCTACGCTATTCTTAATACCAGCGTTCTCACAGGCCCAAACATCACCCGGACCTTCACACAATATAACCGTACCAGTCTTGCTGATATACGGCTTAGCATACCAAACATTATATAGACACGACTCACTACTCAATCCCTTTGAGTGTTTCCATTTAGTGTAAAGTCCTGCATATTTCTTTTCTGGACATGTTTGTCTTTGTGGATGGTGATACATTCCACATTTATCACATTTGTCATATATACTCCTACCCGACCAACCGACTACATATCTTCCTGTAGAATCAAGTATTGGGAAAAATGCTCTTTGATACATTGGCTTATTACGTGTATCACAAAATGAAATATGGTATTTAGCTATGATATCTTGGCTTACCCCTCTATTTGGATAATATACTTGATCTGGGTTTAACATCCCGACAACAGTTGCCAATGGAGTTCCTTTTTGTTTTGATGAAGATTGTTTTTTTCTGTGGTTCTTTATTATCTTAGCAATCTCTACATCCTGTGCAGTTTCTTCCCCACCATCACAGTCGTCCAACCCAAGAACCTTAGCAACAAAACTTACTGATTGTATAAAACTCCAATCTTTTTCTGTCTTGCGACTCATTGTCCCACGTACTAGTCCAAAAATACTATTTGATGGTCCGGTTATTGATGAATTATGACACCCTCTTGTTTTACATTGCCAGTGATTTGAGTTTATTGCCCAAAACATTGCTCTATCATTGTTTCCACCATGCACTGGACATGCGGCTTGCAAATAATCTCGTCTTTCTGTAAATTCTATTCCCATTGCGTCAAGAACTTCAGCTACTCGCTCACACGCGCGTGCTTGTATAAAATCAACATTTAATTTCTTAAACTGTTTCATTTGTTTTATTTTCAAACGATTCTTTTGTTATTAAAGAGAATGGTTGCCCTTCTATCAGTTTGCCTATCGATAACATGTTGTGTACATTAATATAATCTCCACCGTCCATTCCTGGACCATATCTTGTGTCTGTCACTATTAGTTTTTTTGTTCCATTACATGGTGGATCTTCGTTTAGTTCTGATTGAGTCTTTGCTTTTAATATGGAAAAATTAGAACACAACCAAACAATTCTATCTGAACCAGAAACAACCTCAGCTCTTTCTTTGTCAACTCCATCTCGATTTAATTGAACTGTTGCTAATATTGGTAATTTAAACTTAGTTGCAAAGTTGTGTAATGATGTAACCAAAAAACCCAACAATTGATATTCCTGTAATGTATTACCTTTAAATCCACCTTCATCCATAAGTTTTATATAATCATATACTATCAAACATGGATTCGCTCCTCCACTATTATTAAATCCAACAGTTTTGGACAACCAACGTCTTGCTATAGAAATGATAGCACTTGGAGCTAATCCTGCTACGGAAAAATGGTCTATTGATAGATTTTCAACTTTTTCTTTGCATCCCCATACTGCTTCGTGTTCTTGGTGGCTTTCTCTAAAACTTCCGGTCTCTATGTGATTTAATTCAACACCAGAGACTATAGATGCAAGACGATGAAGCTGTGCATCACTTGTCAATTCTGTATCTAGATAAAGAACTGGTATTCCGTTTTCTGCAACATTTTTCGCAACATTCAAACAGAAGAATGATTTTCCTTGTTTAGGTCTTGCTCCAACGACATTAACTGTTGCTGGTCTCAACCCACCACCTATTGCCATATCCCAGTAATTAAATCCGGTTGGTAATCCTATTATTTCCTGTGGAGATTCCTCTACTGCTTTCATGGTCGATTCATATTTTTTACCGAGTGATACGACACCATTACCCTGTGCCGTAGTACTTCCTGTAAAATCAAAGATAGGTTCTTCTATCATACCTATTATTTCATCAACCTGTTCTGTCCCTGTAATCCCCTTCAAATTTGTACACACATTGTTTGCTGCGATAAATGCTTTTCTTGCTAGGGATAATTTATATATAGCCGCAACCATAGCCATTACATTATCTTGGGATATACTCTTTTCATCTACTATATCTTCTAGGTAGTTAGTATTTTTTCCTCCACTTGTAAAATTATCATAACCCAACATTTTTGCAGATGCTTGTATACTTGGGATGTCGAATGTTTTTGCATTATCGGAATGAACCATGTGCGATAAAATATGGAAAAGTTCTTGATTAAATGTCCAATAAAAATCCGTAGAAGATAATATATCCTCGATATCAAAAAAACAGTCAGCACCATATGTCGTAATTCCAGACATAATTGCTCGTTCCATCCCAGAGTCTTGTAAAATAGCATTTGATTTATTGGCCATTAACCCTGCCTTTTGTTAATGAAAGACATTTATCACATTTTTGTCCAATTTGTTCTCCACCGGGTACTGGAGACATAAACAAATCTTCGCACTCACTACATGATACCTCATATTGTAAATTTGTGTTTCTTGTTGTCTTTCTTTTTCTTGTTTTTTTTGCTATTTCTATATTTCTCTTTACTTCTTTTGGATCTGGTTCTTCTGTTATTAGGTGTGATGTATCTAGTGCTTTAGTTTCTTCTTTCTTTGTTTTAGTGGTTTTTTTTGTATTTTTTTGTGGTGTTTCTGTAATATCACCTAATATTTTTCGTATATCACTTACTATTGTTTCAGCTTTACTTTTCTGTTGTGGTTCTAGCTTTTCTCCAGTCATGGTTTCATAACCACCACAAACATCCGACCAATTTCCTTTTAATATTCCGTTTCTTATCTTCTCTAGTGGCGTCATTGTTAACCCCCTTCGTTATATCTTGCTCTTACTAAACAGTTTATGTTTTGACAAACAACCTCTATTCGTCTCGTTACATAAGATATTTTTTCTATTCTTAATTCTATGTGTTGTATCCATTTGTTCAATTGTGAACGATCATCCCCAAATAATGAACCAATATTTTGTGATGACCACTTTATAAATGATTTACATTCATTCATTTTTTGTTGAAGAAATAAAGCATATTGAGATAATATTAAAGCATCTTCTGATAATTGCGTTGACGACCTAGTTCTTAATATGTTCCTATCAAATTTGAGTATATCTTCTACCTCATAACTATCTGGTTGATACGATGGAAGTCCTATCGATTTCATCCAATCATTCATCTGTTGTTGGTATTTAGATACTTTTATTTCTAAATTACTCATAATATATTTCAACTAATCTAAAACCATTTAGTTTACACCATTCACGTTTTTTTCTGTCTATGTCTTGTTGCTTGTGAAATTCTATTCGTGTTTTATGAAAATGTTTAACATGTTCTGTGTGTTGTCTTCCGTGGCATTCCACTACCAATTTCAACGACGGTATAAAAAAATCTAAAATAAAATTATCTTCTGGTATTCTAACTTCTTCGAATATTATATCATGTGGATACGTTAAAGCTAGTTCCTCTCCTGTTTCATATTGAAATTTTGATTTACATTTGGTTTTGTCTCTACGGGTTTTATTGGTAAGTTTTAATTTTACTTTATTACCTTTTGTAGACATTACTTCCATGTTATACTTCTATATCTTTTTTATCTATTCTCGCCATCAACCCTATCGTCCCATCAAATAGCGAACACTTAACTCCAGCTTCTTGTAGCATCTGCCAACCAAGCGTAGTAGACTCTATCCAATGTTCTGGCATGTGCTCACCCATAATCTTAACATGACCAACCACTTCAGTTATCCCTGCTTGAATTATTGCCTTAGCACATTCAGAACATGAATAAAAAGGACAATATAGAGTAGAATCTTTTGTTGATTTTCCTAGTCTTGCTGCATTAAAAACAGCACCATTTTCTGCATGTATTATCATTCTATATTTTGTCTGCTGGTCATCTAGCCTAGCTCTCGTCTCTGCTACTCCACACGGAAATCTATTAGATGAATATGATATTATTCTATTATTCTTACAGACAATAACTGCTCCGTTTCTTGTGTTTGGGTCTGGACTTTCTGTATTTGCATATCCATACGCAAGTTTCAAAAAATTTTCAGCATATGTATTATTAGTTACTGAAAACGGCTTAGGTAACCATTCTAATCCTTTTGACATATTATTTTCCCAAAATTTATTATGGCAAAACTATTTTACGAACTTCACTCTCAAGAGCGTTTAGTTGCTCCGGATTGTCTTTTAGGAACTTTGATAACTTAGAAATACCTTGGAATTTTGGAGAATTTTCTTCTGTACCAAACATAGGTATAGAATACCACGCTCCAGCTTTCTCTATCAACCCAAGATTCTCTGCTGTTATTATTGTGTCTCTTACTGTATCTATTCCTATACCGTACCTTAGAGGAAGTACACACGGAAGCAATGGTCTCCCCATTGCGGAACACTGTACCGTTACGTGCATATCGTGACCGTCTGGAGCATTTGTTTCTGCATTCCTCTCCCACTGCTGAGTCCACGTTACTTTTAACCATACTGAACACGCATATTGGATAGCAGCCCCACCTTTTTCTACATACTTTGGACCACGAGGGTCTCTACTGCTCATCAACTGAGATATAAAAATCAATATTACATCTTGTGAGTCTACTATTTGCTGAGCCCTTCTAAAAAATGCAGACAATAACTTTGCTGGTCCTGCCATATCTTTGTTCTGGCCTATTTGATCTTCGTTTTCTTTCATTGTTGACAAAGCCGCAATACTATCTATTACAACAACAGCTTTCTTGGTTGTTTTTGCTATTCGTTCGATAATATCTAAATAATTTTCAGCAGTTAACGCTGCTTCTACCTTGTGTGGAATGATTTGTAATTTATCTTGATCTAAATCTTGTATTGTCGACAAAAGTGCTGGAGTACATCTTTTTTCTATGTTCAAATAAAATGTTGGACGTCCAGCTTTTTGTGCATTTTTAAGAATTTCAAGACAAAGTGTTGTTTTTCCACTTTTTGGTTTTCCTGTTATAAGACATATTGTTCCATCAGGTATTCCACCACTCAAGGCCATGTCTAAAGACAATGGTGTATTTAGAATATCTTTGGAACTAGGGGGTAGTGCTGCAGAAGCACTATCCATAATTCCTTCTCCATACATTCTTGTTAAGGTTGAATCAAGAGTTTCTTTTGTTATTTTTTTAGATTTTTTAGCCATTTTCTATTCTTCTTATTTTGGCTAACGGTCCCTCGTTTCCAGTATCTACGAAAGTAGAATTCCCTTTAACATCACTTACGCGTTTATGTTCTTTTTTTGATAATAATTTTTTATTTTCAATTAATTCTTCTATTCTTTTTTTTGTAAATTTTGCCACAGATGCTACAGTTTTACTTGCAACAAGTGCTTTTATATTTCTTTCTCTAATTATTTGAATTAAAGCAGTTTGTATTTGTGTGTCTGTTATGTCAAAAATTTTTCCTAAATTAGAAACACCCTTGATTTCACGTCTATATTTTGGTCCCCAATATTTTTTATCTGACCAAAATCTTGGTGCAAGTTTTGCATTAACATTTAAACACACTAGTTCTATTAAGTAATCTCTGAAATATACCTTCAAACCTGGGGTAGTTGGTGAATCATATGTTTTTTTGGATTTTTCTTTACTCATTATAATTATTTCCGAATTAACATAAATCCAGCTTTTATTTCTGTTTTTTGTTCTTCAACCACTTTATCAAAATTTGGTTGTCTGTACCACATAATATTAACCATTTGTCCATCAAAATATCCCAAACCAAGACACGTTTCCCTCATACCTCTCCAAACACCAATCTGTTTGTTTCCAAAGAAATACCCATCTTGGTTGGACGGTAATGTTATTACATCTCCACCGACTTTCTGTAGTCTCATACCAGTAATGTGAGTGTCTTTATTCTCTTTTAACCACTCACCAAGTCTAGTCCATGCATGTTTTTGTCCTGGTACATTGTCTTGAATTACTGTTCTACCATCAGATAGAGATATAAGAAATCTTGTCTGTGGAGTGTGTTTTGTTACTTCAAAAGATATTTTATCATCATTCATGTTATTCGTCACCACCTTCCGCACGATCTCCGTATGGTGATCTATTAAGTTGCTCATCGGCCCTCATAGATTCACTTGGTGTCATACTATGAACACCCTTACCCATATCCAATGCCCTTCTCTTATCTGTTGGTTTTATTCTTAACACCCTATCATCCATATTTCTTGCTGTTGTTGGTTGTGTTTCTTCGGCTTCCTTATCAAGAAATCCATCAAGCAATAACATAGCTTCATTGATAAATGCTTGCTTGGTCTTTGTGTCTTTTCTTCCAAGATTAACTTTTGATTCTTGCAAAAATTTTTCAAAAGTTTTTCTAAATTTCTTATACCCAGTCATTTCGCAATCTCCTTTGTGCTACAAGTAGTGATGTCGGATTTTTAATTTCAAGAAATTCTACATATTTATCAAAACAATTCTTGCTACATTTTGTAAGATTCCAAAACGATAATCCTCGTTCTCTGTCTTTTTTATATATATCATGACTTGTTGGGTTAAACAAGTCTCCGCTAGAAGAAGCCATAACAAAATATAAATTAGTATTACCATCTATCGATTTAATTATAGCTACAACATTGCTTGCAGAAGACAAACAATTGTTTGAGACACATGAAAATCCATTAAAATCAATTGATGTTATTTTCACTTACTTCTCACACTAAAAACTACATCAGAATCTGGAGCACCGTCTTCTTGTTCTATAATTTCAAAAAACATAAAATCATCAGGAGCACCTGGATAAAATTGTCCAACTATTTGTTCTACCTGAGAATATTGTCCGCAATAACCACATTTTGCTACTACTCTAGTAATCACGTTTTGGGAACCAACACTGTCGGATGTTGCCTTTTGTATTTGTAGTAATTTTTTTTCACAGCCGATACATTTCAATTCACACATCCCAGCGTTGCGTAATCCCTGTAACTGACGTTTGTTTAAATTACCATTCATATTAATTTCTGTTTTATCCATTAATCTTTCTCTCCAGTTTGAATATATTTTGTGGGATCTTTTAGAATGTCTTTATCTATTTTTGATTTATTTTCTCTCCACCAAGGACGACAATTAAGTTTATTCTTACCTTCACCTAATCTATCTTTTGGCTTAGATCGAGATTTTGGTCTACCTGTACATGGATTTTCTGTTCCCTTTACTATAGCGGCAGCACCACTCCCTATCAATTTAACCAAACTGTCTTTACCACATTTCTTACAAGTAATTAGTGGTTCTACTAGCATTCCGTGGAATGCATCAAAATGATCTCCACAGTTTTCACATTCATATTCATATGTTGGCATACTTAATTATACCTCCTGTTGTCTTTCTCGTTCCAAAAAAGTTCCATATTTTTTGGTAAATTGAGCCAATCTTTGTTTGTCGTTATACGAAAATTTTCCATCAGTAGTTTCAAGTGAGATGTAATGTTTTATTAATCTAACAGCTTCTGGTGATTCATGATTTACTTTTTTAACAGCACTGGTGAGCATTCTAAGCATATCTCCTCTTTTCATAAAAGCTCTAATTAGTAATAAACCAGCACCAACAAAAATAATAACAATCACTGAACTTCCGATAACAACCCATCCAGCCCCGTTGTAGTTAATTGTTTCAGCTTGAATTTCATTTTTCCATACAGAAATGTCTTCTAGACTACATGTTATTTCTTCTGCAACTTGATTAACTTGTTCTATTTGACAAGTAATATCTTCTATGTTTTCCGCAACAACAGTAGCATCTGCTTTTTGGTCTATTAAGTTTTCCAAAGAACCCATATCATTTCTTACACCCTGTATTTCAGTTTTTACCGCTTCGGGAGAAAGGCATGATACTAATAGCAAGACGAAAAAGACAGAGGCAAAACATTGAATTAATTTCTTGACGATCTTCGTCTTATTTCTTTGCGTTGTGCTTTTTTCTTTCTTTTGGTACATTTCCCATTTTTCCTTTCGAACACTTCATTAACCAATGCGTCTGCTCTTTTATTCTCTCTACGCGGAACCCACTTAATTGTATATTCGTCAAATTCTTTCAGAAGCTCTAAGACTCTATCCCTGTGGGCCTCAAGTTCTGGTTTGTTGACCTTATACGCTTTGGTTACTTGTCTTACTACTAGTTGACTGTCACCTATTATGTGGACAATTTTTATGCCGTGTTTTATACTCCCTTGTAGTCCTGCAATTAATGCTCTGTATTCCGCTATATTGGATGTTCCTTGGCCGCACGTTCTTTTTCCGCTAGTCAGTACTCTTTCTTCGTTCTCAACGTCACATAGCAACCATCCATATGCCATAACTTCTTTTCTTATGCCGCCATCAAAATACAAAATTGCTTCTTCATTCATTAGAATGGTGTCACACCCCCTCCAATTTCCGTATCTGCTCCCTCGCACATATCTCTAAAAAAGCACCTAGAACAAGCACGTTCATTATCGGTCCTTTCGAAAAATGATTTATCATCTTTGTTATTAAAGGCGTCTGTTAGTAGTGGATATTCTTTTCTTATTATACCAGCCTGTCTTTTCATTCTGTCCATTGTTACATTAAGGTTGGGAATTGCAGAATCTTTAATTTCTTCATATGCTGCCAGATATACCGGAACAATGATAATATCGGACGGATCTTTAGCCCATCCTTGCTTAATAGCATACATAGCGTATGTTGTTAATTGATCTATAACAGAATCGCTTACTCTACCGGTTTTCCAATCAAGCAACCAGACCTTTCCTTCGTACTTAAATCCACAGTCTATTTTTACTGTAACTTCTTCTCCTGTGTTCATCTGGAATTTTTGGAAATCTTCCAAAGATAACCAATCTTCTGGTTTTAAATTTTTAATGATATTAAACAGATAACAATCGTAAAAAGCTTTTAATGATTTTAATATCTTTGTTTTGTATCCAGTTAATTTTTCTTGTGGAATTTCTTCTTGGTAAAAATGTTCTGATAGATTTATATTATATTTTGGACTTTCTTCCCATCTTTTTTCAAATGATTGTTTCCAACCCTTCCTAAGAAGTTGTACAGCATCATGTTGAGCGTGTTCTAGTGTCTTCCATTTTCCAGAACATCTTCCCTCTTTAATAATATCTTCTATCACATCGTGAACAATACTTCCTACGAACATTGGTAGATTAGTCATGTTTTTTAACATATATGCTCTGCGAGATTCTTGGGGAGCACTTCCTCCCCATCCACCCCATGCAACGTGATACATTAAATGATATCTTCTCCTACACTCTCTCAGGCATTTAACGCGACTTTCAGACCATGCGTATATTTGTTCCAATTTAGACATTAATTTCTCCGATACTGTTTCTTATAGGCGTTAAATCTACCCATTCTGCTGTAACCTTTCGCCAATACCGTCTCTATTAATGTAATAAGTTCTATCCCAAAATGGGAAAAACTCTGGAGAGAATCTTGTAATACTACCTTTTATGTCCTGTTGTAATGTAACAATAGAGAAACCAACATGAGCAGCAAGCTTTCTCTTTCTCATGAACCTAGTCTGATCTTGCATACATCCAGCCTGAACACAATGAACATTACGAGGAAAACAATATTCTTGTTTGTGGTAATGTCCGATAATACATACTGCTGGTTTTTCACCACCCTGGAACGATTCTACTAACTTTTGACTTGCGTATGAGAATGCATATGAGCTTCCTCCACCAGCATGGATAACCTTGACGATAGCCTTGCCTTTGGGGGCCTTTAGTTCAAAGTCTGCTTCCATATATCCCATATAAACTAGATCGTCTCGTCCCTGGGCCTTAGCTTCTAACATTAAGAAACGACCGAACTCAATTCCCTCTCTCTGTTGGAACCAACCCTCGTGGTCATCACCATCAACAAAATATGTTTTAATCCCAGGTCTAGAAGGCCAGTGGTCAATAGCATACTGACATTGATCTGCAATTCCATGCGCAAGAAGTTCGTGGGTATTGAATCTACACTCACCATCTATATAGTTACCTGGACATAGTACTGTGTTGATGCCTCGTGCTGCAAACTCGTCATAAGCCGCGTTCATAACATCAAGTCTCTCTGCTTTGCTGCACAGATGCATATCTGCAATTACACCAAAAGATATTGGCTTTTCATAAAAATGATTTTCTATGGTTATACCACTGTTTGATTGTTCAGCAGATTTTCCTAATTGAATCGTATTTCCTCTGCGTTGGATTATATATCCTCTTTCCTCCATGTCGTCAATAACAGCCAGCACATCTTCTTCTGTTGAATGCATTTTACTGGCAACTTTAGCCGCCGTTGTAGCCTTCTTTATTCGTCTAGCAACTTCAGACCTAAACAATGGATCATTCGGATCAATACCAACTTGAGGTATTCCAGCCATGATAGTTTCTGCTTGAGTAATAAGTTTTCTGGCTTTCCAAACTGTTATTCCCAATTCATTAGCCACTTCTTCTCTTAATACTCCAGTACTATTCGTTTTGTTGTGAGCACGAATAAGATTAACTACCTCTTGAATTTGCTCATCTACTTTTGGTTTATCTTTAGCCACTTAGCTATCTCCTTTCGGAATGTCGCATTTACCGCTTGGACAATCATTAACGGCAGCTTCTGCCTTAGAACTAGTTAAATATTTTTCAGCTTCTTCTATTGGTAATGGAATTAAAGGAGATTCACCTTTGCTTCCATCCATATACACAGTAACACCCTTTAAGAACATTATATATTCCATTATGGTATCAGATAGAGTTTCTGAATCATAATCTGATGGAAGATTTATTGTTTTTGATATAGAATTATCTATATGTTTTTGACATACTTTCTGCATCATCAAATGTTCTTCTGGTGAAATATTATGTGCTCCCTGAAAATGATCAGTTGGTCTCCCTTCTTTGATGAATTTCTTTAGTAGTGGATGAATTACGGTTTCACTCCCCTTTATTTGACTGTTTTCGTCATGCGTATCAGAGTGTCTGTTGAACCTTCTTTTATATACGGGTTGAAATAATGGTTCTATTCCAGACGAACATCCAGAAACAATAGATGTTGTTCCTGTTGGTGCCATAGTCAAGATAGCACAGTTACGAATACCATGCTCTTTTATAAGTCTTATATGTCTTCTGGTAAGATGTTTTTTAACAAATCCTGTTTTGACATGCTTGTCTGCATCAAATGCTTCAAAAGATCCTTTTTCTACAGCAGTCATAATACTAGTATGATACGCTTGTTTTTTTATAAAATCCATTACTTCATTAACTATTTTTCTACCTTCTTCAGTAGAATATTTTAATCCAAGCTCTAGAAGCATATCATGTAAACCCATGACTCCCAAACCTATTCTTCTGTGTCTCTGAGATGTTTCTTGTATTAATGGAAGTGGATAATTATTCTGGTCTAATACATTATCTAAAAATCTTGTACCAAGTGCTGTGGTTTCTTCTAACATGTCCCAATCTATTTCACCATCAACCACATGTGTGTGTAAGTTAATTGCACCAAGACAACAACATCCATATTCTTCTAAAGTCACTTCTCCGCACGGATTAGTTGAAGAAATTTCTCCACCTTTCGCATATGCTATTGTGTTTTGTTCCTGCATTAACCCCATATTTATAATTCCTGGATCTCCGTTTTTCATAGAATTTTTAATTATTTTATTCCAAACATCAATAGCAGGAACTTGTCCCAACACGTCTCCATGCCATTTAAAAACAATGTCTTTTTTTTCTTTGATAAGTTTAAAAAATTCATCATCAACTAGAATTGATATGTTGGCATTTGATAATTCTTGGTTGTCTAATTTTGCTGATAAAAACTCTAGAAGATCTGGATGTCTCCAATCTAAACAATACAACAAAGCCGAACGCCTACCCCCACCCTCTCTAAGTTCATTACATACTGCATTAACTGCTCTCATCAAACTGACAGAACCAGTCGCTTCACCACCAGTTCCTCTTATTGGTGTACCTCTTGGACGAATTTTTGAGAAATTAATACCAACTCCACCGCCAGTTCCTGATATTATGGTTACGTTTCTTAGAACATCTCCCCAACCTTCTCTGGAATCTTCTGCTGGTATTACGAAACAATTTAAAATTTGACCTCTTGGCCTACCAGACCCTCTCCAAATTCTACCACCAGGAGAAAATCTATTTGTTTCCAATATATCTAAAAATCTTTTGTAATACTCATCTCGTTTTACACCTAATTCAGCATCTGCTATAAATCTTGAAACTCTCTCACAAGCTTGGGAAAAAGTTTCTTCAGGATGTATTGCGTACCGATCCTTAAAAATATCCAATGCAAAATCAGTTGGATTATACTTTTCTAGACTCAAGGATTATCTCTCCCCTCTATTTGTATTGGACCAAAACCCTCGTCCTCTATTATATTAGGATCAGTAGTAACCATATTATTATGGACATATTCGTATATTATGTTTCTGAAAGGTTTGATAAAACAATTAATATAATCGTCCGATAAAGAATAAGAACATGAATCAGCAGTTCTTAGACTAAACCAATTGTCAATGTTTCCCTTTCCTACTTTTGCTATAAATTGTCTGATAGCTTTTTCTGTTGGGTTGGGTCTTATGTCGTACATATGCATAGACACTAATCTTATTACTTTGTCTATAAAATCTTCAGATGCCCCCCATTCCTGCAGTACAACTTTAGCAATTTGCGATGATTTGATGTCATGGTTTGGAAATTTTGAAGTTAATGATTTATCAACCACAACACAACATTTGCCAAGATCATGGAATAGGCCAGACACCAAAGAGATGTCATTATCTTCCCTGAGCAAGTCTATCACAGACATTGTGTGATCCCAAACTGTTTTATCATCCCTTTGTATTACTTTTCTAGTTGCTTGCAAGTAATCAAAATCCACGTCAGTAGATTCCCAATACTGACTTGGAAATTCGACACTTCTCATTCCTCTGATTATTTCAGTTATTTTATTCATTGATTATTGGCTATAGTTTCATCTATGTATTCTTTTACAGTTGTTATTGATATAGCGTATGCTAAATGGGTCATAATTTGGTTACTATAAGATACTGTTACTGAAAATGGTATTCCTATCAAATAGTAATGTCCATCATATTCTTTAAATAGACCTCCTCCGCTAGATCCTGGAGATATATGTGATGTATTTTGATATAAAATCCAATGCTTGTCTCCATTGTCTCCTACAAGAATTCTTGAAATTATACCAGTAGTTGGTGTTGGAGATTGTCCTAACTGACATCCCACAGCTATTATCTCATCAAAAACACGAACATTTTTTAACATTTGTTCATTTGCAATCATTGCTACGTTGAATGTTTTATCAGACACAAAAGATATTATTGATATGTCATATGGAACATCTTCAAATAAAACATCTGCACAATAAACTTCTGCTTCTTGATTTTCTCCACTGAATGTAATTATACTGCATCCAGTATCCACCACATCAAATATTACTTCTCCAGTTATAGAATTGATACCACTTAGGTATTCATTTACTCTGTCATGTGTTACATGTGCATTGGTTAACACTATATATTTGTAAGTATTTTTTTCTTGTGTATTTATTTTGGAGATTATAGTACCAGATCCGCTTCCAAACATTGTCCGCACCTGAACTGTTGTGTTCAGTGTTTCTTGTTGTTTAATGCTTACCTGATCTATCACATCCGGTAAGGTTATTTCATCTGATTTTGTATTTGCTGATGAAAAAGCAATAACAATAATTACAGCCAAAAAAGATGAAAATAACAACATTTTTTTACTAATATTCATAATATTCTCCAAAAAATTATTTTAAGAAACAAATTCGTCTATACCATCAAGTGCTCCTTTTAACACTGACGAAATTATTTCCATAATAAGTTCCTGGTCTGTTGTTAGATTTAGATTAGCCTTTGTTACGAATCTTTCTAGTACGTCTATGACAGCAAGTCCATAGACCTTGTGGTTTTCTTGGAAATTTCTTTGAACAAATAACTTTGCTCCATCAAAATTTGGTTCTCCGGGCACTTCTAATAAATCTTTCAGTGCTACTAAACTTACTTTCAGACTTAATATTTCATTCTCTGGCATATCTCTTTCTGACAAAAGTAACTTTGTGGCTATCTTGGAAAATAAATAAGAGTTTTCTTTTATTTCTTCTACATTTTGCTGCCATGGATTTTGCGGAGTAAATAATGAACATCCAGAAATAGAAAATACCATCATTGCGAGTAGTGATACAAGAATACAGTTTCTTTTCATTTTTGTTTCCTTTCGTACAATTATAAAATTAATCAGTAACATACTTATACACATATGTTATTTTTGAGATCTCCTCTTTTCAAACTTTTCTCGTCTTCTGTTTTTATTATCTTGATTTTCATCTACTTCTTTTTGTTTTCCAAATCTCCATGTTTTTTTAGGTTTTCTAAATAGACTATCATCTTTTTCGTCTATTCGATAACATTCGGAACAACATACTTCACCATTTTTTGTGTGCGTTTCCCTACAAACACCTTCACATTTTCTTTCGTGTCCACATGCACACAAATCTATACCACTTAATCTATGTTTATTTGGTTTATTTCTTTTTGTTTTTCTTGTATCCATATCATTATCTTCTTCGTACATCTTAGTCTCCAATTAAATATTACCGACCCTCTTCATCTTATCAATTGCTCGTTTCTTTAACCTAAAAACTGTAGAATCAAACATACCACAATCTTTTGCTGTTTCTCTAATAGTTTTTCCACCGAAAAAAATTTGTCTTATTACAATTCGTTCGTCGTCTAGTAATGTCTTCATTAAGTCTTCGACTAGTATTTTATTGTCAGCAACATTGTCATTTTCTCCAGTTTCTATTGTCTTTAATGCTTCTGGAGATATATTGCTTGCTTTTGTGTATTTAATTTCATGATTTTTTGCATGTTTTAATGCCCATCTTATTCTATTGTATAAAAATGTCATAAATGAACTTGTGGCTTTTCTTTTAGTTGTTCCATTTTCTAGTACATAAAATGATCCAGTATTGTTATAACAAATTAAACATTTTAGAAGTTCTAGCGTTGCTAAATTTATAAATTCCTCTTGTTGAGAATTGCATCCTGTTTGAAATACTAACTTATTTATTAGAGGTTGGTATTTTCTACAAGCAAAATCAAAATAGGATTTTGTTATCCTCCTCTGTTTTACCATCATGCTTGTTTTCCTTTGTTTATGTCTTTTTCCATTTTCGGAGTCCAAATTCCATCCACTATACCAACATCAATAGCTTCTTGTGGTGTCATCCATTTTGTTTTACTCATTAGTTCTTTTAACTTACTAACACTAAGTTTTGTTCTACGAGACAAATCTGTTACTTTCTGTTTATAGTCAGCCTCAACATACCTTAACATTTCAGCATGTCTTTCTATTGAATCAATTGGATGTTGTAGTATAACAGAATGCAGCATCATGGATGAATTTTTTGTTATAAATCTTTTGTTTTTAGTTCCATACGCAGCTATCATAGCTCCCATTGAATTAGCCTGTCCTCTGACTATGGTAACAATAGGACATGGAGTTGCTAGCATCTGATCTATTATTGCATATCCAGAAGACAAACACCCTCCAGGACTATTTATATACATATATATTGGTTTATCTACCAGAGAAAATACCTGAAGATAACTACAAATATGAGCAGAAACAGATTCAGTTATTTCTCCTGTTAGTAAAAGCCTTCTAGTTCTAACTAAAATTTCTTCTGCCAATTCTGTAACATTAACTTGCTCATTTTCATATTCACATTCATCTTCTGACATTGCTTTAATTTGTTTGTGAAATCTATTCATTTCTATCTCCAAAAGGATGATATAACTTATGAGTATTTTTCAGACTAGTTTCGTCAACAGCAAGATATCGTTGTGTTGCAGATACGTCTCTGTGACCCAATAAAATTTTAACTATATCTAATTCAACTCCTTTTTTCAACAGATTTGTAGCAAAACTTCTTCTAAGAGTGTGAGGTGTTGTATGTTTAATCCCAGAAACAACAGACAAAGAACGGAGCATATCACCAACTGCTCTTCTAGACATCCTTTTATTTCCACACGTAGTAAAAATAGCATTTTCTTCATTTGTACCTTTTGACTCTATATATAATTTTAAAGAATCTACACATCTATGTGTAGTAGGTACGATTCTGTCTACACAACCCTTGCCTCTTACAAAAAATTCTCTCTTAGAACAATTTATATCACATAAATTTAAACCACACAACTCAGAAACTCTTAATCCACTATAATATAAAATTAATAAAATAGTGCCATCGCGGAGAATGTTATCTGTTCTCCTCCTCTGTTCCAAACTTCTAATAAGAGTATCAAAATTTTCGTCATCCAATACTTTAACATCTATTGTCTCCGTACTAACTGGGTTAATTAGTTTAACTATATTGCCATCTATTAGATCAAGACTAATTAAATGATGACACAAACACATTATTGACGCTTTTTTTCTTTTAATCGTGGATGGTTTTAATATTTTGTCTTCCAAAGAAGAGAGAAATGCTTCTATTAGACTAATATCAATTTGTCTATTCTGTAAAAATAATACAAACTCTTCTACATCTCTAAGATATGCACTGATTGTAGATGTAGACAAACCAAGTTCTGTTGTAATATATGTCACAAACTTATCCAATTGATATAATTCTGACGAACTACTATTCATATTATACGTCTCAAAATAATTCTTGTTTTATTTTTATTAAATTTTTATACTCGACGATAATCTGATTCTACACCATCTGTCCCGTCGTCCAATTTCAGCAATTTAATCCCATGCATAAATAGGGGTGCCTTGTTGTTCATTATATTATAAATTCTTACGGCAAGTTTTCTTATTTCAAGATCTGCTGCTGGATTTGCTCTTAATTCTATAAAGTGGCGAATAGCTCTTGCATTCATAGTGACAACAAGCCTTGTCTCTGTTGCATTTGGTAAAACAGACCTAGCAGCTTGACGAGCCTTCTTTCTCTTTTCTGTCTTGCTCTCTACGTCATCATACATTTCGAATAATTTATCTGTAAGTGCTTTATAAGTATCTAGAGATTCTACACAACTACTCTTCCACAACTCATAAGCTTCTGGTTCACTATCTTTTAGCTCTTGTATTGCTGGTGGTACTATAAAATTAACATCAGAAGAATCAACATATCTTTGACTTAGTTGGGAGAAAGAAGCAAGCCTGTGTCTGACTAATTCGTGAGTAAGACTTCTAGATACACCCCATATTGCGAAATTGAATGAAGCATGTTCTATACAAGCACCATGTCCAACTTCTATCAAATGCTTGATATGTTCTTCGTGTGTTCTTCCAGTCTTTTTTCCATCCTTCTTTGGCCACGACTGATAACACATTCTTCCAGCAAATTCTGTTATCCAAGAACTATCATCGTCACCTAAACTCATCATCGAATCAAGGTTTGCATCCATTTCTTCCCAAACATACTCGTGTTCATCTAGAAATCCTGCAATTCCATCTATTTCCATAATTGGCTTTCCAATCAATGCGACGCTTGGTTCTGTAATAAATCCCATTTTATTAGTTCCTTATATTATACGATAACTTTACACCACTAAACTCTTTCGGAGAGATAATAGCTAATTGGTCAACAACCCTTTGTCTTAAATCAATTGCTATATCCATAACTTTTACTAACTCTTCGGACTTAATTGTATCAGATGTTCTATGAGGAAATATAAGTTTTATCAAACCTGAACCTATTCTAATAAGAGACATCTGATTTCTACGAGTCATATCTCCAAACTCAACATTATTAGATATTACATTAGCATAACTCCTGTTTCTCATTCTATGCATTATTTCACTAAAATAATCCGCCATAAAACCATGGCTTTGCGCTAATTTTGATTCACTAATTTGAGGAACTCTCCATCCGGGGATAAACCCATTTATACGATCCAAAAAAGCTCTGTCAGTATTAATTATTTGTGGCAGTGGAGAAAATAACATTCTATATCTAGATGAAACAGTTTTGTTTGTTCTGTCACAATCTATATTTCCCGCAAACATTATTGAGCATCCAGAAGAAAACTCTGCAGTACCTCTACCGAATTGTCCACTGTTCATAAAATCTTTTAATATATCAACTAAATCATCCTGTCCAGACCATTTATTTCCACCTCTGTGAGATGCAAATTCATCAAACATAACAACATCACGATACCCAATTAGACCCAATTGTCTTTTCAATTTATTATAAAACAATGAAGCAACTGTTGTTTGTCCACCAGATGCGACGAATCCATAAGAACTCAAAGATTGATATGCGAATGTTTTTCCAGTTTCTGGTGGGCCTAGTTCTACCATATTAACATTTGATTCAATAAATGGAATTAATCTGACAATATACATCATTTTTTCTTCTGCAGAAAAATATTCAGGATCAAAACCAATACTAGTAATTATTATATCCAACCATTCATCATCTGTGAATTTTTCTCTTCTTTCTATCCATGAATTAATATCTATATTCGTTATTTGCATTGGTTTGAATTTAGTTATTAAGAATGGATATAATTTATTTCTCATCTTAAAAGAATCATCATAGACTATGGTAAATACCCCCCACGCACCCGTTGTTAGGATTGTCTCTCCGTATTCTTCTATTATGTCCTTGTCTATTCTTATATATTGATTACCCAAAGCAGACACGTCAACCCAATATTCATCTTTGGATTCATCGAATCGACACATAATCCTGCCTATAAGAGTATATTGACCATTTTCCCTAATTTTACTCTTAATTAATTCTTTCTGGTCTGACTCCATAAAGTGATTCTCTAATAATTCACTTATTTTTCTAATACCAATTTGAGGATCTTCTGGATTGACCATTTCCGAAATAAGATAATCAACAACAAAAGAAGGAAGTTTCTTAAAATTATCTCCTAAATTTACTAATCCTTTATCTACTACAATTCCTTTTTCTGGAAAAATAGAACAAATTTTATCAGCAGCTGTAACACTCATGTAATATTAATCCTTAACATACATACAGTATACTCTTGGCTCGCATTAGCCGCCACAATTTCGTTTAAGACGTTCTAAGAGAACAAAGACAGCGCATCTGATCTCTTTACCATATCCTTATCAGATAGTTCATCAGAAACGTTCTCTGTACGTTCTTGACACCTGTCGTGCATTGGTTCCCTATCAGACATGTAGTATTCCAAATCGTCATCTGTTGGTCCGTTATAGACAGCTGTCACTAAAAACTTTACCAGTTCTCCTTTTTTTATATCCATTCCACATATACAACATTTCATTTTATTGGACACTCCAGGATATCTTGTACTGGTTTTTTTGTTTTAGCTTATATCAATTTCTTACTAATTAAACAAGATAAGTTGGTAGATATATGCCAGACAGAAAATACTATGTTTTTGTACTAAGATTTTAATAGTTACCAACAACAACTTATCAGTCATCCAAAGCTATCCAATTTGATTGGATAACTCTTCTAGTTCTTAAAACATCTAAGCTTCTATAAATAGAAGAGTGCAAAAACAACAAAGCGCTCCAAAAAAATATTATAAATTTTCAAAAAACTAATATTTCATTTTTCTTCTTTATCTGTTAAAGTAATTATTTACTACTATTAAGTTCCATTGATAAAATTGCATCTCTATTTTTGTTACTATCTTCGTTGGACATATCATCTATTATGAGTTTTCCGTCAAGATGGTCTATTTCGTGTTGCCATATTGGAGTAAATTTTGCATTTCCAATAAAGCTTAGTGGTCTTCCGTTTATTCCAACTCCTTCTAAGACAGAAGACACATGTCTGTTTTTATTAACTACGATTCCAGGCAAAGAAAGACATCCTTCTGTTGAAATAATATTTCCACTCAAATTAATAAGTTTTGGATTCCATATTGACTGTATATATTTACCATGCATCCAGATAAACATTCTAGCTTTAAAACCTATTTGAGGAGCAGCTAATCCGACCCCTCCATTTTCTAACATAATCTTTTGCATATGCTCAACAACAGCCTGTTTATAGCTTTTTGGTTTATTTCTTTTCCAGTCATTTGAGCAGCTAGATATTGGAACTTGTCTTTCTTCTATTACAGTCTTCAATATTGGGTCTGGATATAAAACTAATTTCATAACTTACAATCCTGGATAGAAAAATACAAAGCAATACTCTCTTCAAAACTACCAGGTTCTGCGTCTCCGTAAAGTTTTAACCATTTCACAAAATGCTCGTCTGTCCCATTACCATCTTTTCTGTCTGGCAATTCCGGATGTACGACTTCCGTCTGTGGTCTGTAGTTATCAGGTATATCTCCAGTACACACTTCAACTATAAATGCTTTACTTCTACTTTTTGCTACTATTAGTGGTCGTCTGATCATTTGATATTTCTCTTTCGTTTTTTAATTCTGTGACTAATACTCCGGTTATTCTTTTTGCAGCACTTCCAATTAGTGACTTACTTATTGGACCGTGGTATTTTATTGCTTCTCTTAGACCGTTGACTACTATTTTACTTATTTGTTGTCTTGTTCGCATTTAATATCCTATATTTAAATTTATATTTTATTCAACTAACTGGAAATCTCTACTTGAACATAGTTTTTGGAAAATTAAGATTAATTCTTGACTATATTCAGAAGTATCCCCAGATGCGTGTAGGTGTTTTCCATTACCTAAGTCAGCTATTTGATTCATAAGATTTACGTCAGCAGAACTACCAACACTAACTGCAAATACTTTAATACCCATGTTTGCAGCTATCTCTGTCTGAGCTATAGCATAGTCTGCTGCTTCTTGTTCATTGTATTGACCGTGTTCATTAGTATTTGCTATTCCGTCAGTTAATAAAATTATTACTTTACGAGAAGATTTTCTAGCTCTTTCGCTAGACAATTCTTCTATAGCTTTTTGTAGTCCTCCACCAACATTAGTCCAGGTATCATAATGCCCTGCTTGCATTTCTGACAATCTATTGCTTATATCTGCATAATTTTTTGTTAAATCTACTTCGTGATGTGCTGTTCTACCATAGACTTCCAAAGATAGCAGGTCTTCTGTATCCATAGAGGAGACGAAGTTCACCATAAAGTTTACGGAATTTTTTACAGCTTGCATTGGTTGTGTTGGTGTTTCGGATAATTCTGGTGTTTTGTTATTCTGTGGTCTTCTATCCATTAAATAATTGACGAATGTTTTTATTCCGTATCTGTATCTAAAACTACTGTTCGCGTTATACATAGTAGTAGAACTGCTTGCTGTGTAGTTTTGTATATAATCAAGCCAGATGGATTCCGATGATTCTGTTGATGCTCCTAATATTGGTTCTACCCATTCTAATTCATTACTGCCTATCCATCCATTTGCATTACCTTGACTAGTTGATTCTATTTGGTGTGTTTCCCACAATCCACCCTGTTGTCCACTATTCCAACGTGCCAATCCTAGTGCTAAAGCAACCCTATATTTATATACTCCATTTGAATCAAATTCGCTACTCATTATATCAGATACTTCATTTTGACTATATCCGATATTTATTAAGTATGCCTCTATTGATGTGTCTGTCCAGTTTTGATTATATGCTAGACGTACAAATCCTTCGTCTGATTCTGGTGAGTAATCATTTCCACTATGCAGTCCTTCTGTTTCCCAATCTAGTGTTCCGTATCCAAGCTGTTTCATGTACCCCCATCCTGGACCACTTGCTTGAGGTATGTCTCCATTATTGTCAATCCATTCTGCTGGTATTTCGTTGTCCCAGGTAGATTCGTTGTCTTCTATTCCACCAGGAAGATTATCCCAGACATCGTATAGATTAGTTTGTGTTTTTTTGTAGTTTCTAAGTTCGCTATCATCAGTATGTGATGCTGATAGGTCTGCTACTAAAGATATATCTCTAGGGACTAAAACAGCAGTGGCTGATGCTGTAACATTTGTTGATTTAAGTCCGAAAAGATTTGCAAATATTAAGTAGACAGGTCCATTTTGGTGGTTATTCGTTTTCTTAGCAGTAACCCTAATTGCATCTGGACTTGATGTTGCTGGTTTAAATAGATAGCATGGATAGTTTTCTACTTCAGATGTATCAAACCCGTGAGAACTAGCCTCCTCGTCATTTGTTACATAGTACGCATTTAAGAATTCAAAGTCAGAATCACATAAGTAAAATTCACCAATCTTATGGCCAAGTACTCTATTCTTGTTCGTTACCGACCTTGCAGCGTCTTTTGCTAATGTTTTTATTTCATCAATATCTCCTTCATGAGATAATTGACTAGCTCCAGCCAGAGATGCTGCATCTGCAACAATTTGTAAATCTCCCTTGGTGTTATATAAAACTCCGCTGTCTATGGCGAATACTGCAAAGCCTAGTATAACAAAAAGAAGGACTACAACTCCAACTAAGACAACTCCTGTTTTTCTGTTGTGTCTCATGTTATTCTCCAAAATATTTATAACTTAAATGTTTTACCTATAGACGGACATCTTTCTACTTCTTCTATAATAATAGCTCTAAGTCTAGCTTCTAGTTTTTCGATAGCGTCTTTTGAAACTCTATCAATTGGCATTCCAGGTCTCATAGAAGCAAATTTTGCTAAAATAAATTTTTTTGTTGCTGACACATTTAATATTGTTGACATATGGGTTCCTAACAAAGTGCTATAAAAATTAAAATTGCATAAACGATTTTCTTGAATGTACTCATGATGTTCTCTGCCTATTGACCCTTTTAGTTATTCTGTTAACTCCTTCATCGTTTGTATTTTTTTCAGGATATGCGAAATATTTATAAACAAGACGTCCTTCCACAAAGATACCGTAGTAATGGTGATCGATTATCTTTACGGTGAATTCAGGTATACCTTCGTTGAAAAATTCCGCCACAAACGCATCGTGTTGTTCGGTGTCATTATCGTGATCGTAGAGTAACTCAAGATAGTAGCCTTCTTTAGTTTGGAGTTCTGGACAACTGAGGCCGTTTCCATTAACGACTATTTCGCCAGTACAAGGTTCACCCCAACCTTCTTCCAGGTGTTCTTGGTGCCATTCTGCCAGCCCTTTAGTGTCAAAAAATATTGCTCCAGCAGATCCGTCACCAAAGCTTTCTAGTGAGTAATAAAGAGTTAATTGATTATCCATATTATATTTTATCCTTTTTATTAAAAATTAATACGAAACCACGTTTTTTCCATTCATCAATATATTTTTGTAGTTTATCTGAATAATCACCACTGATATCACCACAGATAATGTTATATTCAGCAACTTCAAGTCTTAATAGGTCCAGATCTTCTGGGTCAACATCATCAATCCTGTCTATTGACCAAAAATTCATCAACTTATTATCGAAAGTTGGTTGTCTATATAAATAAATAGTACACATTATGTTTTCACCTAGTAGTTCTATTACGTATTTGTCTATTACACGTCCCTTGTCTTGATTCTGTTTTATCTTCCTGTGAGATTGTTTCTCCTATATGGTTTTCTATTTCTTCTATGAAATGGACACATTCTGGTCCTACGAATCCTTCACCTTCTATCGAGCAATTTCCACTTTCATCTATTTCTACTATTATTGTTTTATATCTACTCATTTTTGCTATTCCTTGTTTGCCGGTTCTACATCTTCTTTGGTAAATTGAGTAAGATTTAATGTTGTGTTTTTAGCTATTTGTTTCTTTAGTTTTACTCTAGTAAACATATGACGATAATCGTAGTGTTCACTTATCACAACGTTATTTCCATGTTGTTCCCATGTTATATATTCAAGATATCTGTGTTGTTTACCTGTATATTCTTGGTTTGTAAGATCGCATACTCCGTCTGTAGCCACAAATGACCCAATGATCAAACAAATTTTTTCAATATATCCATGTTGATGAGCAATTTTTACTAAAGCCAAGTCCCCGATTCTAGCTTGTATTTTTCTTTTTATCATAGACTTATCTCACAAAATTTACCACCTGGTGAAAAATTTGCTATTTCCCATTCGATAGCAGATTCTCTATTTTTATTTTTGTGTAATACTTTACCAGGAATAGAAATAACTTCCCAGACTTGTTCTATTTCGTTGAATTCTACATTAGAGGCTTTTCTGACGTTTTTTACAGATCCAACAGAGAAAAGATCTACTTCGTCTGTGTATAAACAATGTAAGTTTCCGTGTTCATCTATATCTATAGTTACCTTTTCAGCCATTTTTCTGCTTCCAGTTTAGATTTATTCCAAATCTTTTTAAAGGAATCTACTGACCAATGGAAATCTCCATTTTCTCTATATTCTTGTGCTTCCATAGTATTGAGTAAATCACCAATAATATCTTCTGCTTTTTCATTTCGGAACCACAATGAAATTGAGATAGCTCTCCATCCGGCTCTTTGGACAACTGTATCTGCTATGCAAACAGAATAATGTTCACTCAACTCACCAGCCCAGTCAGGACAATTCCATACACCTTTTGTCTCAAGTGTTATTAGATCTTGGTATACTACATCAGCTTCTTCTCTTGTGAGTATTTTGTTCTTTATTATTTGTTGTCCAATATTTGTTTTGTCTGGTTTCATATTATCCGTTCCTTGGCATGGTTTCTTCTAGTGACAGTGGACTTACTATTACGTGTTTTACGTTTTCTCTTAATTCTGGTAGATTTTTTGCGCCACCAAGAGATAATCCTGCTTTAATCCCACTAGCATATTCTTTCATGACGTCAGAAGTTAACCCTTTATTTTCCACAACCATTACAACTCCTTCTGGGGCTATATCTTCTCTTTCTGAGACATCACGACTACTCATACCTCGATACATTTCTTTTCCATCAATAAGAGGAGCACAGTCGGTTCCTGCTAGCAAATATCCTATCATACAAGCATCAGCGCCAGCCCAAAGAGATTTAACCATATCTCCACTAGTACGGATACCACCATCTGCTATTAATGAAACTTCTTTTCTCCTTCCACCAAGTGCTTGGTAAATTTCATGAATTGCGGATAATTGTGGCATACCAAACCCAGTCACAATTCTGGTTGTACATGCAGCACCAGGACCAATACCTATTTTAATTGCATTGACTCCAGCTTCTTCGAATCTTTTTGCCGCTTCTACAGTACACACATTTCCTGCCATTATAACAAAATCGTTTTGTGATTGTATCTTTGTTACTGTTTCTAGGGCTTTATACATCTTGTGATGATCACCATGTGCAATGTCTATACAAATTACATTGCATCCAGCATCTACAAGTGAATTTACTTTAAGTCCAATATCTCCCTGGATACCAATCGCGCACCCAACGGCTAATCGTTTTGTTGGTGGTGATAGTTCATATGCTTTTTCGATAGTTGAGACTTGATGCGATAACTCTTCTTCGTCCCCCATACTTATGTGTCTAGATAAAATTCCCAAACCACCAGCATTGTTCATGGCCAGGAGCATCTTTAGTCCAGTTACTGAGTCCATTGGAGAGGAAACAATAGGTACGTCTACAGATAAACCGCCAATACTTGTTATGATACTAGGAGTTTTTCTTGAATCAAGACTTGAGTATCTAGGAACAAGAAGTATATCATTAAAACATAATTTGTTACCTGTCATCTAGATACATCCTCCACAACACCCATGAGGGATAGTTTTGTTTATTTTGAATAAAGTAAATTCTTTTAGGTCATCTGGGAAATCTTCTGGCCATTCTTGAATATCCCATTCACCTTGATCTACATCTGCTTCCCAATTTTTATCAAAACTACAATGTCCACCACTTAGTAAACAATTTCCGAAAATAAATTCTTTACCATCAAGTGTTACTATTAAATTACCACTACAGAGGTTTGGATAGCTTCCGTCGTATTTAATTTGTATGTTCATATTATTCTTCTGGCCCCCATGTACCGGAATGTATAATCTTACCATCTCTGACGACACGAACATACCCACTTCCGTCTGCTTCTACATGAGCAGTTGAGAATGTTCTCCAGGTATTGGCTTCTGCTGTTGCAGAATCACTACCGAGACGGTGAGTTTCTTTACATCGAGAAGAATCTTGACCAAATGCTTTTGCTATTGTGTTTGCCATATTATTTCATCCTATCTGTATCCAGTTATTTCTAATCTCTGTCTTCCAGTTTTAGCACACCTAGTTCTACTCACTGCTCTTCCTTGTTCTTCCATTTCTTTTAATAGTTTTCTATAAGCATAGTTACCCTTTAATTGACCGACCCATTTTTCTCCATACTTGTTTGAATCAAATTCAGAGATAATTGCTTCATAGTTCCCATCTTCATTTAAGAGAAAACCGATGTCATTTGATGATCTTCCTACGTATGCTCGTCTGATTATTATATGTGCTCGTTGTTTTCTCACATCTCCATGATATCCATATAGGCTTTGTGGTATGTCAGATACTTCTATTTGTTCTAATAGCCAATTTCCTGTTTCGATTAGTGCTTGTATTAATGCATCCTTATCTCTGAATTGTGTTTTTACTACACAGTATCTACTCATGGTATAGTCCAATCAATTATTATAGAATTACTCTACGCTTAAGTTCTCCAACAAATCCACCCGACTTATCTGTGTCTTCCATTGCTTTTTCTCTTATTTTGTTTAATGTGGAAGTAACACTTTCTTTAACTCTACTGGAATCAAAATCTGACGGTTTTACGCTACTATCCAGGAAGGTTGAAGTAAACTCAGCCAACATGTCTTCAATATCACTATCATTGAAAATATTCATGTTTCTGAATTTGTTTACGTATTTACGGAAATGTGATATTGAGTTTGGCGTTAATCTCTTAACCTTATCTTCATCTTCAAATATATTGCCATTGATCCTTGCTGAAATTAATTCGCAAAATCTTACCGTTTCATGTCTCATAGCTGAGACGTATTCAGACACAAAAGAACCAACCTCTTCTCTCATTTTACTTCGTAATTCTAAATTTTTCTCCTTGTCTTTTTCATATTGGTCTGCGACTTCTTGGGCATTAACTTTTTCTATGTCTGATATACCAGAGATACGGAAAGTAAACCATTCAAATCTAAACTTACTTCTTAATTCTTGACGACTAGATGGATAATGATTTTTTAGACATTTGTCCCAAAACTCTGGGTGTGTATTTTTAATTTCCTCTTGCATTTCTCCAAATCTTGAAACAAAACTACTTACTCTTTCATAGTATTCTTCCTTTAGAGCTTGTAGTTGTGCTTCCACAGTCCCTACCATATTCTTTGGAACAAAATGTGCGCTTGTAATACCAAAAGGAACAGACCATCTCTCCAGTGTTTTTCTTCCTTTTTGTTCAATTTGTCCAAGTAGCTGTATCTCCCTTTTTGGGACCATCAACTTTCTTCCAAAATTTACTAATTCTGTTGGAATCTTTGTTGTATCTAAATCCATTCGTTCCATATCAGCAGCTGTGACCATTTTTCGACCACTCCAGCTACTAACTCTTAAATTTACTAGAATTCCGACATCAAATAAATTAATTGTATCTGTTTCTGACATGATTCTGCCTTAATTAAGTTTAATTTTTCTCTTAGTTTCCCCGGTAGTACTCTTTACTTTTATCTTTGAAGATTTTGCGTGTTTTTCACACCACTGCTCGATTATTTCTAGACGAGAAGATTCTGTTTCCGACAAAGGAACTATTTCATCAATAGCTTTTATTAGATATTCATGAGATAATTCTTTTTCGTCAAAGAATGCAAGCTTTAACCCAAGTTTTACTATTTGTTCTATATCTGCTCCAGTGTACCCAACAGTAGCACTTGCTAATGACTGTATATCAAAATCGCTAGCATTTCTATTTACATTTTCAATATGAATTTTGAAAATTTCAGCACGTTCGACTAAATCCGGGAGACTCAAACCAAAGATCTCATCGAACCTACCTTTGCGACAAAATTCTGGAGGAAGAGATTCAACTTGATTTGCAGTAGCTACAACATATATCGGTGATTTTTTATCACTTAACCATTTGAGGAATGTACCAAACATCCTTTTTGATGTCCCGCCATCATTGTCAGAACTTCCCCCGAAACCTTTTTCTATCTCATCTAATTGTAGGACACATGGAGACAGTCTTTCCAACATTTTAATGGATTCTTTCATTTTGGCTTCTGATTCTCCAACGAATTTATCCATTAAATCAGATACATCTAGTGAAATTAGTGGTAAATTTAATTCTGATGCTATGGCTATTGAAATTAATGTTTTTCCACAACCAGGAATACCAACAAGCATTATACCTTTTGGAAATTCTATTCCAAATTCTCTGGCTTGTTCCGTAAAACATGGCTTATCTAGGGATACGTGTTTTTTAATAGCACCATATCCACCAACAGTTGATAAACCTCCATCTGGTGGTTCCTTATATGTTAGGAGACCAGATGCTTTGACGACCGATGCTTTTTCTCTTCCTATTGTTTTCACAGCATTTTCGTCTAGGTCTTTATGTCTACTTAAAGCTAAGGCCACTCTATCAACAATTTGCTGTGACGTCATTCCAGTACATGCGCCGATTAGGTGCGGCATCATTGTTGTATCTGGTTCGAATTTTTCGCCATCCATTCCTATAACGTCACTAGTAGCAAATCTAATTCTTTCTTCAATTTGTTCTTTATTCGGGAGATCAAAATCTAAAACAGTTATGTCATGAAGTAGTTTTTTCGGGATAATTAATCCTGGTCCAACAAAAATTATTGTTTTGTTTAAAGATGCAACTATTTGTTTTAGTTTATCTAATACGCTTATGACTATATCTGAAGTTGGATAAGTTTCGTGTTTCAGATATTCTCCAAAATCTTTGAGTATAAAAATTGCATCTTCTTCAAAATCTAAGATTGCTTTTAGGTGATCTTCTACAGGAGCCTTATCTTTAACTTTACTTGATGGATTTTCATTTTCATCAACCCATCCAAAAGCAACAGACCAAATAAAAGTTTTTCTTTCTATTGCTTTTGCAGCGTTAGACAGTTCTGTTATAGCTCTGTCTTTTTCGAATGTGTCTACGCTTAATATTGCATGTCCAGAACACACGTATTCTTGTATTTTTTTGGAAAATTCGCTCATAATAGTATATTTCACCTATGATAATTATTTTGAAGTTTTTCTTTGGGAAACTATTGATGTTTTTTTATTTCTGATTAGTCCTATTTTTTTAAGAAGTTTTGTTTCTTCTGTTATATTTGCTTGACACAAAAGACACCAATGTTCGTAGCATATATTTTTCCCAATATATCCCATTATTGCATATTGTCTGCATTTAGGGAAGTCGCATTCATCCATAATTAATACCTGACGATAATATGTTGGTCTATAGAGTCTGGTTGTACTTGGTCTTCGTATTGAACATCTCCACAATCAGATAAAACTTGGCCTAATCGTTTGACAATATCAGATCCTTTGATCGTTTTTGGACATCTTTGGAGTTGCCTAGCCAATGGTCCCAAAATTCCTTTGTGAACTTCTAATGTTGTCATTCCAGTTGTTGTGTCTACCTTTAATATATTAAAAGCATTATTATCGTTATTTGACAATTTATTCTGTCTCCATATTTGGTCCATGAATGAATTCAAGTTCATCGGCAAAATATTCACCGTGGTTTCCATTGTTCCACATAACACTGATTACTGCCATGTTGTTGTAGAAATCTATAGATGAGATTGTTCCACGACCACAGTATTTGTGTTCTACAACTACTTCCATAATTATTTGTCCATTTGTGTATATATATACTAGGAGGTTATATGAAAATTTTATTAACTAAGATAACGCTGTCTTTACTTATTTGTCTATTTTCTACTGGATGTCTTGTTAGGACATCAGGTGGTGGTAGTTGGGAGTTATATGTTGGAGTTAGAACCCAACAAACAGGAGAACTACCGGCAGAAGTAGAGGTTGAATCAAAAATGTTGGATTTCTTGACGGAAGATGGTACGACATCAGAGAAAATAGCATCGATAATTAAAGGACTTATTTGGGCCGCTGGATATTTTCTTTAATTATATCTGTTGGTTATTAACAACCATTGTTCGTAGTCGTGGACATAAATTCCAGATTTACCACTTTTTGTTAATATTCCTGTTTGACCATCAAACCATCTAATGAAATATTCTACTTCTCCTTCAGGATGATGTTCTTTTATTAGATCAATTGTTACAAATACAACTCCGTCTTCTGTTAGATATTTTTCTTTTGGTATTCTATTCATTAGAGTCTTTCCGACATACTCTTTATTTCACTAAGCTTGACAACTTCGATCTTACTTGAAGGTACTTGTTCTCCAGTTCCTTTATTCTTCTTTGATCCAACAAAGAATTTTACTGTAATACTATTTCCTCCAAGATCTACTATTTCGCAAGGACAATAAGTTGCATCTTCTGTAATTAAGACTACGGTGCTTCCCTTTTCAATCATTTCTAACCCCTAATTTGTGTTTGTAATTCTTCCTTAGTTACCTGTAAATCAAACATTAGATATTGTATAGCTATTCTTAGTGTAGCAAAATCTACCTTACCAGTGACATCATATTCGTCTAGCATAGATACGATGCAATCAAAAAATTCTTTATCAGACATATTATTTAAACCATTTACTTATATAGTATAGAATAGTTACAGCAAGAAAAGTTGCTGTTCCTATACCAAAAACTGTTCCTGGTACAATCCATAATGGTAGTGTTATAATCCACCAAGACCATGTTGTAACAATTGTTTCTCCAAACCCAAGTTTCAAGAAAAACAAAATTAAAAACATAAGTGTGAAAAATCCAAATTTCATATTATATTCTTATTAATCCTATTTTAAAACCATTTACGGTTTGTGTTGCATGAACAATATTAAAAAAGATCCATTCAAGTCCAAGCTGTGGTGCCACACTAATTTGTCTAGAACTGCATCCTTTTATTTTTGTCAAATCAACCTTACACTGAAGAGTTGCGCTATTTTCCGTAACTTCTGTAATTGTTCCTGAGATTATATCGCAAGATACGGATGGTATTAAATCTACTCTGACAAAACACTCCCTTCTATAGTTTTCTCTACGAATTTCCTCTCCATGCGGGTCTACACAATCGTTCCATATTTTTTGTAGCCAATCCATTTATTACACCTCATAGGTATGATGCTGTTGAATTAAGAGGCATCATCTCATATTCGTCTAGCCAAGTTTTTTCACATTCTTCACATCTTACTAATTGATAGAAGCAACCAGAATCTCCAGGGACTAGACCTCCTTTTAAATCGAGTTTACCATAAGATCTACAGAACACACATCTATTTTCGTCACAATATGGGGCTCTTAGTTTTAAATCTCCCAAGACAATTCTATTGATTAATCGGAACACCATGTGCTTCCATTTCGTTTGTTAGTAAATTTAGACTGACATCACAATCTACTTCGCATCCTCTTAGCCATTTTGCAAATTGTGCTACCATCATTCCTGCTGCTATACTTGAACAATAGAATGTTGTTTTTGCAGTACATGTTCCACGGTAGGCTTCGGAAGCCTTGAATAGTGTTGTTCTGTAGTGTTCAGCTGATGCTTTGTTGAATACCGAAAGAATTCTCATATATTCAGCGCTCATTCTTCCGTCTATGAATAGATCAGATCTGTCGGATATTTTATTAAAAATTGATTCTCTTACTTCTATCTTATCAACACAACAGAATACAACCCCACCAGGAAATAGTAATGGATTGAATCTGGAATTAGATAATGAGACATCAATAGAGCCATTGACTTTGAGACAAGATTCAGAAACTGCTCCTACTTTAGAGCATCCAAGGTCTGTTTCGTTAAACCCCTGTGCTCCTAGGTTTTCTATTTGTACCGTATCAAAGTCTATTAGCTTGATTTTCGGGACGCCTATGGTCGCAAGTTGTATAGCTACTTGTCTTCCAATAGCTCCTACTCCAATAACAGTTGCTTGAATTCTGTCTAGTGAATCTGGAGGAACCAATTCTCTTTGTCTAATATTTCTGTTTGGTGTCATTATGTATTCTCCATGATCATTTCTGTGGTTATCGGATTTTTCCTTATCCAAGAATGCACTGCACTCTCTAGTAACTTACCAATTGGTTTATTGATTTTTGTAAATTTATCTTGACCAATCTGTTCTTCATAATACGTGTCCATTTCTTGGTCATATAAATTCCATCTTTCCGTGATTGGATTCCAAAATTCGACATCTCCGTCGTCATCATAGCTAATTGTTAAATCACTATAATCAAATTCATTTTGACATTGGCTTATGATGTCTGAGTCGATCCCCTCGACAAGCATTCTTTCTGGAATTACTTTTAATTTATATTCTTCTTCCCATTTTTCTTCGGAAGATCCTGGAAATTCACTATCCCAGGCAATGGCAGTTTTTAATTGTGTAATAGTTCCTGGACCTATATTAACCTTTAATCTACATGATGTTTTTCCACCCTTGGCGAGAATAAACATTATTGCCCAATTTGGGTGAGAAAAAGCATCTTTAAAATTTTTCTCATCTATAGAAGATGGGTTTGGACTATCCCCTGGGTGTGTATGTATTAGGATATTAGAACACTGCCATGGCATCAGACTATCGTCCAACATTTCATCTAAAAAATCAGCAATATCTTCTGGATCAAATTCAAATGTACATGAAGTGCATCGTGATTTTATCAAGCGGAAGTCTGTCACTAGAAGTGGGTCTTCTGTGTCGGTAATTCCATATCCTGCTACTTCTGTATCTCCATAATCCCTCATAAACAATAGTTTGCTCCAGGCATATGGAGTGAAGCGTATTTCGTTGTTGAATGAAGTCATTGGGTTAGTATTATTCATTTATTGTTTCTTTCAGTAGACATCCACTATCTAAATTATAACAATCTGTACATAATTCTCTATTGCAATTATCGCAACACTTTGTTTTACAAGAAGAACAAAGAATTTTTAAACATGTCTCACAGGTTGAAGCACATTCTGGACAAATTATTTCACCACATTCAGAACATTCACTTAATTCTGAACAATCTTCACAATAGACTACGTCGCAAGAAGAACAAACTACCCTACAGTCTGAACATACAATATTTTCACACTTTTCACAATTTTCTGCACAACCTAGACAAGTATTTCTTCCACAGGTAGAGCATTCTACTCTACATTCTGAGCAGGTTCCTGTTCCACATGAACCACACTTACTCATACAACTGTCACATAATGTTTCATTGCATTCGCCACATTGGCTAGCACATGAATCACATACCATGTTGTCACAATCTATACATTGACGATGCCATTCTTCAGCGCACGAAGAACATAATGTATCACCACATTCCACGCATATAGACATGTCATCTTCTGGTCGATAGTTTTCACATCCATCACAAAATATTTCTCCTTCGTGAGACGGATTGTACCAAGAACACAATTCGTCGTATGGAGATGATGAATTATATGTCCTTAATATTGATTCAACAATTGTGAATAAGTCTTCTAATCTACCAGATAGAACTGCTTGTTCTATCATCTCATCCCCCTCACCTTGACATAGAGAGCCAGATGAGTTTACGTGTGGGTGAAAATATCCCTTGTTAGAACATATCGGATAAGTAGCTTCTACAGACAAAAACGATAACATCGATTTTGTTAAATCTAGAACAATTCTCATGTTTCCGAAATTGAATTCTCTATCCCCATCAGTAAGTTCTACGTCAGAGATTATGACTGATAATTGTCCGTTTTTGTAGGTTACATTATCTGCTCCTCGGTCTGATACAATAGCAGATATTTCTTCCATAACATGTTTTAGACTAAGTTTATTCTTACCACCAAGACTGAGGACATGCGACATCCTATTTTTAATGTTATCCATTTTCCATGATATGTCATCAACACAAGGAGATAATACATTTTCAAATAATTGTTTAACACAACTTGTGCTAGTTATTCTTTGTTTTGACTTAATTATAGCAACTATTACTTTTGATAGTCTGTTTGCTTTTTCTTGTCGTCGTTGTACGTATGACATATCTAATACTGAATTAAGTTCACCATCTTCTATTTCGTGTGAGTATTTACTAAAGAATTCTAGAAATTTATTAGCTGCTCTTATAATTAATTTTTGGTTCATGGTTATATCTTTTGGATATTTACAAAAAAAAAGGGAGGGGGCTTAACACCCCCTCCCTCGTGTCTTCAGAATACAAAGATCAAAAATTCTATCGCAATCTTATATCTAGTTTGCGCCTTCTACCTTCGATGGAGTAAGAGATACCCGATCTCCATCCTGGAGCACATATTCGCCATATGCCTGTACACTGGTTCCATTGGACCTTACCTTGATAACAAAATCGTCTAGGTCTCCACCGTCAAAAGAAACATTCAGAAACGCATCTAGTGTTGTTCCTTCAGCTACTGGGAAACGTACTGGAACTCCATTGCCACTATTTGATACCATGAAAACATCGATCATTTTTTTTCTCCGCAAATAATTCGTTCTGTTGTTAGTAATTACGATACGCAAAAAATACAAGAATTAGACTCAAGACACTATATTTAGTTTGTATGCAAATTATTATCTCCAATTATTTCCGAAAAACTAGAAACAAAACGATTCATTTCATCTTCTATTTCGCTAACTTTTGAGCAATTATCTGATAAATCTTTAATACACTTGAAGAGCAACAGAGGAAGTGCTTCTTTTCTCAGTTCTCCTAATTGTAGTCTTGTTGATATCTCACTCCATTCTTGCTGTGTTTTATACATACTGTATCTCTCAATATTTAAACGTAATTTGGCTTGTGTCTGTGTGTTGTTTGGTTTTTCTTAGCGAAATTGACTATTTCACTAGTTGACCAAGGAGTCCTTCCTCCTACACTATCTATGTCAATTGTGATTGAATTAGCATCTGGATACAATTCACTAGCTTTAATACCAGCATCATGACACGAAACAGACAGAATAGGAACACGAACGCCGTCCACGAGAACCAAATACAATCCCATCTTAATTTTCCTTAAATGAATAGACGTGAGAAACAGAGGGGCTTCGGCAGTCAAATATAAGCTGGGGTCACCCTGGCCGCGCGACCAGTCTCTCGGTCTCATATTCCGCCGAAGACCCTCGGTCTCTCATTACTTTGTTTTCCTAACTAAATCTAAACGTCTTACAATAAAGATCAATACTTCATTAAGCTCGACGAGAAATGCTATCTGTTGTTGGTCTTTTTCTTTTAGTAGGTCATAAATTACATAAAACCCATTCCACTTACCTACTTTATAATTTGCATCTTTCAACTGTTTGTTCAGGTCATCGATTGAGATATCTACCAAATCTTGTCCCTTCGTCTCATACCATTCTCCGTCTAGCCCATAAGCAAATGTTGTTTTTTCTTTATTTCGTTTAGAAATTTTCTTTACAATTTTTATACTAATTAAAATAACAAGGAACCACGGTGTTATTAATAAAATTGTAAATATGATATTTGTCATAATTTATCTGCACTATCACATAAAAATACTTCTAAGTCATTGTGTTTTGGTCGTATCACTTTCATTATGTATTGATCTAATTTGTTAGTATTGTTGTCTAAAATCAAAAACATAGCCGATTGATGTAGGTTACCCTTAACATGGCCAGCAAATTTATGTCTTTCTGATTTATCTGGAGTTTTGTCAAACTCGCTTTGCAGTAGATTCATTACTCTTAAGTAGCGTTGTTCTAACTCATACGCGATTGTTCTTAAGATTGAGTGATATTCTATATCTACTACATCCAATAAATCCGGATTAACTTCACCATGAAGCATTTCATTCCAAACACCTACTGGTGTGAGTTTTCTTAGTAGGTTATGTCTACGGATATAATCAGCAGCTTTTAACTTTACTCTCAATCCGTTGTCGAATTTTACGACATATCCCTCTAGTTTTGTTCCATTCGCTATTTTTAGTTGGCCTCTGCAATATCCTAACCATTCTTGATCATAAGATTTAACTAGTGTAAAACCAAATTCTTCACTCCACTTTTCTACTTGCTCTATGTCATATTCTTCTCCAGTATGCCTATTATATGCGCCAAGTAGTATTAAATCTCTTTTGCATCCATAATCAACCACTATTCTAGTTAGTGGTCCAATTATTTCAAATATTAAAGTTACATCTTCTGGTAAATTATTTAAGTTGTATTTTTTTAACATGGCTGTGGCGAATACTGCCCCATCGCTGCTAAAAGATCCTCTTGTAGCAATCTTGAATTCACCATTGACTCTGTAAAGAATTCCTAACCACCCATCTTCTTTCTTGGTTATGGAAAATCCATTTCCCCATGGTAGATTTCTTTCTTGTGTATCCTGTCTTTGGTTCATATTGAAAAATTTAGGGAAAGGACGTGCTACTATTTCACCAGTTACCCTATTCAATATAATTCCACGGCTGTTTATTGTTAGGTCATTCCAGATTTTGCATCCATTGACATATGTGTAGATTCTTAGGTCTCCACAATCATCACACCTTAATAGACCTTGCTTTACTAATTCGTCTCTTTGTTCTACGTGGTCGTGTTTCATTGTGGTTCTCCTTATATTTTTACACAAAAACTAAGCCGGGTGGGACTCGAACCCACGACTTTCGGATTAGAAATCCGATGCTCTGTCCAACTGAGCTACCGGCTCTTTGTTTTAGCTACTTTTCTGAATCATTCATCTCCTTGATTTTTTCTGTCAACTTCCTGGATTTAAAACCAATTTTATTTTCATATTCCTTCCAAATGCGTGTTCTAAGACGGATATCTAAGTTAAATATTGCTTCAGCTAACGACTTTTTGCGACCAAGAGCTTTGTTAAAATTATCTCCTGGGTGACAGATTGATACACCTTGTCCTACTTGAGTTCCATTAACGTTCACGACAGTAACAGAACATCTACGGCCTTCTTCAACATAAACTCCCGTTAGTCCCTCAACTTCATATGATTCTAAAAATTTATGATCAAATCTTATTTCAACTACATCTGAACCTTTTGTTACTTTTAACATTTTTTCTCCTTTGTATCAAATAAAACTGGTGTCGCCCCCCATAGAGACGACACCGTTACTCCACCTACACATGGCAGGCTAGCTTTAATTGTTATACACAAGTACAGATACCTTGCCAGTTTATGAGACCGGAGTTTCCTTGATCAGTGGATGTGTTGCTTTTACACCACAAGGTATCCCCCAGAGATATCTTATCTAGAAAAATTCTCTGAGTTGTACTACTGGGCCGGGTGGGGCTCGAACCCACGACCACCCGCTTAAAAGGCGGATGCTCTACCGACTGAGCTACCGGCCCTGATATTTATTTATTTGTGTTTTTTTCTAAAATGGTTGCTAGTTCACCTAGTCCGTAAAATTCAATATTAAGTTCTTCTTCGTGGAATTTTATCCACCCACTACCGTCGCTGTAAAATTCAATATAGCAGTCTTCGTCAAATACTGACGATACTTCATTTATCATCCTACGAATAGAACATATTGTTGTTTTTGTCATAATTGTTTTATTCCACCTTCATTAGTAGTATACCAAACTTGTACGTTAAATCTACTCAATTTTTTCTGACACGAAGCACATGGCTTGGCCATACTTAGTGAATTATCTTTTCTCAACACTCTTACAACAAGAATGTTTATGTCTCCAAATCTTTGGAAAGCTTTAGTCCTGACAAGCTTATGAAGTAACACAACTTCGGCATGTTCTGTCCAAAAATTCTGACCACTTACTCGTCTGTTGTGTGCCGTAGCTATTACTTCCATTGATTTAGTAAAAGCTATAGCTGCCATGTGTGATCTAACAACATTTCCATATCCAGCAACTTTCCTAGCTTTTCTTACCAAGGTTTTCATGGTTCACCTTTATCTATTATTTTGTGCTTCTCTAAAACAACATGATATGTCAAACATTAAATATTTTAGCAAAAGATTTAATCTACTCTCAATCATTAAAACAATTCTTGGGTGTTGATATGGTAGGCTAGTTAGCATATTAAAATAACCAACATAAATTGTTCTTACTTGATCGTTCAGTTGTTTCTGACATTCTTCTGGAAGAAAATGTATTTGAACCGCACAAAATTGTAATGTATTTATCATGTTTATTACTGGTATTCGTGATAGTCGTCATCTCTTACGGAATAACTGTCTGACACTAGACAGTCGACATCGAATTGGGAATATACTAAGAACAGATGAACGTCATCTTTTGCGTCATCAACAAGAACACTACCATCCTCAAAAACAACTCTCCTACGCCATTCATGTTTTAAAAGTGCAAGATTTTGTTCAAAAATTTTAAGAAATCTTTCTCTAATATCATCAGGTAGAAGATTAGCTGATTGGAATATTTGTTCAATTAGTTCATTCACTTCTTAAACCCCATAGAATTAATAATCAAGGCAATAAAAGATAACCAAAATAATGTATACATTGTTAGTTCATCAAAAGATTTACGAGCACCGATACCACAACAGATACAAAACTCACACCAATTATTATTACTACTGTTCCAACTTTTTGGGTTTTTGCCTGTTGTTCTCCAACCCTATTTAACAAATCTAACCACTGATCTGTCCTGTCATCTGCCTTCAATGCATTGTTTTGTATAGAGCTATTAACATTATCCAACTGATGAGTAATTCTGGCAAGATTACAATTCATAATTTCTAACTGAGAAGACATAGTTATTTTCCTTGGTGTTCTTTTAAATTACAAAATTCACACGATTTTCCACCATCTACCCAACGATAAACTGTACCCTTAGACATACGCTTTTCGCAGTAGGCACACGAAAAAGGTTTACGTGACTTAATATTATCACTACTCCACGGCCCCATTTTCTTTGTCTGGCAATATAAAACAAACATCATCAAGGCCCCCCGAATGGTTCCATCATAGCCATATACATTTCATGAACTAACGCTGTGATGTTTGCGTGATCTTCTGCTGTTACTACCTGCTTCTTTCCGTCAGACATATAAATTTCTTGATCTGTTCCTGGGTTACCAGAGAATGGGTCAACCCTCATAACAAAGTGAAGGTTCAAATATGCATTATCTGCTAATCGGTAAAACATTAATTTAATCCTTTATTTAGCTGTTTTTTAGTTTATTGAGAGACTCAGTCATTGTTTGTATAACTAGATCCATATGTTCGGTTAATGTATGATGTCTACCGCTGCGCATCATAATAACAGTTTCATTTTCATCGTAACCACATCGTATAGATTCTATTTCATTTGGGTCAAGCATCAATTTATCTGATACTTGTACCAAAAAAACATTAGTTGTTATTGCGTTGTACAATTTATTCTCCTAACCATTCGCTGACTTCTTTCGTCATCCTAGACAGGACGAAAGATTCAAGAATTATAGACGGATGATTTTTTCTACACAGCATATACATTTTTACCCGTTTTCCCAGAAAGAACCTTGCTATTTTTAATGGGGTATCGCTGTTTATTTTGTAAGATCCTACTATTTCTTGTGGGTTAAAACATATTATATACACTTTGTCTGTCAGTATCATCTAACCACCATTCTACCCAAGAACTCAGTTATCATAAGCAGTGAATGCTTTCCAGTAATATTGTTCATCGCACAACCCTACTGTAATATTTGCAACATTTTGAAAAGCAGCAAGGTATAATGGTAAGAAAAATTCTTTTACAAACTGCCTTAAAGCTAGCAAGTTAGTTGACCTATACCTGTAATATTCTTGGGTTACACTTTCTCTCCGTGGCATATAGTTATCTGCTATTAGTAGCCAATATGGTCTAATTGTCGCATCTGTTTGTGCTTCTCTTATTTTGATATTCACAGGGACATTTGCATCACCAAAACCACGAAAATATGTGGCTATTTCTGCTGGGTTAACAGGCTCCCAGTCAGGCCCTTTTCCGTCAACATTACTCCATAAAGATACTTCTACTTCTTGCAGTAATTCCATATTTATTTACTCCACATGTTCGTAAGAAATTTTATCAATATGAACCTCAAGACCACAGGCATCACAAACCAACATATGGCCATCTACTGAAACCATTTCGTCAAACAAATGCATATGTTGCGGACAGAATAGTTGTCTCCATACCTTTATTTGTTCGTCGGTCATATACGGATATGTTATCCCAACATATTTTTTCATATAGTTTTTTTTGTTCCTTAGTATTACTTATGGTTTCTTCCTGCACCAAGAGCTTCGTTAATCCTACATGCAATATCAAATCTCAGGTATTCTAGATTTAGGGTTAGATCATCAACTGCTTCAGACGCTTTTTGAGCATTCTTTATATTTTCTTCGTGTCTCCGTCGAGTTTCTTCGACAAGATTTAGGAGAGATTGCTGTTGTTCTTCTGGAAGAGACTTAATTGTAATTAGTGCTTCTTCGATACATTTCTCGAAGTCAGATTGCATTGTTATGAAACCTTTCTGATCTTTTTAATTCCTCGTCGTGATCCATTGTTCCTGTTTGCAGCTCTTGTTGTTTTGTTCTGAGCTATTTTTTTCTCTGCTACCAACAGCCTGTCCTCACTTACCCTTGAGATATCGTCTTTAGTCCAACATCCACACTTAGTCCCCCAAATTTGTTTGGGGCGTCTGCTAGACACAGAAAGGGCTGATCTGGTATTTACTAGGGTATGTCTCTTTTTCTTTGGATAACCATCAAGGCCAGTCTCGAATGCTACTTCGTCCTGTCTCGTTCTTCGTGTAGGAAAACCAAACGTTCCATCACCGCACGAATCTTTTTGCCATTGTGGTCCACCAAACTTTTTGCCATCCTTAACACGAACAGTGAACTCAGTCCTTGAATTTCCTGTTTTTCTAGCCCATTTCGCGCTTGTTCCACCGTTTTTGTTGTAACATTTTCCTTTGCTTGGAGGTTTTAGGGTTTTAGTTTTTGCATTACCGGAGCAACAAGAACACTTACTGGTCAATTTTTGCCTCCGATTACTTTTACGTATTCGTCTATTCCCATATCTTCATCGCAATTAGGACATAGAGGAAATCCGGAATAGAACAATTCATTCACGCCAACCTCAACAGATACATCAAGACAATAGAAACATTTACATCTTATGATTACATCATCTATGGGATTTGTTGTATCTTTGACTTTAGATAATTCGCCAATTGGAGATGGAACTTCTTTCCAATCTTCAGCTACTAGAAGTTGTTCAACGACTGGGTTTTCCAAAGCGTCGTATTCTCCAAACCAAACATTGCAGTGTCCCCGAAAAACACCACCGCATTCATCATTTGCCACAACAATACCTGTTCGGCCATCAGATACCATAACGAATTGTCTAAGTTGTCCTGTATCCATATAAATTCCTACCAGTTATTATGGTTAGTTATCCAGTCAGTAATTTTCTTGAGTTCTTCGCAAGACAAAGAAGGTGATAGAGATTTTTGCGTTACTGTTGTTCATCCATGTATTGTCTATACATATCTTCTATGTCTTGTTGGTTTTGAAATTCGTCATCTACACAGAAGTTTTCAAGTATTTGCTCTCTTGTAACACTTACCCTATCTTCTGGGTGCTCTTGTTGTCCAAATTCTTCGTATCTACTAAGTGCTATAACTGCTTCCTTAGCATACCCAGCTTGATAGATTGCATCCTCGATGTCGTCCCCTTCCAGCACCTCCACTTTTCCGTCTAGCCAAAATAGCTTAAATATCATTGATATTCTCGTATTTAGTTTGTTCTGGGACCGTATCGACTCCGTCACACCAAAGTCCTTCTTTTGTTGTTAAATGTATTTCCATCAGGTATTTACCACCAGGGGAAACATAGACTTCGTGTTCTTCCTTACATACGCTACATACGCCTGTCATTGGTTGACTCATTTATCGGTTTCCTTCTCGTTCCTTTTTACAGACAGTGCATCTCCAGATCTGTGTTCCGTTTACTGGTGTCTTCCTTGGGTTATGGACTCTATTACCTGGTCCGTGAAACTTATCCTGCGCCGCGTGCTGACAAGTACATTTCAAAATCATAGTTTCTCCTTATGAGTAGTGTTTAGCCAAAAACGGGATTGTTTTATAATTAAAATATTTTTCATATGTTATAGGTTGGTTGTGCTCATGAAAATTTTTACGTTCAATTATAGATGACTCAAAACCATTGTATTGACAACAAAAATGACATAGTCTCCCAACATAAGTAAATCCAGGGCGTTCGACGAACTCTCTGTCTACATGATTTACTACTACCATCTCACCCTTGTGATTATAATAATAACAACAACTACTATCTGGACCACAGTTAGATATCCATCCGTGGAAGATATTAATACATGCACAACTATGCGGTTCATCAAACAGAGATTCTTGACCAAGACCGCGACACAATTGACAGTATGGATTTGGTGGTGGAAGAATAAAAGAAGTTGGTCTTATATTTTGTTGCATTTATTAATTCAATCCAATTATTTCTGTTTCTATTCCTCTCTTCTTGGCTTCTGTTACAATATGTTTTGTTCCTTTGGATGTTTCTATATTATCATGAAAAGCTATAAGTAGGTGTGGCTTTGTGTCTAACATCTTAATATTTCTTCGTGGTCCCGCTGATTTACCATATTTTTCCCATGCAGCAGGAAACTCTACAACTTCAAGACCGATGGATAGTGCAACTTCACGAGCCATTAAATCAGCACCGTCGCATCCACCCTCTATGATTATTGTATCAGATGGTAGTTTGGATAACCTTCTTCGAATAATGTTTGGGTTCATCCAATTCCTACTGCCACACACCACTACTTTCATAATGATTCATTTATCCCTTATTGGGCCGAATGGGATTTGAACCCATGACCTCGTGTTTATAAGACGCGTGCTCTAACCAGGCTGAGCTACCGGCCCGTTCTGTGTTTATTTTCTCTTGTTTTTGATTGCGCAGTAAGCCCTAGCGTCACCATAGTTTTTGAACAATTCTACAGTTTTTCCATTTTCGTCTACGGCTTTGTATGGGAAAGTTTGCGATTCACTATTTCTTTTTGGTTCAAGATATTTCACATGTTATCCATTCAAAATAAGCATGGCAATAAAAGTAATGACAGCACCAGGAAGACATGCTTGTCCACCGACTGGTATTAGCATCATTAGTCCTCCGTGCCACCATTCTATACAAGGTGGCTTATCGTAGTATACTAGCCATGTATTGATTGTGTAGGGCCAAAGACATGCTCCTACGGCAAAAACTGCTGCTAGAATTACAATCCATATAAGACCAAAACCACCGAAAAAACAAATCACTGACTTTAAAGTTGACATTTTTACTTCCTTTGTATACGATTTAAACATTCCAAATAAGCAGTGACGTGGGAGTTGAACCCAAGCTCGCGGTATTCCGGGAACCGTAGCCAATTCACAGTCGGGGTTACACCGACACTTTGTTTCTCGACAATTAACTTAGCCGCCCGATTCGTTACCCCGCCGTCCGGGGTGCGCCACCGCAAAAACTAAGACAATAGTTCGTCAACAGACGGTAAACCGCTCAATACATCCCGAACTTGGTCTGCATCTTCTGCGAACTGAACATCAATCGTTGCTTTGTCTACAGCATTGTTCAATTTTGTTACTGCTTCGTTTTTCCGAGTTTCTTCTTTGGTGCAATGTGCTTCAAGTTGTTTATACCACTTGTAATATTCAGTTTTTATATCTCTTTCTTCCTTATTCAGACGATCATGTCTCTTCTTTAGTTGTTGGTATTCCCTAAGAAGGTTCGGAGGTAAAGCTTCAGCTTCTTCTGTCTCAATGTCAGCAACACAATATTGCGATACAGAAGGATTACCATGTCGTCCAAGAAGAGGAAACTTCTTTTCAATAAAACTACGAATTTTCCCAGCTTCCTTTGACACCATCTTACATAATAGATCTCGTTGTTTCTGATTCATTTTTGTTTCCTTTGTTATTATTCTAATTCAATCTCTTCCCAATCCAAACGACACCCAGGCCAATTACAAGTATTATTATGTTCTTCTTCGCAGTATTCTATAGCTTTTTCTTCGCTAGAAAATACTCTTAATGGGATTGAATTTCCATCATATCCCTGATCTTCATAAACTACATATACTTTCATGGATTTTACTCAGTTATTTTAATAGACATTTCTCGTGAAACAAATATCTTTGCGTAGTCCATATTCTCCTTTTCTGTACTGTCTATTTCTTCTCGCCACAGACTTTCAAAACTCCCATAATCACGAACAAAACCAGTGTTTAGGTCAACAAAAACACAATCTTCAATAAAATTGCTGTCTGTGGCACACGGTACTGCCCAGTGAAAAATTTTATCATTTTCAAATTTAAAGACATCTCCTGGTCCAATGTCTTGAAATTCCTGATATTCCTTCTTTTCACCCATATTTACTGAAACTTTTGTTAACGCCATGGATATTCCCTTTCTTTTTCTCTCTGTTCCCACAATCTACACATACCATCAGAATTAATGTCTTTACATAATGGATGTATATTAGAATGTTCTTTATGTACAGGGATTCTTCGTCCGGTTACTGGGTCGATATTTGACGGAAACTCAATATTTTTATGGGTACAGAAATGTTGAAAATTAAAATGGTGATATTTACAATCTACACATATTTTTTTCATTTCTTGCCCTTTAGATTTTCAAGAAACTTATGCCACTCATCTACTTGTGTTTTACTAGCTTCTTCGGGGTGATTGTCAGCCCATGACTGTAGCCAAGAAACAGGGTTTGGATTTGGCCTAATAGCACAGGCCCACATACAATGATTATAAGAAAGCAGATATGGTGCATCATCTCCGAATGGTTTTCCGTTTGCATCTGGGCCATACAAAACCTGACACACATCTGCTAGCATCGCTGAAGTTTGTGAACTTGACAACATAATATTTACCCACCATCCTTTTTATCGCATTTTACCATTTTCCAACAAGTTATTTTTTCGCTCAGCTTTCCACATTCTGCATCAATAATAGTTCCTTCGCTTTGAATTTCTCCCAAAGAATTGATACATAAATTACCGTGAGACATATCGCTATCCAGGGTATGAGAAATCCTAAGAAGTCTTACTGCAAGTAAATTACACCTACTGCTTAGACTTTGACGAGTCAAGAATATCTCATGTTCCAATTGTTCATCCAATGTCATTTTGTATTCCTCTGTTGTGAATTATTAAAAATGTTTTACTGTCATTTGATTGCATACTTGCACAAGCTGTATTGCTACTCCAGGACTAATTGCTACCCCATTCCTTAGAGAAAAATACCACTTGAAGTCAAGACGATTACATCTAATAGTTCCAATTACCGTCTCTTGGTCGTCCTGCTCAACAACACTCCACATCCCCATTCCTATTTTTTCGGAAATTCCTATTTTATTGTTCACATAATGAATATGCATTATCTGTGGTCCTGGGTTACTGTGGAAATAAAGTTTCCATTAAAGTGTGAAAAGCCATGTCTTGCTCTTGTTTGCTTGAATCTTCTGATTGATAGATGTCAATCATATCTCTAACAATTTTTTGTTCAACATCAGTTAGACTAAGATATAACTTAATGTATTTTGTAGCAAAATATGTCATTTCACTCTGTCGGCAAGCTAGTTTCCATTTTTCTCCATATTTATCGTCCATTAGATTGTTTCCTATTTTCGATAAACTTTTCGAGAGTGATAAGGTCTTGCCTTAGTGGACTAACGGCCAAATCCCATCTTGGTCCAAGCTCTGACAAAAAAGCAAACACAATTTTGGTTGCATTGTGGACTAGCTTCAGTTCTTCGTCAGTATATGATAATTGGTTGTGTAGCTTTCCAGCCTGCCGTGCTTGTTCTTGGTCTATTTTCATCCAAAGACACCTCTAAGATTGTCATCGGTTTGTTTTCTGAGAAACTCTTCTACACTTTGTTTGTGGTTTGGTTTTACTGTTGGTTTGGTTGGTCCAATTATTTCATATTCATGTGGAAGTAGAAAAAACCTACCCGAATCTAATTGCATTTCACACAACACTTCTTCTTTGCTGAAGTACAGCTGTTCGTTTCCACGGATAACTACCCCAATATTTCCAGCAGTGTATATTCCGTTAGGGTGATCATTTACCAATGCAATAGTATCACCAATACATGCTTTATGTCCTGCCATATTAACCACCAATAGTCATAATGAATTTATAAGGAACTATTACCCAATCAGTAGACAATAGATGGTGTGGTTCTGGGTGCCATTTACCACAATAATGTTCTTCAACGAATAGTTCTATCTCTCGTTCTCCTAGTACAATATACTTTTTATACCAAGAAGACATTTTCATTTTTAATCCAGGAGTTTCCATTATCATCGCCAGAGCTTCCCTGAATGGATATTGCTCTAGATAATTCATTCTATCTCGTGAATTCAATTTTCTTAGTGTTTCGGATGAAAGATCCCAACATGTACCACGAGTTTGTTCTTTCCCGTTTGGGGCGTAGATTACATGCCATTCACCAATAGTTCGTCGCGTGTAAAGTTTCTCGTGATTTTCTGTCATTGTTTTTTATTATTCAGTTAGGTTGTCGAGGAGTCTTTCTTTCGCATTGGGGAACATAACTTCATATTCTGGATTTGGCTCACCAAGTTCATATTCGCTCCCACTTGATGTTACTACCAAGCCATCACCTGTCTTGTGTTTGATACTAGAAGTAAATATATTACGTCCATTCTCAAACCTGGGATGACCGAATACATTTCCTTGCAGTGACAGCTTAACAGTTTCCGGTGCCTGTGTCGGGGAAAAGCTTGGAGAAACAACAGCCCAGTTTTCGATTCGCATATTTATTCTCCGGTAAAATCTTTTAGTGGATCTGTTGGTCCACGCCAATCGTTGTATATGTCTACTCCGTATTTTACAACAGCCCACGCAAACTGTCTCGAATCTGGTTCTTCATTCATTGGTGTGCTAAGTAGATTGTCCTTTCCTGGACGAACAACCATAACTCGCACCAATTCCTCGTCTGGGTCTATGATGACTACTTCAAGACCATCTGGTGTATACCCAAATGATTTATGCATTTTATTTCTCTGTGTTAAACTGTTAATTTTTTAGGGGTTAAATATTCCACATTTTTACTTCTTCCTGGGCTTCTTGGTTTGTTATTTCTCCACTGCCAATATCTTTTAACCATCCAGATACCATTCGTGGCTTAGACATGAACCCTAGCAAATTATCCCATGTACTGAATCTTACCGTTCCAAGATGTGTAGAGTTTGAGGAAAATGCCTCAATATAGTATTCCTTCCATTCATTATCAAAACCAATTCTAATACATGATTCCATATTTGTATCAACCCTTTCAGCCCTAGAAACTTTAGCTCTAGCCTTGGCTTCCTCTTGTTCTTGTTTTGCAGTATCCCATGGACATTCTGGTCCACCATCATCGTATTTTTTTAGATGTAAAGTTACATCATCTGCAGGAACCTTTGAGACTGGAGGAATAGATGGTAGAAACCTATCCATCCATTCTAGTCCACTAGGAATATGGCCGTGTTCTGCCAATTCTCTCATTGTACCGTAGTAGTTTGTTTCAGTATGGTGTGTTACAATACTAATTTTAGAATGCCCACCAAAACATCTTTTCACGTATAACAATTGTGTTGCTAGGTAGTGATTTGCACGACCAACAAGTTCGTTGAAGGTTACTGACAATATATCAGCGTAACCAGTAGTAAATATAACATTAGCTTCGCACAACTGTGTCCTGGCTATGTTTAGGGCTTGTTGTTCGCTATCTGCTTCAATTTCACCATATGTTGGAGTAAAATTACCAATACTATTTATGTGTCTGGCCATATGACACGTTTTGTATTTCATTGTATATCCTCAAATATAACAGCGAAGCAAGAAATCCCCTGATTTTATTTCAAGGGACTTTTTGCCACGCTGTCAAGTAATATGATCCATCAACGGTATGGCATATACGGCTGGGTTGCCTCCACCCTCCAGAGCTATACCTACGGAATCCGACGTAGAGGTACGCCTTATATTAAGTGACAACGTAGCGTCATCTGTTAGACGCCAACAGCTTCTAGAACACGAACATTTGGTCCTTTAGAAGCAATTTCATCATATCCATCATTACTTGGGCGATCTGGTGGACAGCCGTTACTACATGCATCCCCGATCAGTGTGATTTTTGTTTCAGGAAGTAGGTCTGACAATTCTTCTATTGTTGACCTTACACAAGCCATCTTGTTAACTCCGGTTACAACAATTTCTTCTGCATCACCTCTGTAACTGTGTAGCCAGTCATCAATAGCTCTCATGACTACTTCCCCTCCTCCATCTTCGTCTTTGTGAGCAATTCTTGCATTTCTGTAATCGGCTACCAAATCCATGAGGCATGAGTGTGTCCTGTTTTTAACTTCGACACCCAATACACCCATTCCTCTTGTGTATTCCAGGAATAGAATCCCATCCCTTCTTTCCATTGCTGAGATGATTTCTCTACTTACGTTTTCCAACATCCAGTCGCTTCTAGAAGCAGAAAACCCAGGCTGCATATCAATTACCAAAAGAATGTTCATTTTAATCCTTATGTTTGCTGAGTTTTCAATAATGTTTATTCATTAAGATGGGTAATGACTTCTCTCAACACCTGCTTTGTCGGTGAAACATAATCTTTAACGTTACACATAGCGACAGAGAATCCAGTTATGATCAATGCGATCGTCAGCACAACCATGCAAGTAGTTAAAATTTCTCTCTCATTTTTATTTTTTATATTTTTTGCTCCCCAAACAGAAACACAAAGACAAACCATACCCAAACAAAAAATTGCTATACCAATAATTATATTGTAAAATCCTAAAACAGCCGTTTCATGAACTACTGTTGTTGAAATTTCTCCGACCTTTGATACAACAGGACTGGCCATACTTGCCAGGTCTTCAACTCGTTCTGCAAGATTGTTAACTACTGTGTTAATTGTGTTTTCCATAGTTATTTCCTTATCCTTCTGGGGTTCTCTGACATACCGGACACGGATGAGAGATACATTTTATTGTATGGCTTGCTGGTAGAACAATTTGTGGAGTTAGTTTTCCAGTTCCTCCATTTTGTCCAGATCCATAAGCATGGTCTATGTGAATGTCATTTATCGCAACAAATTTAGTTGCCCAATCCATTGAATAATATGTTGTTAATTGCAGGACAACTTCAGCATCGTCTCCCATCCTTTCACACCATTCTCTAAGTTGTTTGGCAGTCATTGGTCTGTCTATCCAAAAATAGCTCTGAGATTGTCATTCATTTGTTGTTTGAGAAATTTGTCTACGTCTCTGGTTTGTTTATTCTTTTTACAGATGGTGTAGTTTTTTCTATTAAGCCAACCAGAAGAACCGTCATGCATTTCGCACAACACAATTCCATCTTTATCAACAACCATTATAACACCAACATCTTTTGAATCAATTATCATGATTTTATCACCAAGCTGTGGTGCATCTTCAATCACTAAATATTCATGTGGCATTAAATAACAACTATGTCCACAATCCATTTGACACAATACTTCATCTTCGTGCTCATAGCAATTGCCTGGATCAAATACAACCACCCCTTTATCTCCAGGAGTGAGATCTGAATTTGTTACTGCTCTCGAAATACTAATCTTGCATCCAACATCAGCCTTTGGCATTTTATTCTCCACTATAGATGTAACTACCGAGGGAGGGACTCGAACCCTCAAACCCTTGCGGGAACGGGATCTTGAATCCCGCGCGTTTACCAATTTCGCCACCCCGGCTTATGTATCTTAATTGTTTAGTGGGTCTGGTCTGCAGTTTAGATTTCCATATGCTCGTTCGAAGAACAGTAGGGCTTGTTCGACATCACTTTCAGACCTAGTTCCATGAAATGTCACTGTTGCCCATATAGACGTTTCCGTATTTAGGAAGTATAAGTCTGATTCAAACTCTACTTGATAATCAAGACCATTATTAATTCTTGAAACGTCGTAAACGTGAGCATTAATGAAATACAACGTATTACCTGTAGAATCAATTACCCTGATTTGCCAATGAGATTCAGCGCCTGTGTGGTTGATTGGCATTTGCTGAGTATATTGACGGAATCCATTCCTAGATAATGCAGACGTTAGTTCTTCTTTTGTCATTACTTACTCCTCTGGACAATCACACCCATTACATGGCTGCTTACAGGTTCCTTCACCATTCCATCCACCGCAGTGACAATTACATTGACACTCATCTTTATCATATGGGTCTGGATCATATACTGAAATATGTGCTATGTTTTCTTTGAATTCATTTATATTGTTGTATGCCCACTCAATAGCTTCAAACTCGATATCCGGGCATGTTTCCGTTATAGGAACATCCTTGACTATGGTAAACCATGTTCTATCAGTTAGGGCAACTAGAAATTCTATTTTCATTTTTGTTATTCAAACCGTAGTTATGAAGATTTTTCTACAATACTGCCACTTTTATCCAGTTGTAGTGGAATACTAGTGCTTATATGCCTATATTTTACCATAGTACCATCTGCTCTTATTCCAAGAATTGCTCCTCCGGGGATTTCTCTTCCTGAATGATCTACAACAATTAGATCAATTTTTCCTTCATCAAGACAATGAACTAATTTTAGTAGAGTTGGCTTTTCCAGTACTTTCTCATCATAAATTTTAAGTCTCATAAATTTATCTCCTTATTTTTAATTGGGGGCACAGGGATTCGAACCCTGGACCTAACGATTATGAGTCGTTTGCTCTAACCAACTGAGCTACACCCCCTCTGTCAAATAATCTTCGTCGAAGATTCACTCACCAACTCGGCGACAAAGACGGCAACCCATAACAATAAAGAAACTAGCCAGGAACCAACTGCCTCCAACACCCATTGTAATAGCCAGCATTGCTGTTCTCCTTAGATTGAATAGGACCTATGAAATTTAGAAATATTTCGAATAGAATTCCTGAACACCAATTCCATCATCTGAATTATCGAGGAAAACAAAGAACCTAATTGCACCTCCAGTAACACTTATTAGGTGATCAATTACCTTTTTCTGTTCTCGCTTATCGTCTGTTCTGAAACAAATACTTCCTTTACCTTGATCTTGGCTGATCCTTCCACTAGCAACAAGGGTTTCATCATAGGCTTGTGCTCCCCGATGAAATTCATCTTGAAATCCAGGTTCTGACTCCTCATAGTATGAATCTCCGAAGTATACCCATGCTACATCATCATCATTCTCATGACCAATACTAAGGTAGTCATTATATACAATTGTCGAGGTTTTCATTTATTTATAGACCTTTTTGGAAACACTGATACAATCAAGAAGAATCTACTTCTTTAGAGTTACATATTAAAGTTTGCCATTTCTTTCATCAAGCATTCTTCGTGGTTACTAAGCACAGTTTTTGCAATTTCTACCGCATCTTCTTGTGCTTTTTCTAAAGACTTATTCCTGTCTCAATATGTTGTGTGTTGGTCCATTTTTCCGTACATAACGCACGGTAACCAACAAATTTTGCCACGCTTTATGAAAGGGATACAACTTAATCTCAGAGATCCAACGATAGCCTCTGAATAATCACAATCACCCGTGCTCCATGTTGTCCATCTAATGGATTTCATTATGAATTCTTTTTCCTACTATTTTATCCAAAAACACTTCTGAGGTTGTCATCCAGTTGTCTGTGTAATAATTCCTATAATTATACAGACGAATAGTATTGCAGCTAGTACAATAATTAACCTACCAACAAAACCCTCATCCCACCCATTGCATAGATCATTCTTGAATGAATTAAATGCTAACCCAGATATAACACCAAGTACGGATAGACAAAAAATTGCTACGATGATTGCAGCGACCCACATTGCGATTGAATTTACCATTATTCCAGACCGCTTTCCGTCAAGATATCTTTCATGTATACCCAATCGGTAATTTCAAAACACGTAACAGTATCCGTAGACGGGTCTCTCCAGGACCGTACTGTTGCCGATATTTTTGTGTCGAAGTATTCTGCCAGACAGAGTATGTGTAGTTGATCGTATTTGTTTTTACACAGACACTCGGGACTATATATGCCATATCTGCTGCTGACGAGTTTGGGAAGTCCGTCTTTAGTTTTTGTCCACTTCATGCTATCCTCCGTACTTATTGACTAAATGGGAGATAATTCCAAATATGATTACTGTTATTGCGCCGACACATAAACCTATTGTAATTCCAGTTCCTGGTGCAAAAAACAGAGACAATGTGAAAACTAAGAAAAATACAGAATAGCAAACTAAACAAATAAAACGATATGGAGACATTACGTACCACCCGAACTAAACAAACAGATTTTATTCCAACAACCATAAAAAAATATAGAGAGTGGGTCCGTTAATGAGAGTGGGATTCGAACCCATCACTCAACTACCCAACGAAGCAATTGAGAGCCACCAAGGAATCTCGACCCACCCCCTATATTTTAAATCAAACACCGACGAAAGGTTTGATTACTTCGATACCAAAACGATAGGCTTCAAGTACCACATGAAGAAGCGTATCACCGGTAACTAGGATACTCAATCCCTGAACTTCAAGGACGAATTCATCATGATCTTTCATAGCCACCACGGTGATATTACCAAAATATGTATTTCCGTTGTGGATTACTCTAATTGTCAATTTAATTTTCCTATAGACAGGTTAATTCAGATACTGCTACGTGGTCTCTGTTCGGATTGGCGTTACAGTTTCCATTAAATCCTTCGTTGTCGTCATCCCACCTCACAGTTACCATCAAACGAGCCGCTGGGTGTGATCTCCATGGTTCACCCATAGCTGTGCCTACCATAAACCCTCGACGTACCCTACTTCCCCTTTGGATGTGGATAGTTTGTGACTTTATCTTTTTCATTCTCGCCATGTGTTTTTCCGAAATTTATTAGGTCCAACAATAGCTTTGTTGGGTGGTAGAAAATATGGCATTGATAGCTATATTCCCCCCAATGTCTGTGTGATGCATCAGTAAGTGAATCCCAATCTGACGTTTTCTTTACCTTGGATAGAAAGAACCGCAATATTTTAATTTCTGCTGAAGGCCCCTCAATTTCTTCTTGCTTATCTAGCCGTTTTGTGATACGTTCTCTGATGTTCATTTTTGTTATTCATTCATTAACTGATCTTTGTACGTCATCTAGGGTTGTGGTTCTATCTCCATCTTTGACCATCATTAGCCAAATTTTAGCAGCCGACTCCCTAGAATTCCAATTAGCTGTTCCCATATGTTCTACAGCTTCAATAGCTGCATCGAACATTTCTTCTACTGTGGCACAATTTTCAGGGGTAATTTCCCTAATTTTGTTAGCCAACCTAGGCAAGACGTCATTGGCGAATTCGTGGTTTTTGACGTTTACTGCCCATTGATCCACAAGTGCTGCTATTTTCCTCTGCATTGTGCGTTACTCACAATATTAGTCCAGTGTTTGCTCAATCTTTTTTGGGTTGATTTGTTCCCGAGTTGCCTTTACTGTTTGCCAGATCAGAAATGATTCTAGCATCGACAACCCACATCCACACCTAAGCAGTGTGTGCATTTCAGCTGTATTAATATTTGCTAGGTCAGCATTTCCAAGGGCTTTTGTGACCTTTTTGATTGTGTCTAATTCCATAATAATTATTCCCTTTGATTAGAATAATGCGAAAAACACCTCCAAGTTTTCGCAGAGAGGGCAGACGTTGGACTACTTTCTCAGTCTGTTAAATCGCATATTTTGTAGTCGGTTAAAATCTTCCTCTTGACTGGTGCTGTGCATTTTCACTGGAGGCTTACTCGAAACCTGTTTGTACCAGACTATCCGTCCACGATCTGGGAATCCAATGAAATCGTTATCCTTGTGGTAATATCCGTTTGAACCATGCTTGTCCATTAGTACTAGAATGTGGTCAAAATAATCAGCAAGCAACGCTGCTGCCATTTCTCTGGTCAAACCACCATCGACAAGGTCTTCTTCCGTGAGGCCCCTTAGATCGATTTTTACGGCTTCTCCGATTACTGGAGTTTTTACTTTTACCCTCCACGGAAACGCATTAGCCATTGGAATTACGACAGGATCATCAATTGTTGTGTGTGAAAACATTTTATTACTACAGCCACCACAACATTTATCGCAATTTTCACACATTTTCATTAACTTAATAATTTTTTCCGTCGATTGTTTTGTTCTGTATAATACTCATCATCCTAGATACCTCATGTATTTCTTCCGTCGTAGCTGCTGATACTAACATAAATCGCCACACCGAGTCATTGTCTTGATAAATACATCCAAACCTATCTAATCCATCAGGCTGGTTGTATCGATGTACTCCGATATATGTAGACCCTTCTATAGAGAATACCATATTGTCCTCCTACCCAAATACACTTCGTAGATTATCGTTCAGTTGACGCCTCAAAGACTCGTCGGTGTCGATATCATCCCTTTTTGTGTCCTGCATCCCACTTTGTTCGCAAACTACATAGGAATCAAAGACAAAACGTCCGTAGTTTCCACCATCGTACAACACCCACGCATCTGGTTGTCCTGTATCAAATTTTGTGTTTTTGTATTTTAATGGAAATTCGATAACAGTGAATTGTTCTCCGAAATATGCATTACCAGAATCTATGATTTCTATAGTATCACCAGGTTTCGCCACTACTTTTTCTTGTGTTCCCATGTTGCTTTATATCATTTTGACAAAATACACTAGCTTTCCACCGATTCCGCATTCCAGTTAAATCGGATTGGTCCTATGGATAGTTCGTCATCAATCACTATTCCGTCTAAACGTTTCATTTTTATACGGAAGTAGAATAACCCAATAATTGCCCAGCCAAGATCTTTAATACGTATCCAGAAAAATGTTGGACAATACGAGATTGTGTATCCTTTGATTTTTAATAGCATTTAACTACGTCCCCTGTCGATGTCTCTCTGAATCTCATCTATTGACTTAGAACAGTCATCGTAGTAGATACTTCGTAGCCAGATTTCCGCTGCTTCTCTCTTCTCGGGAGAACTGACCAAATACTCCATGGCTTCAATTGCTGCTTCAAACATAGTCTCCGGGGTTATTCCACCACAGGTCATTTCCTTCACATCTTCAATATCATCTACGTGGACGTTTTGAAGATTTTCTACTCGAAAAGGAATATTATCAGCATCCGACTGATTCCATAGATTGCGGTTCCATGGATTGTTGAGAAGAGTTTGGTTGGTTTCCAGAATTCCTTCGATGACTAGTCGCACTCTAAATCTTCGTCCCATCTTTTGTCTCCTTTATCCGTTTGGGTAATTTTGATTAAGCCAGGTAAGGTTATTTTTAACCCATTTTGTTGCATATTCACCTAGACGAATTCCATCTGCTGTACTAAAAAACCATGTTTGTGATTCTTTCCTGTACTCTAAAATGCCAACCATGATTCGTTCAGAATCTGATGTAATCATACAACTAAATGGATATCCGTCCATCTCAACTACTGAATCTATATACAAAATCATTGTTTTTACCCCCTTAAGGGACTATACTGTAGTTTGAGGTATTACACGGCGCTAGCTATTGTTGGGTACAAAATTTATCGTTGTTTTTTGTAGGTTGCGCTGTGTTACCCACTTACTCCCACCATCTCCCACTACGACCCACTAATAGGTACAGAATCGTATATAGGAAGTAAACTGGCTATGGTGAGGTGCTGGACTTGCAGTAGCTTGACTATTAACCATGTTGTGCCGGAATCGTTGATATTGATAGTAATAATGCGGTTTTTGCACGACACACAAGGTAGGTTAGATTATGTCTTTACTACAACAATTAACCCCTAACAGTATACACAGATACCAACAGGAGAGGGGAGGGGGCGGATCTTGTAGTTTTTTTTGTACCTGAAGCCCACACACACCAAGACTACTACAAAAAACCCCGAAACCTTGTAGGCGCGCCGGGATTCTTTGTAGGAGCCCATAATATATTTTGTAGGGGTGATAACTAATCTTCAATACTACCAATTAATGAGCTAAAACACGCCCATTTAACGGTTTCTCTTTGTACTTCAGTACATCCCCACTGTACTATCCACACAGGACCATTGTGTTCATCATTTTGTCTCGAATAACAGACTCGTCCTATGAACGTTGATCCGTCATAATCTTCGAAGACTACTGGAATACTGAATTCGGGATCAGAAACACTTGTTGGAGGTAGTGCATTTGAGATGTGTGTCCACTTTATATTATGTTTTTCCACGTTAAAAACCTCATTTTCGATTAGAATAATGCGGAAAGTGTCGACGACTTTTTGCCCTATTCTCCAAACATTTCTATATATTTTGGGGCACACCAGCAACAAAGTTCTATCCATGGGAAATTAACAACATCCCCATCAAGCCTCAACGTCCTGACTACAGATTTTCCACCACAGAGTTCGCATTGCTTCTCTTTATCATCACCCACTATTCCGTCTTGCCAATGCTCGTGGTTCTCTAACATTATTTACTCCCAGAACAATTCTTGATATCTCCGGTCACACCACTCACAGAGATCAATATAAGGCTTATGAACAATATCCCCATCCAACCTCGGCGTATTGACTACGGCTACAGAGCCACAGAATTCACACCTTAGCTCCTTTTTCTTCTCGTCTTGCGACCCACATTCCTCAACCATTTTGTTCTCCTACAAAAAAGATGATTATGTAAATCTTGTACTACAAACAATGGCTGACGGGATTCGAACCCGTACCTTCCTCCGTGATATGCGCCTATTTACAACACAGCCATTCTCTTCCCATTAAAAATTTATATATTATATAGATAATTCAGGAGCGCACATACTTGAGTATGTACCACTCCCTACTAGCCGGGTGGACTTGAATGCATTTGCCCCTCTTTCTATATAGTTTGGTGCCTATGAAATAACGTAATTTGTTGTTTTAAAGATAGTCAGAAACCCCACCGAAACTGACATCCTGGAAATACGTAATCCGCAATGTACTCCAGGTTCCCGCGATACAACATCTAAATCGCACGCCTCGCGGATGATCAATTATTCTTCTAGACTCTCGATCTGACCACTTCTATTCAGGGTACAGTTGAGGGTTAGTGGTAGATTTTTGTATCTGACGAATATTCCTTCATCATCAAATCTACCAATAATGACTTCTCTTTCTCTTTCACCGTCCCAATAGGTAGCAATAATCACTACCCCACAGGGTACGTTTCTCAGTTTCAATTTGATGTGACCAAGTGGTCTTTCAGTATCAACTTCAAATTTCATAGTTTTCCCCATAGTAAAAGTAGCCTATTGTCCCACAATCTACCACCGTAGCGCGGTTCGTTGCATTATTTACACCGGTAAAAGACTATATCGCCTACCAGACCGTTGTCTGTCCTAAGTGCTTCCCCCAATCTTTCGGAGTTCAAGCCACATCTTGCAACTAACACTGCGTGTGTGACTTGCATTTCTACCTGTCTCTGGTTAGTACTAGACACTAGAATAGATTGCGGAACAATAGGTTACTCATCACAGAATAATAGAGAGTACATGCAGGGATGCCCGGACTCGAACCGGGACAATCGAGAATCAGTCGACGACCTGTTGTCTCATTTATAGGCTGTTACAGGGTTGATTAAGTCCTGTCATTTATCTAATATCACCATTTGCACCCGAGACTTCAGTCTGACGTGGTTTTTACGCCAATTAGGCTGACCACCGCGCTGCCTGTTGCGCCACACCCCTGCACATACTCTCACCAAACGAAAAAAGGGACACAGACTACTTTGCATCTCTTAACCAAGCGCGCCCGGACTTGCACCGGGGTCTTTCGGACTATTGGCTGCAATAGCCTTTGTCAAATGTTTTCCTTGTTAAACTACGCACTTGCACCGAATCCCCACCGAATCGGTAACGGCTACCTACAACCGAATAAGGGTTGCGATAGTTTCCCGCCCCACCATGGAGGCACTACACTATTGATTTGTTAGATAATGCCCGTGACTGTCGAAGTCTGGCAGACTGCGCCACGGACAGTTTCGTGTATCTTTATTTTCTACAGGCTTTTTCTAATTTACCTGCCAGGACATAACGTGAGACGGTATCGCCAGACGACAAAAGAACCCGTTTATTCGCGCCACATCCTGAGCCACGCCCGTTCAGCGTACCATCCGACACGTAACTTGTAAAGTTAAACGTCAGACGAATCCAAACAATTATTGGAATTGTCTACTATCCAATTCGGTCAGACCTTTATATCCTAGTCGATACTCGGACCCAGTGGTTAGAAAAGGAATTCCAGCAGACTGTTCTTCAAGAATTGCTTCAAGGATTGCCTATCTGCGTGACATTGCGTTCGTGGACCTTGCGGTTGGTATCCAAACTTTACCGTTGACTAGCCTTTTTCTTCCTTGGTACGACTTTCGCTCTCCCCTCCACTATCGGGCGACTAGGCCGTCATTTAGCTTTGGTGGCTAGTATCGTACATAGACTCCGACTAATAGACTTAGGACGGACCCCTACCACGAACGTAGACCCCTTTATCGGGCTTCAGACTGATTGCTCGACTACTAGACCCCATTGGATTATGAGACCATTCGCCTACTAAATCAACCCTGACGGTTTACCGATGACTAATCGGACCCCACTCTTTCTTCCATGTTATAGGTACTGCCAGGACGGAATAATCGTCCCATATAATGTCAAGCGTCACTTGACGACAGAATGCCTATCGGTCCACGCCCCCTTGGGGGAGTAAAGAGGCGCGGTACGAGGGACACTCACACTGACGAAACGGTTTAGACCTTGCCCACAGCGCTGAAAGCCTTCCGAGTCGCGCCGACGGTCTGACCACGTCCGAGTAGCTTGGACGCAATGACTGCCGCGTTATCGGAACCGAACCCGAGACTAGCGTCGGGAGTATATCCCCCGCCGTTTTCGACCTGGGCTTCAAGAGCCGCCCACGTATCGGACAATGCTGCCATAGCGTCATCCAACGTCTCATAAGCCGACGCGGCATCAACCATCCGCTTGTTCGCCTTATAGGACTGAGCGTTCTTGACCAGATTCTCGGACCCGAAGACCACAGCGTTACTTACGGACTGACCCTGACTCATAGTTATCTCCCTAGAGATTGAGCCCGTCCCATAAGCTGGCGACTACACCGTCCCCAATTTATAGGACGGACAAGTAGTAAACCATTGCTTGAACTTCGTTTATTCGGACCACCATTGCGGAGGCCACTTATTATCGGTGGTTCTGATAACCACGTCGGGTTGCCGATAACACAAATAACGTTTAATAGTCCGTTTTCTGTCCTATCGTTTCTTTCATCTTACATTATACTATAGCGGAAGTTATACAAGAGGTCAATTTATTATCCAGAATAAAAATCGTCGTTTTTGGGCTGGAATCGTCGATATTATACGCAAAACAACGTCCCGGTTCGATAACACTCACGTCCCTTTTTGAATGGCTGATAATACCATCGTTTTTGGCTTATTCCCATAATATACCATTATTATACGGGTTAAACGCCGATATTATCGGAAAGTCCTATAGAATAGGTTATGCTAGTCCTATATTATTGATGGTTATCGGCAAAATGCGTCTGATAACCATGAAAAACGCGATATTATGCGACCATAACAATAAAAAAAGATACCGATAACACAAAAACATGCTTATCGTAGGGAAAAACGCCGTTATTATCACACACAATAAACTGGTTATTGGCCAGGTCCTATAAAAGCCACGGCTCTACGTCCAATAATATTCTTGGTCCGCGCCATGCCATGTCCGATAATTGCACGACAAGAAAAGGTCTGATAACAAATCCCCAACATAGTCCCATAAGCGTTTGCCAGGAAGGCCCGATAATGTCCCTCTGTGCAAAGTCCTATAATTGCCCTTTGTCGTCATGCGTCCCATAATGTTCTGCTGGATCTCGTTTCCGATAATATCCCGTTTTGTTGTACAGAAACCGATATTCGATATTATCAGAACAATCGTATAATAATGCTCATAAACGCACGCAAAGTAAACAGTTATCGTTCCCGTCCTATAATCTCGCACGGCCCAAAGGCCCGATAATCTGGGCCAGGCCGGTCCTACTCAACGTCCGGTAAGTCATTTTCTCCATAGTCCGAGAACTCGTCATATTCGCATGTCGGACAATACCGTTGGCCCGATAAGTATTGGAATCTTAGTCCGCATTTCGGGCAAACATCACATTCAGTATCAATACAATCTTCGTGGTCGAACTTCTCGTCCATGTTATCGCTCCTCGTCGTTATCGGCAGGCTTCGGTCAAGTTTTCCTCTTGGGCTTCAATCGCCCGCCACTTCTTTTTTCGCCGATCCCAGGATTTCGCGTGCGCCACTACCTCTGCAAAACGTTTTCCCAGTTTAGCTTTGCGCCAGTCTTTAGCGGACCTTCGATCACAATAGTACCCATGCTTCATTTTGTTGTCTCCGTCCGAGAATTATTGACCAGCCGAACCGCAGGCATCGATCATACTTATCGGGCTCGCCTTGGCATTATCGGCGATAAGCCTAGGGTTGATAATCCCAACGTTATCGGCATCGTCTACACTTCCGAGAAGAACACGTCCGATATACCCGAAGTCTCTGACCAGCGCATTACGTAGGGCTTTAACTGCTCGTTTCTCATTCGGACCCTGAGCACAGGCCCCATAATACGCGCTGTGGAAGGGGCTGATAACTCTCGCCCGGATCTGGTTTGCGGACGTTTTCTCAAACTGGAATTTAACGGTGCGCTTTGAATCCCTACTGAAACCGATCGCTCCGTCCGATACCGCTATCATGTTAGCGGCCTTTGCTTGATCCTGCTTCTGTTTAATTCTTGTGGAAACTGCCATAATTCTCCCCTTTGTCCGATAGTTATTCTCTTGTCCCTACAATACAGTATAGAATACCTGCGCGGGATTGTCAAAAGAAAAAACAAGAAATCTTACATACGATATTATTGTGAACATCCGATAAGTATACCCACTATGGCACACAGGGTAAACTATTATTGATAACGACCGATAATCGCCCACGGCCCAAGGCCCTATAATTTTGTTGTGCCCGAACTCCGTTAGTTATCGGCCAGATCGGAGTCGTTGTTGTATACGTTCAAGCTGGGCTTTAGTGAGCTTCTTCCGATAACAGAATAGCCGATTGTTCGTACCATACCGATAACATGATAGATACCCTAGTCCGATAAGAGCAAGAGCTACCAGTAGTCCGATATACGGAAACAGGAAGTAAAGTAAGAACGAACCGGATACGTATGCTCCGATAAAACAGAACAGTAATACTTCAGATTGTGCGAAGATGAACCAACCGTTGAATCTGTTCCGATAACTTCCATCGGCTTCTCTAGTGGCGATAACAACATCACCATAGTCCGCTTCGAGATCAAATGGTCCCATAATATTCTCCGGTCAGATTAGTGGATGTCCGATAAAAGAAGCGTATTCTCGGAACCCTCCCAAACGTCTGATAATAGCCGTTCTGTCGAACGTCCGAGTATTGTTAGTTCCAGCTTCTCTGTATGTTATAACAACGTCACGTCCGATAGTAGCAAGGAGGCGTCCTAATGCTCGGTCTCTCCGATTATCGGTCTTGGCATGGAGTTGTCTAGTTATCGGATTCTCAGAGCCAGCCCCGATAACAACAGTGAACAGTCTAGCTTTCATAGCTATGCTCCAACCAAAAAAGAACTCCGGATGTAATCGAGGCAGTTATTGGACAACGGCCAGCGGGTAGGAACACATGGTTCATTATCGGAGTTACGGATAACCCGCTCAATATGAGCATTCTCGGACCGAGTTAGCCACGTAAGAACGTCCGATAGAAAGATGTCCGGAACACACAAGTACTGAGGATACCCGTAGTCTGGTGTCCGATAAGAAACTAGAGTCTTCTTCATAGTTATCGCTCCAGTCGGGGGTTGCGTCCGATACTTAGTTGCCAACCGAATTCAAGGCTGTCTGGACAACGTTCATCATGTCACAGAGGTTAGTAACCACGAAGCTACCGATTGTTCCTGCGATTGCGATTGCGAAGATAACTTTCATAGTCCGTTTCCTTTCAGTTTGTCGTTCGTTCCCTAACCATATACATACTACGATTCGAATCCGGAGATTGCAAGAAAGAAAGAAAGAAAAAGAAAAGAATCTCTAGTCCGATAACAAGAGGGTAGGAGGTAGGTCTGATAACAAGCCTTGCTCGTCAAGCAAGATAGTCTGATAACAACAAGAGATCAAATAGTCTGATAACAAGATATAATGTTAGTCCGATAGCTTTCGATGGGTGGTAGTTAGATATAGGACCAGCTAGGGGGTAGTCCGGTAATATAAATGGTCCGATAATTTTGGGTTGGTCCGAAAAGCCGTGGGGGTCCACACTCATCCGGCTCAGTTTTCAAATCCCCTACAAGTTTTCCAGAATCTTTATCCATACCTCCCGCCCCTTCTCCCTCCTCCCCATCCGAAGGGGTACACCCCTTCCTCAACGGCCTAATCAACAACATTATCAACCAGCAAAAATCGATAAAAAAAATCAGGAGTATAGAAATAAAATGGGCTGCAGCACGTATACTAAGATAGCAGCTAAAGACTGCTCTCGTGGGCTTCGCACCTTATTAATGGAACAAGGAGATAAACAATGGTTGCGGTTTTTGTAGGATACAGTCAAACAATTATACTAGGCGTTGATAAACACGGAGATATCATAGATAAGGACGGACGATTTTTTGGTCCTAATTCTGGGAGGAATATTCGTCACTATCAAAGACAGGATATTGATCTAAAACACGGAGCTAGTATTCACATAAGTTCAACACCAAATATGAGATTTTTTAATTGACATAAATAACTATCACCTCCCTTTGTCGTCTCGCGTAACAATAAAAACTAGAACTGGAGATTTTAAGATGAACGAAAACGAGACTAATGTTACTATCTGTAATTTGGCGATTTTAAGAATAAAAGAATGTCGTCAAACAAATTCATCATATAGGCAATCGGATGGTTTTGAGGAAAAATCACAAAAAACAGAAACATCTTTCCACTGGAAGATGAAAACTATATCTCCAAAAATCAAGTTGGATGATTTAACGGATGACAACAAAAAAGAACAAGAAGTGATAGACGCGGTATTTAGTTCAACTGGGTATGAATTAGATGCTTATCACTTGGGTTTCAAAACAAGAGAAGAAGCTATCAAGAATGCATTAAAATTTGCACAGCGTAACGGAATTACAGTAGACGGATACACACTATAGTGTACTAACTCCATTTGTTGTCTCGCGTAATTACAGATATATAAGGAAAAGAATCAGATATGTGTAAATTTACCAAAAATGATGTTGATATAACAAAGAGTCTTAAAAAAGACAGATTACTTATCAAAGACAAGATGGACAAATGTTTGAAACGTATTATTCGGATTATGTGTGATAAATTTGGTTTAATATATGGTGGTTATCACTATGACAATGCAGATGGATATTTTTGTGAACGTGTTTTGCTGCTTGCTGACGAAATGTTTATGGGTGTAAAAACTGTATATTCTATCAATGGATCAACTACTATTCCTTTTCCAATGTTGGTTGGAAATGTGGATTACTCCAACTATATCCCTAGGTCGTTTTTGTTTAAGGATGATGCTGAGATTGTTGATTATTTAGACAAACAAATTAAAGCAGATAAAAAGGCTAATTCAGTAAGACAACAAAAAGAAGAGAAAGAGAGAAGCGAGAGAGAAAGTCTTATCAAATCCGCCAAGGCTAAGTTGACGAAAGCTGAGAGAGATGTGGTTGGTATATAATAAATAAAAAGGTAAAAAATAGAATGAAATATTGTATAGTTACTGAAATTGAAAATTATCATTACGTACCACACTACATAGATGAATTTGGAAATAATAATAATCTTGGTGATATATTTTTTGACAAAGAAAAAAAGATTTGTAGTGTGAGATTTTATGGTTGGCCAACAGGAATACCTTTAGTAGATTTATCTGATATAATGGAAGAGATAAAATGTCTTGAAGAGAAATTAAAAACGAAGGAATTAACTTAAATGAACGACGCAAAACAAATAAAACTAAATGCCTTAGAAAAGCCGAGTTATTATTTTGGTGATTATAAATCTGAATCATCTGATTGTACTTGCGATGCGAGAGAAGATGGTGATTATTGTCGTTGTTCAAAAGTTACTATGACAGAGGTCACTAAAATATTTCGTAAAGAAATTGTTGCTGCTGTTATTCCAAAAGAAATCTATCCTACAATTTTTGGGTATTGTGTTGATCGTATATTGCAACTATGCGGTATAATGCATAAATTAAATTGGGAGGTTAGTGTAGTAGGTGGGTACTACGGAGAAGAAACCGATGGGATAGTCTTTAATTGGGAAAAACTCGAAGCTATTAGGAAGCATATTTCAAAACTTAGTAGAATGAGTAAAACAAAGATGATGGAATATGTTTTACTGCAGGAGTATGGGTATTTGCTAGACGACATAGGGAATAGGAAATGGGAAGTCAAGGAAGTCGATTTGGCCGATATTCGAATTGGTAGGGCGGATTATTACGGACAGAAACTTTGGCAGGATATTGTTGAGGGATATGAAGATCATGAACTTCCGGTAATTGTGTGTCTCCGGAAGACAGAAAAAATAAATGATGAATTTAGAAGTGTTTATCGTGTAATTGATGGATATCACAGACTTACTGCTGTGCCAGACAAAGACGGTAGAGTTATGGTGGTGTTTGCTAAGTAGGAGTAATAATGTCTCATACATTAGATAATTGCAAAACTGGTAATCATAATTTTAAAGCTCTTATATCTTTTGGCGTCGGAATGGACTCTGCTGTTGTCCGTTGGTGTCAAGAGTGTGGGTCGGTAGTGGTTGACACAGATTATGATGGTAGAATCAATCCTGGTGCTGTAATGCCCATGAGATTTCCGAGAGTACTACAAAAAGGTGTGTAATGAATAAAGTTAAATGGGAATCGAATAATGGTCGTGGTTTTTTTCAAACAAAAATCGGAGACATAGTCTTGTCGTGTTATTCTAGGATACAAATAACTGGTAAAACAGAATGGTATGCTCAGGCGTATTTTAGAAACGGTACTTTTTTATTCGAAGAAAGAGAACTAGACTGTTTGTCAAAAAATGCAAAGGAAGTTGCTGTACAAAAAACTTATGAGTTGTTGTTGGACTTAAGGGATGGTGCTATAAAAGAGATTGAAACCTTTGAAAGATTAATGGGATAAAACTAAATGCCTTAAAAAAGCCAAGATTTATGAAGGGAGACATCTAATGACAGTACATAAAATGATTGGATATCTTGCTGAATATAGCTATGGAGTTATGTGGTCTCCACGTTATAGAGTATTCTTCCCGGTGAATATCGACTATGTTAGAGGGGTAGAGTATTGGCCGGATTCAGAAGGATGTGCAGACAAAAATTTCACTACATGTGTACAGAAGACATATAGCAAAGTAAAAATAAAAGTGGAAAATCCCACGATTGAAGAAATGGTTAATAATTTAGCTAAGTACGAATATGGTGTGTCGTGGAATACAGCAAAAGGACTATTCTGGCCGACAGTAACAGATGTAGAAGTTCTGGAATACTGGGCTGATCCTGAAGGATGTGAAGATGAGAGTTTTGAAGAGTGTGTGAGAAAAACACATATTAATATTAAAGAAATAGACAATCACTAGGAGAAGAAAATGCAAGTAGAAATTCTATCAGTTTTTGAAGTAAGCGATAATTTCGATTTAGATGTTATTAAGCAAGTTTTGTCGTCGTGCGTTGATAACGAACTAAAACGTATTTTCGACGGAAAGTATGATGGTATTGAGCATGTTTTGTCTACGACTTATTTTTCTGGGCAACTAGAAAATTCGGTTAGATGCTCTGTAGATAAAGTTGATGATGGGCCATACATAGTTCGTGGTGACGAGGAGCTTGGAAAAGATCTCGTGGCAAAAATTGGGCCAGAAGCGAAAAGGTTTAATTGATGACTTATAAAGAATATTGGAAAGAATCCGTGGAGAGTTCACTTAATGAACATGGTCTTTGTGCTACCACAGAGCAGATAGAAGCGATTGCCGGGGATATGCAGGTATGTGCTGAAATGAAGGATATGGCTTTCGGCCACGATGTTGCTAGTAGTAACTATTCTAAAGAGAGAGAATCTAGAATAAGAGAATTAGAGCAGCAGTTGAGTGACGAAAAAAGGAAGGTAAGTTGTCATGCTTGTAAGGGGAAGGGTTATATTGTAGAATGTTATGGAACCTTTTCTTCTGAAATGACATGTTTCACATGCAAAGGTGAAGGTAGGATATAGGGGTAAATAATGGCAATCTTAAAGAAGAGTGATATTGCGTTATATTTTAGTAGAATTTGTGCTCTTGATGATATTGAGTATAGGATAAATAGCAGAGTAAATGAGGTTATTAAGGTTATTTTTGAGACACTGGATTTGGAAATAGGTAGTATTACTGTAGAAGATTGGTATCGTGATACGTCTGGTGTGAGAGTTGATTATGAGGATATTCGTAGTGTTCCAATAAAGGAGATGGAAGACGATAAAGGGTTGAGAGTTGGTGTAGATGTACATGTTTTGGCAGAAAACACACCAATACACATATTATCTATTGTTGATGAATATAGGTCTAGTTTTCCTCTTTTCTTTTTATTCTGGTCTAACACAAGAATTAAGAAATATATAAAACAAGAGATGGAAGATTTTGATGTTTGTTTAGAACAGGATAGACTGAAGAAAGTAGCTTTAGATAAGCTTACAGATAAAGAGAAGAAACTTTTGGGACTTGAATAGATTGTCTATTTTGTGTCTTGCTAATATAACTTTGATTAGGTGAAAGTAGAATAATGGATAGAAGACATCCGGAAAATAAGAATAGATTATCGTATTGGTTTCCTAAGTTGCCATCGCATATTCGGGTCCCAGATACTGTTATTATTCCGTATACTGGAGAAGATCTTATTAATTTGCTTGATGGAAAAATCCCAGAAGGCTTTGACTCGCTGCTTGCGGACATAACCAAAGCTGGTAATGATTTTGGATGGCCGATGTTTCTTCGTACAGATTATCTTAGTGGTAAACAGAGCTGGAAAAATACATGTTATGTACCAACTGCGCACGATGTAGAAGATCATATTATTAACTTGGTTGAAGAGAGTGCTATGGCTGACGTAGTAGGCTTTCCTACTGACTGTTGGATAGCAAGGAAATGTATTTCAACTAGACCTGCGTTTCATGCTTTTCGTGGAGATATGCCTATTGTTAAAGAACGTCGGTATTTTACACAAGACGCCAAAGTGGTATGTCATCATCCGTATTGGCCAGCAGAAGCTTTTTACAATACGAATACATCTACACAAACTTGGTTTGATAGTTTGTTTTATATGAATATTGAACCTGATTACGAGGTCAATTTGCTGTCCAAACTTAGTAGTGAAATTGGAGCAACACTCGGGGGTTCATGGTCAATTGATTGGTTGTGGTCAGAAGAAAAATGCGAATGGTATCTAGTAGATATGGCAGAGGCTGATCAAAGCTATCATTGGCTTGGGTGTTCTATTCAGGAGGAAACATAGATGGTAACAGAAGTACCAGATAAACTTTTAGCTCTTTTGGTTTTTAATAGAATGATAAGTGATGGTGCAGAAGATTATAGTATAAATGATGTTTTTATAGAAATTTTCGGTAAAGGCCAATACACTACTAGTGAGTTGGGCAGATATGTTGTAGAAGATTTTGTTAAAACATGGGATGGATCAACAAGTGGTTTTTTGGAGAACCAATAACAGAATTTACTGTTTAGGAGTATTGTAATGTCAGAATCATTTTCCGTTGATGTCGCCAATCACATAAATCTTGGACCGTTTAACTCATGCAAAGATGTTGTGTTGGGTAAGAGTGTTGTTGAGTACGAGGGTGGGTCTTTTGACCAGATGGGCGTGACAGATAATAGATTCTGTTGTGGTATTATAAAGACTAATACGGAAAATAATTTTTTCACAATAGAGCCCAGAACCATATCTATAGCGATGAGAGGTTCTAAAGATTCAAGGAAGGATGTACGGCGTGCTGTTAATAAATTGTCTTCGGTTATTTTGCGGAGCATTTATTCTTTAATAGAATATTTCGAGGTACATAACGACAAACTACCTAATTATGTAACAGTTGTTTTCTCAAAAGATATAACAATAGAACCTAGTTGCGGACAACTGCATGTCAGCGTTGATGTTGGTATTTTTGTTGCTCTTGAGGTTTCTGTAGATAGATATATTTTTTAGGGAAAACTAATGGAATTTACTACTGTTGCTTTTATGTTATGTGTTGTGGTTTTTTTGTTTAATATGTTTGGTATGATTAATTGTAAAAATTTGCTACCAAAAGTATTACAATTTGTGATGTTTCCTTCTATGGTGGGGGTTTTCTTGGCATTTATATCAATGGCGTGTGTGTTGAATGGATGTTTTGTTTTTGTTACGTTTTGGATGTCTTTAGTCGCTTGTGTTGTGGGAGTTGGTCCGTTGGTTTTATTTGTTTTTTTTGGGTTGTTGCAAAATTTTCAATTATACTTAGTAAGGAAAAGGAAAAGGAAGTGGAAGTAATTGTCTTATTAAAACTAAAAGTTGACGCTGATGCGTTAAAGAGTGTGGGAGATACGGATGATCATATTAGGGCTAAAACTCGTTATTATGTATCCCATGCTATTGACGATAAAGTATCAGAAAATGAGTCAATGCAATTATTGAGTTCGTGTTTGGTTGAAAAAATGGATAAGGAGTGGATGTTTCAAATGATACCATCTCCTAATGTATTAAGGGAAGATAACGATGAATGTTAGATGTTTTTTAGGATTGCATGATTGGAATTATTGTTGTCCACACGATGATGTTATTCGTTATTGTCAGCGATGCAAAATGCAGCAATGGTGGGACTGGAGAGGTTCACCTGCAGGGTGGAACACCTATAGTAAACCAAAAGTAAAATATAAGATAGTGTGGAAACCAGAAGTTGGTAAAGAGAGAACAATCGGAGACGAACAATGTTAACTGAAGATAATTTATGTGATTATGTTGATCTGCAAAGTGTTATACAAAAACACGAAGAAAGAGTTTACAGGAGAGTGGAGGAAGTAGCTCTTATCATCTGTACAATGTTTGAGACAGAATTACATAGTATACGATATCCCCGTGCGGTTGGAAAAGAGGACGATGTTTTTGCTTTAATAAATCATGATCCGATAAGATCACCGTATAGAACCGATATTCTTTCTGCTCGTAGTGGCGAACATAATAATTATGTCAGATTTAGAACTAGGGCTCGTGATTACAGTATGTCTTTCCCAAAAAGATTTTTGTTTATGAAAAATAATGACATTATGTTTGAGATAGGCGAGCACATAAGAGAAACCAGAGAATATGACAGAGTTAACAATATTATAGAACAAAATCGTTTAGGCGAAAAAGACTGAAAACACTAGGCATAAATTAATGTATAATGAGGTGTTACATGGAAAATGACTTGCACGTAAATCACTGGAGGGTGAACTGTTTTAGACAGGTGGTCAGCACTAAACATTATCAGGCCATACTCGACAAGCATGGATCATGGGTTATGAGAAATGGACAAAGGGCTGACATAAAGAGTAAACATATAGGACCAGGGCGATATGAGGTTTGGCTGGAGGTTAACTCATGAAAAATGTTCAGTGTATATGTTGTGGCACTATTCTTGAAATGGAAGAAGTAGACAATCCATTAACAATTCCCCCCGTCTATGACGGTTTAGTGTTCAGGGCATCTGGTAATTATGGGTCTACTGTTCATGACCCAACACCTTATGTCCACGGCCATAAAGAGCAGATTCTTCAGGTGGTCATTTGTGATAAGTGTATTAAGACTGGTTCTGGACGTGTTTTTATATTACATGATATTAAAAGACAAGACACGGCAAAGATCAGGAGATTCAAATGAAGAACATTAGATGGAAGACATTTAGCGAAGATGAGGTGTGTTCCAAAATAGGAATAATTTCTATGCATTGCCTAAAACATGATGGACGAAAAGGACAAAGCAAATGGTGTGCTTTTGTGGCTCTACGTGGTAGGATCGGTATGATGAGAGATGGTGTCAAAAGAAAGACACTTGATGAAGCAAAGAATGATGCTGTTGGTTTTGCTAAAGAACTTTTAACAGATTATCACCTATGCCTACTAAAGGAAATGGAACGATTTGGTATTGACACGAAGAATTTGGATGATTAATTACTGCCCCACTTTGTTGTCTTGCTTATGGAATAAAATATGAAAAAAATTAAATGGGAAACTGATGAATGTGGGTTTTCTGAAGCGATTGTGGGATCTTTAACACTATGTTGTAGTCCAGTATACCCAACTTGTGGTCATAGGTACTGGATGGTGTACGTTTTTTGTGGTAAGGATGATGAAAGAGTTAGTTTCGGAATTAGACACGACACCCTAGAAAACGCTCAGAATGATGCTATTAATGTTGCTAAAACAGTTGTTTTAAATAAAAAGGAACAGTTAATTGAAGAAATGTCTATGTTGGGTATGGAATTTTAATAGTTAAGGATATATGGATGGTTGGAACAAAAATAGTTAATATCAAAGATTTTAATCTTGGTCCATTCAATTCTAATGTTGAGTTGGTTAGGGGAGATAAGCCTGTAGAGTACCCTGGTGAGCTTTATGGTAAAGTAGCTATATTTGATAATGATAATAGATATACAGTTGCAGACAATGGTTCTGGTGGTGGAGAGTGGGTTTTTGAAGTGAAGCCGCAAGTTTTGGCTATAAACACCAAGGGTTCTGTTGATTCGGAGAGTGATGTAAATAGGGTTGTAAATTATTTGTCGTCAAAGATTCTTCGTCGTATTTATAGTATGGCAGAATGTTTTGGTATAGAAGATAAGCATCTTCCTAATTGTGCTAGTATTTGTTTCGGAGAAGATTTGGTGATTAGATCAATTGATGGCGAGCTATCTGCTGCTGTTATGGTAGGTATTTTTGTGGTGGTGAAATAATGAAGCCTCTTAAAAATGCAGAATTAATTTGTTTAAAGAGTTGTTGGAAATCCTACCAGGATGCTCGTTTAAAATTTAAACAACGAGTTGATAGGGTAATTAGGTTAATATTTAAAACATTCGACGTAAAACTACAAGGGTGGGATTTTGAAGAAGAAGATTGTGTTTTGGTTGGTTGTGATGATTATATAGAAATTTATATATCTGCTACTCATCCGTATTGGATGATGCATATGTTTGGACAACATTATGGAAGATATATCCCAATTAAATTTTTAGTGATGTCTGATGAAGAAATTGTTGATATTATACAGAAGCATATAGATGGTGTTGAAGTTGTCAGGAAAAATTTAAAGAAGTATATAGAAAAAGGTCTTATACTACAGTCTGGTACTTGGTATGAAATACCTGATGGTGACATAAAATTTCAGGGTGAACCAAAGATTGTCAGATATTTGTCTGAAAATCCACATGCTATTGGAGATAAGAGATGAAATTAAATTTAGGTAGATTTGATCAATGCGTATCATATTTGAAGGATGGTGCAGTTGCTTGTTATTTAGTATCGAAAGGTCAAAAAGTATCTTATTTCATGAATCACGGGGGAGACATAGCTTCTACTAAATTTTCTGTTGTTAAAAACTACAAAGGTTATATTACCATTCCTACATTTGATATTGGTGTTGCTGTCGATCATGGTAGGATTGATGATTATTCTGTAGTAGAACAACTTCTTTTCAGTATTGAGATTGAGATTTTTAGTATGATTAGAAAAATTATTAGTGAGCATGGCGGTTGTTCATCGTTAGAAAATATTATGATACCCATTGTTTGTGTTAAGGTTTTTGATGACGACAGAAATCATGGATCTTATGGGTGGGCTGAAGTTGGAATAGCTGTTATCAGTGATTAATTAAAGGGTCGATAGGCTATGATTAGAGAAGTTTCCATTGAAGACAATCCCATCTCAGGACTATATGATGTGGTGATAATTAATACTTATTTTGAGTGTGTTACTGTGAGTTTTCATAATACGGAAGATGCTCAAGAATTGAGTAATCTCTTACAAAAATCAGCTACAATGAAGGTTGAGGGGTAATCTATGTGTGAATGTGGATGCTTTACTCTGGGACAAAATTTTAAACTCAAGGCTCATCATGGGTGGTATGTAGTTCGGTTACTTACTGGTTGTGGCTATTGTGGTGTTGGTCCCAGTATTGTTATTGAGTCTAACTCATATTATCCAGAAGAGGAGATTCAATATCTTCAGGAGTTACCGATGTGCTCAGAGGGGGCTTCTCTGGTTGTTTGTGGGCCAAACGAGTCCGAGTTGAAATTAGCTATGAATGAATCTCTCAGTGAGTTTATTGATGACCCAGATTTAGAGGTAGATGAAGTGACCATTGATATGGCTGCTGAAGATCTTGTTTCTGGGTTTTTAGGGCAATTTCCCAAAGTGGTAGAACCCAAAGAGGATGAATAATGTTTACTAAAAAAGAATTTGGTGAGTTTATAAAACGCAAACGAACTTATGAAGATGATATTGAAGTCATCTGGCAAAGGATGGATCATGTTGTAAGGTTAGTATGTAATATCTGTAAAGCTAAGTTGGATGGGTGGGGATTTAGCGATTGGGATAATATTGTGGATGAAAGTTTTTATAGCAATACCCCAATAAGTGATGATATTCGAATTCCATATGTTTTTCATGGGTCCGTACAGTGCAACTCCGTAATGACGGATAGGTGTGACTATTCAAAGTATATACCAAGGTCTTTTTTCTTTATGTCTGATGGGGAAATATCTGAGATAGTTTTTGCTGATATAAAAGAGACCAAAAGAAACTTACAAAGAAATCATAGTGTTTCTGTTGAGAGAACGAAAGAGAGGATTAAGGTAATAAGTGAGTTGACACCGCACCAGAGGATGGTTCTTGGATTGGATGGAATTAGATAAAATGAAAATAATACTTCAACAAATAAAAAAAGATAAGTCTCCGAAGGAATACGAATATAGGGTGGTTAGTACAATAAACTTTTTAAAGTATAACATAGGTGATGTACTTACCAGGGAAGATGTCGAGTTTTTAATGTCACATTATGTTAGTGTGGAGATAGAATAATGGATAGATTTATTTATCAAGATATCGATGATTTCATCAGTTTGCAAAGAGAATACAAAGAATTAAAAGCAAAAATCTTTTTGCGTGTTGGTGAGATTGTACATATTATTTGCGACGAATGTGATGCTGTATTGGATTGGTGGGAGTCGTATGAAGAAATGAGTCTTGATGAATGTCAAGGAATAGGTTTTGTTGGTTTGGTAATAGCTGGTAGTAGATCAGAACTTGTGGCAGAGTTGGGCTATTCTGATGGTTTCCCTGGGTCGTTTTTGTTGCTAGACGACAATGAGATCAGGGCTATTGTTTCAAAGGAAGTGAAGAAATACAACAAAAAGAAACAGAGGTTGTTGAAAAAACTTGAATCTAAAGAGCAAACTTTAGAAAATGACAAGAAAAAAGCTTTAGATAAACTAACGACAAAAGATAGAAAAATTTTAGGGTTGGATCAATAAACAGAGGTGTGTAATGGATAGTATTTTTGATGTTAGGGAATTGGTACGACGGCTTGGGTGCGTAAAAAACAAAGACCGTCTTGAAAAAATAGTTTTTATCATAAATCAAAAATTTCCAGGAAGTTTTGGATATAGATTTAATCTTGGAGTTGGAGGTGTTTATTCTGTAGAATTGTCTAACGACGTAGATTATATGATTAAAATAGGTTTGTTTACAAATTTGTACAAGCTTGAAGTTGTGGAGCGAGAAGAATTTGATGGAGACGATTCTATTGTTTGGTTGGATTTTGCTAAAATTCTTGATACCAAATACTGGATGTTTTTAGATGCTTTGTCTGCGTTGGTATATTTATCATGTTGCTATGGCTATAAACACTATAATGTTGATATTACGTTTAAGCAAAAATATCCAGAATATTCAGATATACTGGGGGAAATAAAAGAATTTGCTTGTGAATATGGTCTCATAAAGTAATCAATCTTAGAATTGGAGTATTTATGCTTAATGAAAGATTTTCGAAAGCCAGGGAAGAACTTCAGAATAAGTTGTGTCAACAGACCCCCAAGCATGTCGCTGAAATTAGAAGATTAAAGCGATGTGTAAATGTCTGCCTTATTATGTGGATTATATCCGTAGTTTTGTTCGGGTTACTGGTCTTTAGTAAAAAATTTAATACTCCATCAGATCTATTAAGACCAGATTTTGGTTCAGCATATTTTTCAGTTACCGATAAGTAGAATTTTGCAATATTCTTAGAATATTTGGAATAAAATGAATGGCAAGACGTATAATGGTGCGACCGAACGATAACACTCATGGAGTTATATATGAAGAAAGTGCATTATGTTGGTGGTTGCTGGAGAGCTTCGGTAGATACCACTACCGATTGGAGAAAGGTTACATGTGATCTTTGTTTGAGACACAAGCATATAAACAAAGTACGTGACAATATTAAGCCTTCTCCTAATAGTCGTTATACGGACGAAAGAGATCGGTTCGGATTCAGTGACAGGAGAATTTAAGATATGAATAATGTCGAGTATAATGCGTTGTGGATGAGATATTTAGGTGTGTTGAATTTATTGGGTTTATGTTCAGAAGATGTTATGGATAATAACAACGATGAATTATTCTCAAGAATAGAGTCGGCTCTAAGAGATGCCGTAGATAGTTACGATGGTTTGAGTTTTCACAGTAATGGTTGTGAAGTTTGGATTGAAGCAAATGGCTAACGCACCGATATATAAAGAAAAAGATGTTGTGGGACACCCCGAACTATTGTCTCAACTAGAAACTGCTATTGAAGAACTTGATGTACATATGAGAGCATCTGTTCCAATTAAGCGAGGTGGTTGTCATGTTGGTTTTGGTGTCAGTAAAGTTCAATGCGGAATAGCTGCAGATACAGTTATATCTATTGCTCGTGCTATTAAGTCTCAAAAGGGTTGGTAAATGAGTGATACAAAAAACGAACATGTAAATAGTAGACGTAGTATGAGGTGTGGTTTTCATTGCTTTGGTAGAAATGTTGGATTTTATGCTGAGCGTGGTTCTCCTTTTCATTTTGTCCCACGGATTAAATTTGGCTCAAAAGATGGATTTGGTTTTGGTCTTTGTTGGTTTTGGTTTGGTTTAGCTTTTTACATAATAAAAGATAAATATTTTAATTATGTTGAAAATTTAAATTCACAAATTCGTGAATTTATAAGTATGACGTATGTTGCTTGTGGTGGTAATTTGCCCAAGTGTCCCGGTGATGATGTTAAAATTACTCAACAGGAACTTGATTATTTAAGAATGTGTCTTAAATATATGATTTTAGATTTAGAAGCGTCGAGGAGAGAGAGGGCTCATTTGTTGCGATTGTTGCACAGTGATGACTAGGTATATTTTACAGAAGGAGATTGCGATGAAGGTTGGAGATACAGTTAAGGTAGTTAAGTGTGATGTTTGTCAGCAGGTTGTTGGCAAGACTGCGGTAGTTAAGACTTTGGGCGACGACAATACTGTTTCGCTTAATTTTGGTAAGGGTCGTCCACCAAAGGGTCGTCCGGAGCGGTTTAGTGCTGGTGATATTATGGAAGTAACTGGTTAATAGTATTCTTAAAAGGGATGATTTTATGAGAAAATTGTTTTGTATTCTGACAAGTTGTTCGCTGTTAGCTGCTGGTCCATGTGTTCTTGAAGAGTGGAGATTGGCAGTTGGTCCAGTAGTTAGTGGAGATACTATGTATGGTGGCGTAGAATTTGAATTCAGCAATGGTCTGGATGTTATTGTTCCACTAGGTGAACTTGGCGACAATTTTGTTGACTAGGAGGATATCAAATATGAATTTACGACTTTTTGTTGGCTTATTCGCATGTTTGTTTGCTTTGGGTGCTGTTAGCGATGCCAGAGCATGTCATCACACAATTAAGTCCATTATGCTTAGCCCAAAAACGGCATGTCCTGGAGATGATGTTGCTGTTACTGTAAATGTTGAACTATGGGGAAATCAGTACAATGTTCAAAGATGGAAGAGCACCAGCATAAATGGTGTTTGCTATGATAACCCAGATCATTCTAGTGATAATCTGAGGAAATTTTTCTCTGAGACTATCACCATATCTGCACCAGATATTCCTGGTACTGGTACTTTAGTTGTAAAAACATTTGCCAGAGATAATTGTTCGTGGGAAAAGAGTCGGAGAAGTGTAGATTTAAAGGTTATCTATTGTTGTCCAACCTGTGAGGATGGAGATGATTGTACTGTTGAGCAGGGTGATGGTTTTGTAACTATTACATGTGGAGAGACAGTTGGTTATCTATATGACGGAGAAGATGGTGAAGATGGCGAAGATGGAGCTACCGGCTTGCAGGGGCTCCCAGGTCTTTCTTGTACTGTAGAACGGGTTGGTACTTGTTCAAACATCACTTGCGAAGATGGTACTTCAGCAGTTGTCTGCGATGGAGAACAGGGTCCACCAGGAGAAGACGGAGATGATTGTACGGTAGAACAGGATGGCGACTGTGCTATTGTGTCGTGTGGTGGAGAAAGTGTTGCAGTAATTTGTGATGGAGTTGACGGCGAGGATGGAACAGATGGAACTTCGTGTTGGGTTGAGCATAAACCACGTCGTTCTGTAATTCATTGTGGAGAGTCTTCGGCTGTTGTTTGGAATGGACTCAGTTGTTGGGATACAAATGAAAATAACAGGAAGGATTTTTGCAGTCTTGTTCTGAGAAATATGTTCCAGGGAAAATGTCCAGAAGTATTTGTTTACGAATATGAATGTGAAGAACCAGAGGGACTCAGTTATAAGGCTTGCTCGTCGGCAAAGACTTACGATGGTCACCTCTGTAGTATTGAAGTTGGTTGTGTTGAATATTTGATGTTGACAACTGACATGACTGAGGATGTTGCTGTTCGATTGTGTTCATTCACCGAAGATCTTAATGATGATGGTGTTGTAGACATTCTAGACTGCAGAGGAGAAGATGGAGAAGACGGTTCTATCGGTCCACAGGGTCCGGGTGGGATTGATGGCGCTCCTGGTCAAGATGGCGAGGATGGAACCGATGGAGTCGACGGAGTAGATGGGGCTCCAGGTCTAGATGGTTTAGATGGGTCTGATGGTGTAGATGGTGTTGATGGTCAAGATGGAACTGACGGAGAAGGTTGTAGTGTAGTTGATAACTTTGACTTTACTTGTACTATTGTTTGTTCGGATTCGGAAGTTGTGGTTTCGAATTGCGGAGAAGGTGATGGTTTGGAAGAACTAATCACTACCGTAGTAGCACAGGAAACTGTCGAAGATGTTCCAAATAGCACGCCTTGTGGTGCTTTTGGTGGGGTCACGATTGTTGCCATGTTGCTGCCTCTCGGCTTCATGGGACTTCGCTCTCGTAGACACCATTAGTAGACAAGGTGTGGTTCCCTGGAGATACCCAGGGGACTCCGAACATTCGGCACTTTGTTGGAGGATAAAAATGGGACAGAAAACTATTGAGGTAAGTATCCTGTTTACTGGTGAAAATGCGACAATTAATTCAGAAGCTTTTATGGAATATATGGATACTATACCGGGGATAGCTGGGATAATTGGTGGTATTACATTTCATGGTGGCAAAGTATACCACATAGATGATGATCCAGAACAAAATATAATTATAATCAAGGGGTAATCAGTGGTACGATTAATGGGATATAGAACTGAGGGTACATGCGGTTGGTGTAATTGTAGTGAAGTACAGGAGGTTCCTACTATTGTCGCCACTTTTGACTCAAAAAGTTTAGCAGAAAAATATGTTCGTAAAAGTATGTTGAAACACCCCAAAAGGTGGGGGTCTCCATTCAGAGTAAAAAGTTTGTTGTGTGGATATGGAAGCATAGACATAGAAGAAATTGTTGTAGAAGATCCCGTACCTCATAACCCAAATTAAACTACGGAGAGAACTATGTCAAAGACAGAAGATCTTGGATGTCTCCCCAACGGTGCTCATCTATATAGAAAAAAAAATGAAGCTGGTGGCTGGAGATATTACTCAGATGAGGTTGGCGGTGGTGTTGTAGTATGGGATACGTGTTTGGTTCAGGAATCAACACTATTGGCTGCTTTGGTTTGTGAACATCACAGATATTATCTGGAGAAACTAGGAGAGAGAGGTTGGAAACCAAAAGGCCATACACCGAATGACGAAATGGCTGGATTAAATGGTTTGCATTTTTTAGATCCACTTTCCGGAGAGGAAAAAACAGATGGATAGTGACCCAAGACAAGATGCTACTACAATAATTACGGAAATATGTGAAAGAGTTGAACGTGCATGTAGGTATAGCAAGTTAGGGGATGAGGAAACTAACACAGAAGCTATGCTAGACAGAGATGTGGTACTGAGATTGTATTCATATTATAAGACTTGTGGAAACAACAACGTAGAAGCGGGTAGACTTGCTAGGGTTCAGGCTATCAAAATAATATTAAGTGAAATATTCGCATGAAAGTAAAGTGGGTTGTTCAAAATAATATGCTCGACGTAGACAGTGGTGAGATAATTAATGAAGTATCTAGCCAAGGAATGGTTTGTTATGGGATTTCGCATACCCTGGGGTTCAATAAAATTGAACAATTATCCAAGTCATTAAAAGAGGATTGCGTTGTTTGCTACGGAGATATAGATTTCGTAATAAACGCAAGTAGAAAGCTTAGGTGTATCCCCGGTGCTTGGTGTAATTTCACCAATATGAAATGTAGTACTTATTATTCACATTTCGGAAGTTTGTTGTTGAACAGAAATTATGTCATGATGCCTTTAAATGAGTTACTTATCAGGAGACACCAAAAGGAATTTTTAATTGATCAATTACTTTTTGCAGAACCTGTTTTTGTGCGGCCAGATAGTGGAGCCAAATCTTTCACTGGTCAAGTAATAGGATTAGACGATATGCACAAAATCCAATCGCTAGTTAATGCGGTTGGTGGAGATACCTTGGTAGTTGTATCTCCCACTCTTGATATAAGTGAAGAATTTAGGTTAGTTGTCTGCGATAGAAGAATCATAGCTGCTTCTAAGTATCTTCCAGAAGAAGAACCATTAAAGATTGAAGATATCCCCACGTCACTTTTATGTCTGGCCAACAAAGTATGTTCTAATGAATGGCAACCTGATATATGTTATACTTTAGATATTGCTGTGTGCGAAGAAGTACCATATTTACTAGAAATAAATAGTTTTAGCTGTTCTGGTTTTTATGGGTGTGACATTGGCGATATTGTTAGTGCTGCAAGCAATGCGGCTTTTGATGAATGGAACTCTTATCATGTCTAAGAAAGGGGGTAGTTCGTTGATTTTGTTGTGTTGTTAATCATTACTGTGGTACGTATATCTAAGGAGATGTAGATGGGAAAAGTTTTTTTTGTGTTTGCGTTTATATTTTGTGCGATGCTTGGTGGTGAGTGTTTTGCAGTTGACACAGATTGCAAGGCTGAGATATATGATAATTATGATTATATGTCTTCTTGTCAAATTGGGGATGATAGTAACGGTGATGAAAGGTTTATTTACACATATCTTGATGATTCTGATGACACCTACTATGCTAGAGTTGCAACAGTGGTTTCTGGGTCTGTAGTCCTAGGTTCAGCGACTTCCTGGGGGTCATTTGGGTGTTTTGTTACAGATATGGGTGATTCAGATCATGAGTCTGATACACACGCTGTAGCCCCACTTGATACTAGTACATTTATGTTGGTGTACAGAGAAGCAGATACCGGGACAAATGAGTATATGGTTGGTGTTGTTGGAACTGTATCTAATACCGGTGCTTCTGCGTCTATTTCTTTTGATACAACGAATCAGTGTGAATATGATGAGGGTCCACCAGTCAGTGGAGAAATGGAATACAGATTCAGTAAGTATAATATCGATGTTGAAGCTTTGAGTTCCACTAAGGTAATTGTTTTTGGAAGACAGAGGGCTTCTGATACGTACGAAGCAAGAGCTATGTCCTTTATCCTTAATGTTACTAGTGGAAGTACAGTAACCGTTGGGAGTAGTTGGCAGCAATATATTCCTGATGATTGTCCTGATGGGTGTGATACTGAGCCATATTTCTTAAACAGAAGTTCTATTCATCACGTAGTTAAGAAGTTGACCAGTAGTAGTGTTATCATGTCTTATTCTCGTGGAGAATATGGTTCTACTTGTAGGTTTATTGTTGGTAATGTTGGAGATACTATCCCAGATGTAGATCGTATGTCTTGGGGTGATCAGGCATATCTGGAAGATAGTAGTAATGACAAGATAACTGATGTTCAGAGCAGAGATATTGTTGTTCTTGATTCAAGTCGTTTTGCAGTAGTTTATCGTGGGGATGATACTGACTTAGATGAGACTCATGCTATTAGAGTGGTTATCGGAGAGATTGATGGTAGTGACGACATCACCTTTGGGGATATTGTTGACGTAACAGATGAGGTTGACACAGTGTTTGACCCAGATTGTTATGAGTGTAGTTTGAGATTACCAAAGGCTACTTTTGTAGAAGCAGATAATGGAACTCATGATGGTAAGTTTATGGTATCTTTCACCAATGAAACTCACTGTGGTGCTCATGGTGCTTTTTATATGTGTACTGTAACGAATGGAACAGACACAACTGTTACGTGCGACAGTACTCCGGAGACAATGTTTGATAATACGGATGACGACGTAGCTTTCGATGATATTTATCTATTAGATAGTGATGATATTTTGGCTGTTTATCGGCAGTGTGATGTTGATAATACTCCGGATTGTGCTGTTGCTGTCGATATTTTAGATGATTCTACATTAGAGGAATGTGCGTGGGCTATAGAGCCGGATTCCCCTCACGATGCCAAGAAAAACAGATACGTATCGTTCAGCGTTGACAATCCATTGGAACAATCCGTAGCATTTAAGATTAGTATGACTGATTCTGAACTTTTTTCAGACGATGAAGGTGATCTTGGTTACATTGGAGAGCCTAATGATGATGGTTTGTCTCGGGTGGTAAGCACTCCTTATTATGCCGATGACTGGCCAGAAGTAATTCATGTAGGAGATTGTTGTATTGTTCCGCGTTCTGAGTACGAGATATCCGGGACGTTAGATAACTCTTCTTTTGGTACTGGGGTGGAGATAGAGACTGCGGAGCAGCCAGGAGCCAAGGAATGGTGTGATGTTGTTGGTGCATTTGTTACTGGTGTAGGATGGGCTCCACCAGAGGGCAATCTGTCCATGAATGATTTGGTTGCGATTATGCAGTCAATGAGTGGGGCATCGACTGCTCCTCACTGGACCTGGACTGATGTTCATCCAGAAATTCCAAATGGGATTATCAATATGTCTGATACACAGGTTGGATCTACTGCTTTTACTGGAGCTGATTATCCATATACCTTCTGTGAAGAATAATAGTTAGTTTGTTGGTATTATAAACAGAGAACCGCGTAGTTGTAACCAGTTTACTTCTACGCGGTTTTCTGGGGAGAAAGAATATGAATGCTTGTGTTGAATTTTTGGGTAAGTTGTTAGATAAACTGTCAATCAAGAGACGTGTGGAAATTAGCGATTTTTATTTGGCAGGACCAATGAGGGGGTATGATGACTTGAATGCTCCCATGTTTAGATTAGTATCTCATCTTATGAGAGAAAAGGGGTTTACTGTATGGAACCCATCCGAACATGGTAGTTACATCAAGACGTCTTTTGCTGAATGTATGAAGGAAGATTTGAACGCTATTATTAATGGTTGTAGAAACATTGCTATGCTACCTGGATGGAGAGATTCCCTTGGAGCGAACATAGAAGCTTGCGCTGCTTTTGCTTGTGGTAAGGATGCTTTTGAGGTTGTTATGTGGGATAATGGAGCATCATTCGATTTAGCTCCCGTTGATCTCACAAAATATGTTTTACCATATATTAGCGTTGACTGTAATGGTTTTGACCCACACAATGAGTAAGATACTATTCGTCTTCTTCTGTGTCTTCGTCTTTTGTGTGATGTTCTTCTATGTATTTGTCTAGCTGTAGTTGTATTCCAGCTTTTTCTCTTCTTGTTGATTCTAGGTCTAAAAGTGTATATTTGACGCAAATAACAAGATCGTGTAATGCTTTAGCTAGTTTATCGCTGCTAATTTCAGCGTCTCCGTCACCGGGAATAGTTCTTTTTGTTTTGTTGTTGGTAACTTCTTCAGTGAGTTCTAGGATCTTAATGTATAGAAAATTTTTACTCAAACTCATTTTTACTCTCTCTTTCTAGAATCCCACACAACAGCGACCTCGTGTGAGCTTGCTATATCATCAGCCACAACAGTTTCTCTACCGAATCGTTTCTTTCCTTTTATTATTGTCTTATAGCAGTGTGCTATCAGTTCGGTACAACTAAATCTTAAAGTACTATTGAAATCAAAAGCAAAATCATATTCGTTTCCAAGTGCATTTTTTGCTTTTATCAACGCTTTAGATATGAGACTATTGTCTAATGGTCTGAGTACTATGAGATGATCTGTTCTCATGAAATCTATAAGATCTTCCGAAATAACTCCATCACTTATTGCATGGATTACTTGATTTTGTTTTCCTTCAAGACATCCAACATACATGCCTGCGTGGTTCCACCAGCCAGGAATTAACCATTTATCGATGTATCCTTCGAATCTTCTTACTATGATATCTCCTGGTAATATTTGTTTTTCTACTTCTCTATAATGTTTTCCCTTTAGAGTGAATGTTGTTGAGTTTATAGTAAACCAAAAAGGACGTGATATTCCAGACCATTTGATATCTCCTATAAACCTAAATATTATTTTTTTTATATTGTATGACAAATTTTCAAACATATTGTGTTACCTCCAAAACAAACATCAATATGTTATACACCGCTTGAATAATCTGTCGCTAAATTTTCGAATTTATCTGGGGATGAATCTGCTTGGATATGACATTCTTTACATAAATATACCAACAAAAATGGTCTTGAGTGGTCTGGGTGATGTCCTTCTATGTTTTCCATCTCTCCACAAAGTTCACATTCATCAATTGGTGTGAGTTTTCCTGATTTTATCGCATGACGTACAAGTGATCTGGCGTGGTCTTTTTCTGGGAACTTTTCTTTGTCTTTACGGGTGCTAATTGCTTTATCTGTTGATGGTTCGCATCTTCTTTGTTCATTTATTAACCTAGAAGCACAAGCTCTTGAGCACGTATGTCTTTTATGTAATTTGTTTGTTTGGTTGATTCTTTTTGTTTCTTTGTCAAACTCTTTTTTACACCAAGCACATATTACTTTTTTGTATTTAGCCATATAGTTCTTCTTCTGTTTTCATTACCTGCATACTATGTGATACAAATCCATACAAATTTGTTACATTTATTATTTCTGTAGATGTAAACTGTCTTCGTATTACTTGGTGTTGTTCTTTGTGTTTCACCGTAGCGGACACGTATAGTATTCTGCCGTAATATGTAAATTTCATTGTCCAGTGTTTCGGTGAACACGCCCATAACAAATTCTCAAATAATAATACTATTTCTGGTTTCATTGTGTGTTCTATACTCCGTCCCACTCGTCTGGGTGACAATCATAATGTTGTATTAAATATGAGAGATACATTAAATTTTGATCAATAAGTGGGGAAAGATTTTTGGGGAAAGAATGTATTTCTGCGAGAGTAAACCAATTAGTGTTTATTATGTCTTTGCATGTTGGTTTTGGTTTCCCATACCAATACGTGCAATAAAAAAAATGGACAAGATATTCCTTAACATTTATTTTGCATAATAGGTTAAATTGTTGTCCGATGACCCCAGCTTCTTCTTTTAGCTCCCTGGCTGCTGCGTCTACAATTGTCTGATCTTTTGGGTCAACATGACCACCAGGGAAAACCCAAAGACCACCATAAGTGTCAAATAATGATCTTCTTACTAATAGAAATTTGTTATTTTTTCTTACAATAGTCCATACTATATTAATCAATTTTTATTACCACCGTTTTTTTGGTTAGATTAATAATTTACTATTAGTTATACACTATGTTGAGCCATTTATTTTGGAGATTATCTGTCATCACCGTCCCCCTTAAGTTTGCCCCTTGCTGCTCTGCTAGATAGTTTCTTGATATTATTATCGAATACGTCTCTTAATGAAACATCACATCTAATAGCAAGTTCTTCTATGTAAAAAAGCATTTGTCCTATTTTATCATATATATCTGTAAAGTAGTATGCGTATTTTTGGTAACCACCATATTTGTAATACCATGTAGACAGTTTATCTGAAATAAAACTGGCTATTTTATTCATTTCTAATATAATTTGAAACATTGTTAGGTCTCTAAAGTGGTGTGCTCTATCCCCAAACCTCATTTCGTATGACATACTTAATTCTGCATGTGTATCACAGCATATATTTGCTAAATACCAACAGCAATCACCTAATTCTCCTATTATTGCATTTTTCCTGTCTCTGGAAAATTCCCCACCATTATCTCTTATCATTTTTTTTGCTTTTTCCGCTACTTCCCCACATTCTCCTACCAAACCTAATGCTGGATATATTATTAGGCTGTTTTGTTGTTCTGCATAAATAGCTGTTTTTCTAGCTGCTTGCTGATATTCTTTAATATTCATTATTCTGAAATCTCCCCATCTTTTGTATCGTATTTTCCAAATTTCATTCCTGGGTGCCATTTTGTTCCATATTCGTCTGTAGCATAAAATCTATGAGGATCACTTATTCTATCCATAACCCAATCAGCCAGCCCCATTTCTACCGCTTCTTGTGCAGTAAATACTGTGTCGTGGTCACACATTGATTCTATTTTTTTCAGTGTTATTCTTGGATTAGATAAAGACATTCTTTCGTAATAGATTTTATACATCTTCTTCTTAAGTTTAGAATTGTATTTTGTCCAAGATTCAACTGTCTTTGCTGTCCCGCTTATTGTTTCTTCCCCATCGTGTATCATAAATGTACAGTTTTGGGATGTTATTCTTGAGTCGCAGGCTTGTACTATTATCGACCCCATACTCATAGCGTGTCCCCAACAGACACCGTATACATGAGCGTCAACGGCTTTTATCATATCATATATAGCCATCCCATGATACCAATCACCACCAAGGTTGTTCATGTGTACTATAATTGGTTGGTCTGTTGTACTAAGATGAACCATGGCTTTAATAAAAAATTCAGACATTTGACAATCAGTTCCAGACTCGCCTTCTTCGTAATCTCTACCAGCACTATGGGATCCCAAGAATATAGTTCTTTTTTCTGGAAAATAATTATACTGAAACCACTTGTCTATATCTCCACCAGAATCTTTTTTCATATTTTATCCTGCTGTTCTATTTTTAACATATATTCTTTTAATTTATAAATAACGACATCAAAGTGACTAAAGTAAAGGTCTATATAGTCACCTCTCCTCCATCTGAATCCATCTAATATGTCAGGTTTGCTAGATATTAATGAGCACAATTCTGGCAGTTGAGAAGACATGGCCTTCACTATCGCAATTTGTTGCCTGTATCCGTCTATGCAAAAAATTACAGGCGAACCAAGTGCTCTTTTGATTCTTCCATCCATTCCAAGTTCTAGACTTTCAGCTTTTTCTATTGCTAATTGTTTTGTTATTTTTAGCAATTCTTCCCATTTATTGATTAGATTTATTACTAATTGTTTGTCCATCTATATTTTCTCCGTAATTTAATCGTCTAGTTCTTGTGTTCTATAGCTTTCTCTTTCTTCTGGGGTATTTCCTATAAATGTTATTTCCCACAAGATACTAGTTATCAAACACCACAATGTTGGAAACATATATGTTCTGTTTGGTGAATTGTTTTCATCAGAATTTTCATAATGCTTCTTGAATACCACGGAAGTATCCATTACTATTGGTACGTTTGCCAAGTCTGGAATTGGAGACAGTGAGATATCGAAAGGAGTGAATTGTGGACAATTTTCGTCACATGAATGATCGTCTTCTGCCAAAAAATATGGACATACATTGCTTATTCCCTTGCAACCCATGAGATTTTGAACTGTTTGTCTTCCATCGTTGAATTCTATTGCTGGCCAGTATAGTACGAGACTACTGATTTGGTTTGCTTTGATATCGTGGTCTACCGATTTTGTTTGTTCAAGGAATAACTTAAACTTACACATACCCAACGCTGATGAAATTCCTGGGATCATTTTTTCTGCTGTTTCTATTAGGAGAAAAAGATCCGATAATGTGAAATCACGAGAGACCTCTGCTACTTCATATTGTAGGTCCATTGGGAGGAAACGTTCTTTTGCGTATTCTTTATTTAGTGTTATTCCACTTATTACTGGATTATTCATATTGTACTCCTAAAAATTCAGCGGTGTGTTTTATTGTTTCTTTACTTGTTTCTATCCCAATGCAGTTGACTCCAAATTTTTGACAAATGATTGCTGTTGTTCCGCTTCCTATGAAAGGGTCTAGAACAAGACCACCTGGGCGGCAATGGCCTTTTATTATGCGTTCCACAAGTAATTCGTTTAATTGGGTTGGTGACCACGGTCGTCTTTCCTTAAAAGTACCACATATTCTTGGAAATTCCCACACATTTGGTGGCATCTTCCCATTACTCGAAGCACGTTTGTCTTTATATTTTATTTGTCTTTGGCTAGGTATTTTAATTGATTCCGGTATAACATAGTCAGAGTTAAGCCAATATATAGGTCTGTAACACAGGGAATATCTACCCCTCCGTGTTTGGTCTTGCCCAAATGTGTAATACCATTGTATTCTTTGAATTATAGGTATTTCAAGTTGGTCTATTGTTCTTTCAACCAATGCTGTCCATTTTTCGTTAAATGTAAAAAATATTGGACCACTAGTTAGTTTGCCCATTAGTTCCAGCCACCTGTGGATATTACGTTCGTAGTCACCATCAGATATTTTGTCGTTGAATCCGTTATATTTTAGACCTATATTGTCTGGCGGATCAGCAATTATCAAATCTATATCGAATTGTTTTTTGTCGACTTTGGTGTCTTCGAAATTTCCGTGGATTAGTTTAATCATTGTATACTATTATACAAATATGTATCATTTTTGTTTTTAAAATGAAAAATAATGGAACACTTTTTGAATATTGCCCTTACTATATATATGGAGAGGCGATATTATCGGATGTTTTGTGTATAATTCGGCGAGGTGATATAAGTGGATAATAAAAAAATAAAGATTAATTGTAGTTTAACACCAAGTGGAACGCCTGCTGTTGACGAGAGTGTTGCAAATGATATGAGTGTTTCAGATCCGGAAACTTCTGTGGGAATGAGAATAATAGATGACGCGATGAGCGGAGATGTTGATAAAAATGACTAATGAAGAAATCTATTCAAGTGCGTATCCGATTATAGAGAGGTTGGCTAATATAAGAAGTGTCAACGGATCTTTTGCATACTACGAGTCTTCGGATGTTTACCAGGAAGTTTGGTCTATGTGTTTGGAAGCACTTGATAGATATAACCCAGAAATAGGACCAATAGAAAATTTTCTAGTTAGACATGTAGCAAATAGAATGAAAAACTTAAAAAGAGATAGATATTTTCGTCCAGGATTTGATATTTCTAGTTCTGGATTAGCAAAAACAAAAATGAATTTAGTTAACGCATTGCCATTTGGTTCTTGTGAAACAGTTGATAGTGGTACTTTATTGGGGTCTCAGGCGATAAATGTTGATCCTACACACAACCTATTGTGCCAAGAGACTATAAAATACATAACAGATAGACTTCCAGAAGAATTACTGCCATCCTTTCAGGATTTGCTAGGGAATAATAGAGTTAGGAGTCCTTTGGTGTCTGAAATACAACACACTGTTGCTGAAATATTATCAGAAAGAGACAAAGATGGCAAAAAGTAAAAATAAAAAACTTTCAAACAATCCAAAGGCTCTGGAGTTGTTAGCTAGTGGTATCAAACAGGGTCTTACTGACAAAAAAATACAACAGATGCTAGCAGAAGAATGTGGGTATAAATGGCACATTGAGACGATAAGTAGAAGAAGAAGGGAAATGGGTATTGTTAAAAAGGCTGGAGAATCAGTTCAGGTAAGCTCAATTGATAATCTTTTATTAGCCACACCACCACAGGGTTTGTCAGATATGGAGAAAGCCAGTTGGTTTAGAGATCAATTTAAGAAGACACACTTGTTCACAACTATAAAGAGACAGTTTGAGCCAGAAGAGGTTCTTGTTTATTTGGAAGATTTTGGTTCTCTGTGTTGTCAGTTTGAGGACATAGTTACTAGTGAGTTTATGCAAGTTGATGATTTTATTAAGCATAGGATATTGATAGACAGACAGTTAATTCTTGCTAGATCTTTACAAAGAGAAATATCTGATTTACAAATGTGGTTTGTTGAAAACCCAAAACTAGAAGATGAAGACAAAGATACCATAAAATTCAGAATACTACAACAAAGACAAATAGATGATAGATACAAACAATTAAAAGTTGTTAATGATAGATATGACTCTTTGGCAAAAGAAAGACAAAAAATACTTGGTGGATTAGCGGCTACAAGAAAGGATAGAATAGAAGAATTACAGGGTGGTAAAGAAACATTCTTATCTCTTGTTAGTCGACTACAGCATTCAAAAGAAGAAAGAGACAGACAGGGACACCTAGCAGAACTCACAAGAATTGCATCTGAGGATGTTAAGGAACAATTTAGGCGTCCTGTCCAATTTCCCGATGGGAGTATGTCTCCCATAATAATGGATGATAAAACTGTTTTCGGAGATGATTCTGATGAATAAGTGTGCATTGTACATTCCGAGACCCGGAAGTGAATATTCTATGATAAAGGATGGTTATGTTGATTCCTTGAGGTCACTTGGGTGGACTGTTTATGTTTGTAATCCTAAAACAAAATTATATTGTCAGCAATTGATAGAACAATATAACATTGAATTAATAATGACACATTCTAAATATGGTATTAGACAATTACCAGTTGATACTATAAATAAACGTTGTGTGAAAGTTTTTATAGAAGCACTTCCTCTTAACGATAATGATCTCACAATAGATGGGCCTTATGAGTATGCAGATGAAAGTGAACCAGAAATAATCTTAAGTATTGATGGTGCAATAGTTCACACAAAGATTGAGAAACATTTGTGGGATTCATATTTTAGTGGATGGACTGTTGCTGGAATTGACCTATACCATATTCTTGCTGCTGGCAATATTGTTAGTATGGTGCCAAGAAATATGGAAACATTATGTGATATGTCTATTGTTGCCAATTTCAAAAATAGACAAGGTATTATGCGAGGTTTAATCGAGCCACTATGTAGAAGATTAGAACTACTGGGGTATACGTATCAGGCATTCGGTGATGAAATATGGGAAATGGCTGGATTAAAATATTGTGGACCACTTGCTTGTAAAGCTAATCTGCTATCCAACGTATATGCTACTTCTAATGTTTGTCCCAATGTACATACAGAAGAACAAGTTTCTTTAGCGTCAAATCTAAATGAAAGATCCTTTGGTATTACTTTGTGTGGTGGTGTACAAATTTCAGATAATCCACTGGCTACCAGATATCTAGCTGGTCACTGTGAAGTTGCAGTCAGCACCACGGATTATATAAATAGAGTGATTGCTAGAATAGAGAAGGAAAGAACTAATTTTGATCAAATAAAAAGTGGAGTAAGTTTTGTGGCCACTAAACATACTTATTTCAACAGATTGATTGATTTATTTCAAATATGTGGTTGGTTTGAAGCAGCAGAAGAAGTAGAACGTCAGACTGATAGGATTAAGTTTAGTCATTGTTCAAAAATAGATGCAATGATTAGTGCTATGGAAAGGGGTGTTCAATATGGGTAGGAAATCTAAGCTTCGCAACGTTACAAAAAGATTATCTGGAGTCACAATGCCAGTCACGAGGAAGAGAATAAAATGGTCCAGAAATTGGCCATGTATGTGCGGTAGTGATAAGAAATACAAGAACTGTTGTCTAGAGAAGATAGATGGACTTACTTTGCGAGACGGCAATGGGGTGGTATCAGATATTCCAGATGATATTCAGGGGATGATTGAGGCACACAACCAAGCACTTGAAGAAGCAAAAAAAGAAGAGGGGAAGAACAATGCCTAAGACAGCGTTAATAACTGGTACTACTGGACAGGATGGGAGTTATTTGTCTGAATTGTTGTTGGATAAGGGATATAAAGTTTTTGGATTAATTCGCAGATCCTCAACAGATACGACAGAGAGAATTTCTTCTTTTATAAACCATCCAAATTTTAGTTTAGTTGAGGGAGATATCACCGATTCTTCATGTATGCACAAAATAATATCTGGGATAAAACCAGATGAAGTATACAACTTAGCTGCTATGAGTCATGTTGGTACATCGTTTGACCAGCCAATTACTACTTGTAATATAGACGCTTTGGGACCATTACATATCCTCGAAGCAATAAGACAAACATCTCCACTAACAAAATATTATCAGGCAAGTACTTCAGAACTATTTGGGGATACAACAGTTGCTCCACAATCGGAAACCACACCATTTAATCCAAATTCACCATATGCAGTAGCTAAATTATATGCTCATCACCTAGTAGCCCTTTATCGTCGTGCGTACAATATCTATGCTTGTGCTGGTATATTATTTAATCATGAAAGTGAAAGAAGAGGGGAAGCTTTTGTTACTCGTAAGATAACAAAGTATGTTGCTGGGTTGCAGAGGTGGATGGATAATAACGATGGGTTCCCAGTAAAAGACGCTGATGTCTTACCTTTGTTTTTGGGTAACATTGATGCAAAGAGAGATTGGTCACATGCCATAGACATGGTTCGTGGAATGTGGATGATGATGCAACATTCTACTCCAGATGATTATGTTTTGGGTTCTGGAAAGACACATTCTGTTAGAGACTTTTTATCACTAGCCTTTGGTACTATAGGTCTTGATTACAATGATTATGTTGAGATAGATCAAAGATTTTATAGACCAGCTGATGTTAATCTATTACATTCTGACCCAAGTAAAGCCAAGGACATTCTTGGATGGACACCAACCATTGGTTTTGGAGAAATGGTTGATATAATGGTTAAGAGTGATTATGGAACGGGGGATTTATGCCAAGATTAATGCTTCCATCATATACTGTTATCAGAGATACCAGAGAGCAGGATGGTCATGGATGGGTTTTTAATCCAAGTATACCAGAAAAGCGTCCACCAGTATGTGATGGTATGGTTGTTGACACGCTACAAACTGGCGATTATAGTCTTGTTGGATACACAGATATACTTGCTGTAGAAAGAAAATTTGCGTTTTCTGAATTGTGGGGTAATTATAGCAGCAAAAAAAGACCGGCGTTTGAAGCAGAGATGGAGCGAATGTCTGAGATAAAACATGCATATATAATAATTGAATCTCTTTTTACTCCGGATATATTTGAGTTATCTCCACCACAGTTTAGGACGGGAGTACCCGGAAAAGCTTTGGTTAAATGGATTATGTCTCTATCTGTTAAATTTGGTGTGAAAATTATTCCAGCTGGTGATTGTGGTAGAAGAATTGCTAGAACAATTTTTGAAGAGGTTATCAGACACGAAAAAGACAGATGGGTTGAACAGAAGTCAAAAAAGAATCCCGGAGGTAATTGTCTTGGCTAGTAAGTTTACATTACAAGATCTACTGACTAGTGATCAGGGTAAATATGGTTATTTGTTTCCATATAGAGACAGTGTTCCAAAAATAACTGATCATATTTTTACCAATTTTAAGCAATCTAAAGAACCACTAGATAGTGTTGTTGTTAATCACATGCTTGATCTTAAGTATATAGGATGGACTGCAAAAGTTATTCTCGGATTAGATTTATTTCCAATACAAATTGCTACTATTCAATCTATGTGGAATACACCGTTCCCGATGCTTATAGCGTGTAGAGGTGGTAGTAAGTCTTTCATGTTGGCTGTGTATTCTGTTTTGAGAGCGCTGTTAGATCCTGGGACAAAGGTTGTTATTGTTGGTGCTGGTTTACGACAAGCTAAGTTGGTTTTTAACTATATCGATACTATCTGGAGTAGTTCTCCGGTATTAAGAAATATAATTGGTGGTGGAAAGAAATCCGGTCCAAGACAAAATGTTGATCTTTGTTATTTTAAGGTTGGAGATTCTATTATCTACGCCTTACCTATGGGGGATGGGACTAAGATTAGAGGTTTTCGTGCTAACGTTGTTATAGCAGATGAATTCGCCTCTATCCCAGAAGATGTTTTTGATATTGTTGTTAGAGGTTTCGCAGCTACAGCCAAAACTCCTGTAGAAGAGGCGAAGAAGATAGCTTTCGACAGATCTTTAGCTCAGTTAGATTTACCAAAAGATGTGGTTAATAGTTTGGTAACTGATGATGGTAAAATGCATGGTAACCAAATTATATATTCCGGTACTGCGTATTATGCCTTCAATCATTTTTCTGCTAAGCATGATATGTGGACTGAAATAATTAGAAGCAAAGGCGACAAAGATGAGGTTGCTAAAATATTTGGTGGTGAAAATTTAGTTCCAGATGATTTCAATTATAAAGATTATTCAATTATAAGAATCCCGCATAATCATTTACCAGACGGTTTGTTAGATAAAAGACAACTAGCTCACGCACAAGCTACTCTTCCCAAGAATATTTGGCTGATGGAGTATGGGGCTGTATTTGTAAAGGATTCCGATGGGTTCTTTCCTAGAAGTTTAATAGAGGGGTGTACTGTTGGCCCAGGAAAGCCTATTGAGACACCAGACGGTGCTGTCACATTCACACCATTGATGAGAGGCCAGTCTAAAAGAAAATATGTAATGGGTCTTGACCCGGCTGCTGAAAAAGATAACTTAGCTATTACTGTCACAGAAGTTTGGAAAAATCACTACAGACTAGTCTATTGTTGGGCTGTTAACAAGAAGGAGTTTATTAAAAGAAAGAAGAGTGGTTTAGTAACTGATGATGATTATTATGCATATTGTTGTTCAAGAATAAGAGAAATAGTTAAGTTATTCAATCCAGTAAGGTTGGAGATGGATAGCCAAGGTGGCGGTTACGCTATTTCTGAAATGCTTAGAAACAAAAAACTGTTAGATATGGATAATGGTGATTTTCCAATTTATGAAGTAATTGATATAGACGATCCCAAACCAACCGATGGTGAGAGTGATGGACGTCACATTTTACACTTAGTGCAACAAAGTAGTGAATATAACCAGCAAGCAAACATAGCACTACATAAAAGCCTTGAGACAAGGAGGTTGTTGTTTCCCGCATTTGATAGTGTTAAGATGTATGCTTCTCTGCAAGCGGAAAAGTCTGCTGGTATTGTTTTTGATACATTTGAGGAGAATGTATTTAATATTGAAGAATTAAAGAATGAATTATGTACGATACACATGAGCGAAACAGCAACTGGTAGAGAGAGGTTTGATACTCCGACAGTAGTTCAGCCGGGGGCCGTAGAAGGTCGTTCGAGAAAAGGTAGGTTGAAAAAAGACAGATATACTGCATTATTATTGTCCCATAAATACATATATGAGACAGAGATAGCATACGATGATGGGATTGATTACGAAGATGTCGCTGGAAATGTTGAAAAGAGATCTAAGCCAGACAAAGAAGAGCCTATGTATCGTGGTCCTGGAGTAGGTAGGATGGTTAATTCCAAAGATGTTAATGCGGGTGGTGTTTTTAGGGCTGTTAAAAAGGGAAAACGTATTTAATCTTTGTGGTGTATAAGCATTTGAACTGCATTGTGATTACAATATGAATGAGGTAAATTTAATGGCAGACAAACCTGAAATAAAAAATCTTTACACATACGGCGAAAAAAGTATAGAAAATCATGTTCTTCCGGATGTATGTCACGCTAGAAACGGAATTCCACAGAGAGCGGTTGCTTCTGACGTTAACTTAAGATCTGGTTATAATAGATATGATTATGAAAATCAGAGAGCGGATCAGCAACTACCAAAACGACACGCTGAGATAGTAGCTGCTTGTCAGGCTGTTTACAAAAAAGTCGGAATGGTTAGGAATATTATTGATCTTATGACGGATTTTGCGTCAGAAGGTTTAGAATTACAACACGCAATTAAAACTCAGGAGAGATTCTTTAGGGAGTGGGCTATGCAAGTTAATCTGGCTGGTAGAGCACATGATTATATGAAACTTCTTATGAGGGACGCAAATGTAATAGTAAGAAGAAAAAATGCATTTATTACACTGCCAGTTGCTAGAGAAATGACAAAGGGTGACGTAGTATCCCTGGATATGGTAGATGAAACAAAGGTAAAAGAGGTTCCGGAAAAAGTTAAGCAACAAAAGAAATCAGTGAGAAAACGAGAAATACCGTGGAAATATACATTTTTATCACCAACAATAATTGAAAAAATAGGTGGAGATGTAGGAAAGTTTTTTGGGGCAGATTCCATTGGTATGAGAATTCCAGATTCTTTGTCTCGTTCCATTAAAAATCCCAGAACAAAGGCAGAGAGAGATCTTGTTAAAAAACTTCCAGCAGAAGTTGTGAAAGCTGCTAAGGCTAATAAAAATCTATTCGCCCTAGATATGGACAAAGTATATGTAGATTATTATAAGAAAGATGACTGGGAAGATTGGGGTACTCCATTCTTGTATGGTGTCTTAGAAGATATCATGTTCAAGGAAAAAATGAGATTAGCGGATATGGCAGCACTTGATGGGGTTATTAATGTTATCCGTCTTTGGAAATTAGGAAATTCAGATAAACACATTTTACCAACAGGCGCAGCCGTAGACAAACTGATTAACATACTTCAACACAATGTGGGTGGTGGAGTTATGGATTTGGTTTGGGATGACATGATTGATTTGAAGGTAGAATATCCTCCAGTAGAAGATATTCTTGGTCCAGAGAAGTATGCTAGCGTCAACGCAGATATTGTTAGGGGAATAGGAATTCCAGACTCACTTGTTGGCGGTGCTGATCTTGGTACTAGAAACGCACAATCGGCTTTTGTCCAACTGAAGACATTGGCAGAAAGATTAGAGTATGTAAGAAGTAGTGCAATAAGATGGATGAAGGGTGAACTTCGTTTAGTTGCTGACGCAATGGGATTCAAGAATGTTCCAGAAATTAACTTTGGAATTATGTCTTTGCGTGACGAAGCAGCAGAGAAGCAGCTTGTCATTCAATTATTGGATCGTGGAATAATTTCTTCAGAGAAGGTTTCAGAAGTATTCGGTGTCAACTATATGATAGAGATAGAACGATTAAAGTCAGAGCAGGTTATTAGAGACGAGAATCCAGGAGTATTAGAAAAGTCAAATCCATATAATAGACCATTCACTGTTATGGACAGACAGAATGAGCACGCTATTCAGATAGAGAAAGTTAAGCACGGTTTTAGGAAAGATAGCGTATATCCTCCAAAGGGTGGGGACAATGGTGGCGGGGATAATCCGAAAGGAGACCAACCAAAGGATGATGGAGATAATTCACCAGGAAGGCCCCCATCGACAAAGGATACTGCCCCTAGAGACGAAAGAACACCAAAAACCATGTCTATCTTGAGTGTGGTGGCTGATAGGTTTATGGATGAAATTGATGGTATTGTTGATAGTAAATATCTTGAACAGAACAATATTAAAAACATGAGATCGCTTAACAAGTCTCAGATAGCAGAATTGGACGAAATCAAGCTAGGTCTATTATCTGTCTTGCGTCCTGGCGATCAAGTTACTGCAGAATTAATTTCTTCTAGACTTAAAAACGAAGTTGGTAGATTTGATACTTTAAATAATAAGTTGAATATTTTAATATCAAGTTTCACAGAAAATACAAGCAGGACTCCAACCACAAAAGAACGGAGATTACTTGTTGGTGTTGCTTGGGCTGATACAATGAAAACATTTTAGTTGTGGAATATTTAGGAGATAAGTAATGGTAGAGGCACCTGTTTTCAGTTTCGATAGATGTGATACATATATGTATTTTGCTTCTAATGTATTGCCGGATATGCCTATAATTGTTGAGGTTGGTTCTATCCATGGGGCACATGGGATAAAACTATGTAAGAAATTTGATGACAATCTTAGAATGATTGCCTACGAGGCTGGAAATGAGAATTACAAAACTCTTTGTGCTGGTGTAAATTCTACTTCTATTGTACCGAATAGGGCTGCTGTAACTGGTTCTGATGGTGTTGTAGAATTTTATGAATTTGAAGAAATATCGTCAAATAGTATTTACCCAAGACACGAAGGTGAGGGAAGACATTTAAGACGCACTAGTAGTGTTAGGTCCGTCAGTATCAATACTATTTTAGAAGAAAATGAATGCGATCGTATAGATTTACTTTTCCTTAATTGTGAGGGTGCTGAACTAGGGGTATTGGAAGAAGTTTTGGGAAATCCAGGTTTGCGGGACAGAATAGGGCAGTTATGTGTTTCTTTTCATGGTGGTCGTATTTATCCACAAGAAGAGACTTTAGATATGGTAAAGAGAATGTCGGAATTTTTTTGGGTAACAGAGGAACAAAACGATTGGCCTTGCCATTTGTTCGTTAATAAAAATCTTTAATATTTGGAGGTAGTTATGGCTATTGTGAATTTATCATTGGATACAAATTCTCGTCAGGTTGTTTTGACAATTAATGGGATACAGGTTCCAACACAAGATTGTTGTTTACAGCAATATATGTATGACGGTGAAAAAGATATCAATTTTTACTACACAATTGAAACAGTTAATCCTGATGGTATGCAGGAGAGAAGGCAATTTAGTTTACCAACACAGGATGTCGTAGCTTCCCTGAAAGACGGAGAACTTAACGAAGATGGTATGGTTTCTAAAGAATGTCCCGATGACGAACATACTGCTGCTGGATTGATTGATATTATAAAGCCAAAGCGTAAGAATAAGTAGTATATTGGTTTTGAAATATTTATTTATTTATTTTTATGTAATTTGATGACACGTTGTGTATAAACCATACAACGGAGGTTACAGTGCGCGTTTATAGGTCAGAAAAAAAAGATGGTATTCAATTTGAAGATAACGGCAGAGCATCTGTGTCTGTTGCTGCTTTGGCTAAAATTGGAAACATCGAAGACTATTGCGATGATATTTCTGTCTTAAGTAACACAGCATCCAATTCTTCTATTCAAACTATAGAGGAGTTATTGGGTAAAGAACAGCCAGATCTAGCTTTAGTTGTTGCTATTCTTGTCAGTACTGGATGGAATTTAAATGATGATATTTTCACTCCAGAAGAAGTATGGAAAGCAAGAAAGTCGCCGATTCACAAACCTATGAACGATAATCATCAATCCGAAAACATACTTGGACACATTGTCGCAACTAGGGTATTGGATAAATCTGGGAATGAAGTTGATGGTGATACTCATCCAGATGAATTTGATATTGAAGTTGCGGGTGTTCTTTATAAAGCTTTTCCAGCACTGGCCAAGCGAATAGAAGATATTATAGAAAAAGCTAAAGCTGGAGAATTATTTGTTTCAATGGAAGCATTTTTTCCAGATTTTAGTTATGGAATAATAGATCCAGATACTGGTGAAACAAAGATCATAGAACGAACAGAAGATACTGCGTTTTTAACCAAACACCTAAGAATGTATGGTGGATCTGGTGAATATGAAGGTTATCGTATAGGTAGAGTATTAAAAAATTTGATTTTTAGTGCTCAGGGTTTTGTTGAAACACCAGCAAATCCCGAATCTGTTATAAAAGTTGCGGCCAATAAACAGGTCGTATCGAACGTTTTTGTTACTGCTGAATTGAGTGAATTGTCGGAAGGGGGTGTAGGAGACGTGGATGCTAAAGAATTAGAAGTACTTCAGGCAAAGCTTGAAGAGGCTCAGGCGAGCCTAGAGAGCAAGGAAAAAGAAGTTGTTGAATTGCAGAAGGTGATTGATGGGGTATCGGCTAGAAACTATGACGGGCAGATTACTGCTTTGACAGAGAAGGTTGATGAACTCACTGCTAATGCAACTGAAACTTCGGAGAAGGTGGAGGCTGTCGAGGCTGAGAAGGCTGAACTCCAAAAGCAACTCGATGACGCTACAAATCGCGCTGAAAAAAGTGATGCGGAACTAACAGAGATTCGTAAAACCGAAGCAGCCCGTAATCGTCTAGAGGAACTTAAGGGTGTTAAGGAGGTCGAGGACGAGGAAGCAGCAATTGCTGAACTTCGTGAAATGACTGACGAAACATTTGCTTTGGTCCTTAAGTATGCAGGAGAGGCTAAGAAAGAAGACGAGATAGTTGAAACCGAGGAAAATCTCAAGGAATCTGATACTGAAGATGAAAGTACTCAGGCTGCTTTAGATAATGTAGAAGAGACTCAGGACGCTGATCTTGTTGTAACTGAGGAGAAAACAGAAACCAATCAGTGGGTTTCTACAGCACAAGCGCTATTGGGGCGCGAAGACAAAGATAATGAAGGGGGTGAGTAGGAATGGCTTTGAAACCAGATCGGGAATATAATGAAACTACCGATATCACGAATTTCTGGACTACAGTTGCTGCAGAAAAAGGTGGAATCGCTAGTGTGGTTACACAGGGCTCTGGTGCTGCTCTTGGAACAAACATCACAGACGAGGCTAATGTAGTTGGTTATACAGCAGTCGCATCGGGTTCGTTTCCAAAGGGTATTTTGCTTCAGACAGTTACTGCTGAACTGAGTGCAACCAGAGATTTTGTTAATTACGAAAATCAGGAAATTCGTCCTGGGGACAAGTGTACCCTAGTGACAAAGGGATTCGTGGTAACTGACATGATCGTTTCGGGCGACACCCCAACTGCTGGTGCTGCCGCATATGTTGGTGCTAGTGGGTATATCAGTACTACATCTGGTACAGGTATCGTGCAAGTTGGTAGGTTCGAGACAACCAAGGATGCCAATGGTTTTTGTAGGGTTTCTATTAATATAACATAAGGGGGTGAAGAAGAATGAAGCGTAATATACGTAAACCAACTCAGGAACAGATTGAACTTCTGAGAAAAACTGGTTCCTCAAATAGAGCAGAAGCTATGGAGGCTATGCATTTTCTAGCTCAGGCTTTACAGGTTCCTCTGCGGTCTGCGCTATTAGATGGTGACATTTTAGGCGGAATCTTCACGCCTGAAGTTCTAGATCCTAGTGCTACAGCAGAATATCCTTTGGATTTCTATCAGACTGCACAGGAAGGCGATTATGCTGCATATATGATTCCTAGTGTTGGTGCTCTTCCACAGCGTACAGTATGTGGGGACGCAGTAACCATCGGAACATATGATGTTGGTAATGCAATTGACTGGCCTCTGAAGTATTCGTCTTCAGCACGCTGGAACATTGTAGCTCGCGCCATGGAGGTTCTAGAAGCTGGGTTCGTTAAGAAAATGAACACAGATGGATGGAGAGTTATTATTGCTGCCGGTGCTGGTAGAACAGACTATAGCGGTGGGGCACCATTAGTTTATGATAGTGCTGCAACTGCTGGTCAGTTCACTAAGAGACTAGTTTCTCTTATGAAGACTACCATGACACGTCTAGGTGGAGGTAACAGTTCTTCGGTCAATCGAAGTCGTCTAACCGATCTGTATGTCAGCCCAGAAGCTTTGGAAGACATCAGAAATTGGGATTCTGACGAAGTTGATGACCTGACTCGTAGAGAAATTCTTGTTGCTGGTGACACAAGTGGTCCCGCTGCAGAAATTTACGGAGTCAAGCTGCATACGCTAGACGAACTAGGTGAAAATCAGGAACTACAGACATACTTTGCAACGCTAGGTGTTACAATGGGCACAAGCGATGTCGAGGTCGTAGTTGGACTGGATCTGTCTCACAGTGACACATTTGTCATGCCCGTGAAGCGTCAGCTTGAAATCTTTGAGGATGACAATCTTCATAGACGTCAGAAGGCTGGATTCTACGGATGGCAAGAGCATGGTTTCGCTGCTCTCGACGGACGGAGGGTTTTACTCGGATCTTTCTAGACTGTTATAAATAAATGATTTATATCCTTTAATCGATACGAGGGGGTGGGGTAAAACCTTCCCCCTCTTTTTTATTTAATACAATCATGTCCCAATATTCAAATTAACTATAGAATAATCTATGGTGTATAATCATAACAATGGATGAAGTTTTTTTAAAAAAATACTACAGAATAAACTAAAATAGTACTTTGACACAGTAAGGAGTTACAATGTCAGCCATAGGACAATCTGTTTTAGAATTTAATTTTTTCAGAGACGCACCCCCGACTATTATAGGCACTCTTGTTACAGGACAAACTGTAAATATAGAGTTGTGGGACAATGGAGTATTGGTAGATGTTTCTTCCAGTGGATGCGGAGAAATAGGAAATACTGGAAGATATAGTTGGTCAACCAGCGGCACACCACCTCTTACGTCTAGCAGACAACAGTACCATTGGCGAATGTCTGATGGATCTAATACAGACGAGGGTGATTTTGTTTTAATATCATACGAGAATAAAGACGGAGGGATGCCTTCTCTTTCTGATCAATCGGATTATTTAGTATAATAAATAGATAGGTAAGGAAAAAGGTATTTAAAATGGCAAGCTCTATAGGTAATACAACAGCTTTTTGGGCAGAAGATGGACCAAATCAAATACGTTCTTCTGGTATTTTTGGTGGAACAGCATCTGGTGTTATAACTACTGGTTTGACCAATCCTTATGGTGTGGCAGTAGATTCTTCTGGTGTCAAATTATACTACAGTGATTATGGAACTAAAACTGTAAATAGTTCATTGGTGGATGGTTCTAGTCCCACAGTACTTGCTTCTAGTCTAAGTAGTCCCAAGGGTGTTGCTGTTGACATAGCTAACGATAAATTGTATTGGTGTGATGATAGTGACAATACAATAACAAGATCGGATCAAGATGGAAGCAACGCATCAGTTATTGTTAGTGGAGTTAAAGCTGTAGATGTAGCATTAGATATACCTAACGCTAAAATGTATTGGACGGTTGGAGAAGCTTCTGGTTCACTGATGGTAGCAGATTTGGATGGATCTAATTCTGGATATCTTACTACAGGTAGTGGTGATTTAGGCGATGTTTTAACATCATATAGTGGTCAAATATTTTATGATGGTGATGTATTTGTTGTTAAATCGATAAAACTTTCGGAAGGTAAACATGTAGTTATATATTCCCACTCTGCTGCTGCAAACTCTGCAATGTACGGTAAAGTAATTGATTTTGTAGATAATATTGCTACGTCTGGTGATGAATTTACTCTCAAGGGTGCGTCTACATATCCTGGATATAAAAATGCAACTAATATTCAAAGAATAAGTGATGATCAGTTTTTTATGGTACACGGACAAGACTCAGGAACTGATATAGATATAATATCTCTTAGTGGTGTTAGCGATAACGAGTTGTCTGTGGATTCAACGTATGAGTTTGATGCCGGATTTATGTATGAAATGAATACTACAGAAATGGTTCCACAAACACCAACTACTTCTGGTATTTATATGTTAATCGCTAAAAGTCTTGGAAACAATAAGTGTTATATAAGAACACTCGCTGTTAGTGGTACTACTACTATAGCTGGTAGTAATGTAGCAATAGACAATGAATTGAATCATACACAATATTTATCTGTTGGATCATTTAATACAACTGAATTTGTAACATTTTTTGCTCCTACTGGTGTTAATAAGAGTAGGTATCGGTATGGTAGTATAAGTGGTTTAACTGTTACTATGGGAACTAGTGGAAACATTGGTAATGATAAGTTAGTAGAGCATCCTTTGTGTGAACGGTTAGAAGAAGACAAAATAGTTATGTTCGGAGAAATCTCTGATGATGATAACAGGATATATATGTATAATCTTGAAGATTCTGTTATTTCGGAAACACCAGTCGACGGCATAGCTACTCAACACTCAGATAAACACGCACTAACTGTTTTAGATAGTTCGACCATAGCACTATGTACACACGAACACCCAGATACTAGAGTTCAGATATGTAAATTAACAGATACATCTGGTTCTCTTGGAGAGATAATTACAAAAGACGAAGCAGCATATTTGTGGTTTGAAACTATAACAAGTAATAGCTTCGCACTATATAGTGCTAATGGTGGAGATGATATCGGAGAAGTAGAAGTTTTTACTGTAAATAGTTCTGGTGGATTAACCACATCAGGAAGTTTATCATATCCGAGATCAATTGATGTTAACTCAGATAGTAGTAAAATTTATTGGACAAACTATTATGTTGGAGATACATCCGAGGTATGTAGTATAAACACTGATGGGTCCAGTTCTGGAGTGCTTGTTTCAACAGGAAGTGGATTTCAAGGTATAAATGGTTTAGTGATTGATACACAATCAGACAAGATTTATGTTACAGATGAAACTCTTGGAGTTATAAGTAAATTTGATATAGACGGTACAAATGTTGAAGTAGTAGGTAGTGGGTTATCTAGTCCCCAGGGTATTGATTTGATGTTTTCTCCAATTCACAATGTTAGTCTATATACATGTGGGTTTACAATAGAAACAGAATTCACTGGATCGTCTAACCTATTCATATCAGGAAGTGTTCCTGAGACTTCTGGGGCATTGGCGTCTAGAGTAATAAATTTCTTTACTAATAAGTGGGATTATTATCCTCAAATAGTAGATAGTTTTGATATGGCTCCGACAAGTGTAAATGTAGAACTATGGGATGTTATAAATGGATTAAACACCAGAGTTACTTTGACGAGTAGTGGATGTACTAGAATCGGAGATACTAGTAATTGGTGTTGGTCAACAGAAAATCTTCCATTTGATCAATCATATAGCCAACAGCAATATTATTATAGAATGATATCTAATTTCGGCGAACAACAGTGCGGTGAATTTTTCATAAATATGCAATAGTTTGGGGGGTAATATGTCTTGGAGCACAGATCTTGTTACGATTGTTAGGGTTTTGGTGAATGATATTGCTCTCCCACAATCGTATACTGACGACTATCTAAAACAAGTAATTATTACTGCTGGATATTCAGTTGATGCTGAAGTTGAATTTGCATACACGTATACATATGATATTTCAGAACTAACAATAAGTCCAGATCCAATGACGAATAATGACTCTGTTTTTATAGCTCTAATACCCCTAAAAGCAGCTTGTATATTAAACGTAGGAGAGTTTAAAAAAGCATTGGGGCAGGGAATAAAAGTAAGAGACGGAGATAGTTCTGTTGATACGAGTGTTAGTTTTAGAGGTTATAGAGATATTTTGGAGCTTGGACCGTGTGCTTCGTACAATAGACTAAAATGGACTATACTTGCTTCCTCTGGAGTTGGTAAAGCTGTTTTGGGACCATATAGAACTCCGACAGGCAATGCTCTTAGTACTATTCAATGGTATTATGATCAGTTTGCAAATGTAAGGAGAGATAGATAAAATGTTAGTTAGCGGGATAAATGTCATAGAAATAAATTTAGCAGTAAATAGAATGGATACTCATATTAGTCATTTTATAGTAGCTACACAAGGAATACGAAGTACATTAGAATTGAGATCACTTATAGATGATGATGCTATTACATTAAAAATGCTAAATTATTACTGCAACGAATTGGGGACAAGAGCTTCTGGATTATTGGATGAGGTAGAAAATTTATGAAAATCACAATAGATTTAGAAACTACTGATGAAAATGGGATTCCTGTCCCTGTCATGATTTTAGAAAATGTTTTATGTTTTGGGTTAGCTGCCTTACATCCAGATGGTATGATTTTTCATCACCATGGAGATCCAATAGCAATTGATAGTGCTATTCATGGACTAAAAGTATGCATGAAACCACATATTGACAAGGTTCAAAAAGAAATGACATAATATGCCACTACAGTTCGACAACAATTTTCGTCTAATTTGGATACATGACGAATCTGGTGTTAGTGGTATTCCTGCGGGATTCTTGAGGGACAATCAATACGACGGTAGATCCCTGCAAGGTTCGACTAGTGGCCAGATCGATGGTGGTGACGGTGGTCACTCTCACTCACTTGAAGACCACACTCATACGTCAGAAACACACGTTCATTATATATCTGCCACATCTGTTACTGCTTCAAATACTTTAAGTGTAACAGCTGCGCTTTGGTATACAAACTATCAATGTCCACATGCAACGCACTCTCATACAAGTAGTGCATCTGCTCCTGCATCCATAGATTATGCATCAAGTGGTGCTGGAAACACAAATAGTGCTTCTGGAATATACCCAGCCCATGTTACAGCGATTATAATAAAACCAACTGGTACAGTATCTTCAATACCAAGTGGTGTTGTAGCGTTTACCGATTCTGATAGTGCTCCTGACAATTTTGAAATTGCTAGTGGTATAAATAATTATCCAGACTTAAGTGGCTTATTCGTTATTGGAGCATCGTCTGGGTCTGATGCCGGACAAGTAAATGTTGCGTCAACAGGACACACACATACGGCGTCTAGCGATCATAAACACGAAGAAGGTGCTCACTCTCACTCTCCGGTGGACTGTGGTTACTCATATACTACATTCGATACATATATTGGGTATTCTTTGCCTGGATATGCTTTATCGAAACACCATACAACAGCGTTGGCCACTACTACATCTGGAGATGGATACACGACAGAAAGCGGGATAACAACAGATAGTGGCGGTGCTGAACCAGCATATACAAAATTACTGGGAGTACAAACTACTGGGTCAACAACAATACCTTCTGGATTGATATTTGGTTATGTTGGTTTACCAGAAAACTTAGATACAGATCAGTGGGAAATTTGTGATGGAAGTGGAGGAACAACAGATCTATCTAATACTCAGATAAAAATAACAACAAATATATCAGATATAGGTAATACTGATGATTCAAAAAATCTACATACTCATAGTTCGTCCCATGGACACGTTAGACCAAGTGGAAGCCATACCCACACAGTAACAGTATTGCATAAAAGAAATCAGATTGGTAGAGATCCGTCTTTCCCAACAGATACATCCTTTAGGGGTGGAACAGCCCACACTCACACATGGACGTGTACTTCTATGTCTGGAGGGGCTGTCATCGATGCTGATGTAACAACCTCATCAGGTGACCACAGAGGACCGTGGAGGAGTATGATATGGGTTAAATCGAAAGAATTTACTTCAGCTTCTGAATATACTTCTTCTGGAAATCTATTTATTGGCGGTTGTGAACAAGTCAATGTTTCTGGTGATTTATTTATAGATGGTTATGGAGCAGATAATTCTTCTTGTGATTTGTTTGTTTGGGGAATTAATGATCAAACTGCATCTGGCGATTTATATATTATTGGCTCTAGTGAATCATCTACTTCTGGGGATTTGTTTATAGAAGGGTATATTCAGGAATTTGATGACATATATCTTTACACCAAAGGGCCTGATGGTACAAACTCATCTAGTAATCTATTCATTTATGGAGGAAATGGACTTCCTCTATATATAGCCGGGTCTTCTCCTGAACCTTCTTCTGGAAATATACCATTATTTACACAAGGAAGCGAGGATGAAAATAATTCTCACGAATTATTTATTTACGGATATGAATCGTTAGCAGCTTCTGGTGATTTATTCATTGAAGGATTTGATAGCAAAACCACATCAGTAGATTTGTTTATAGATAGTCATGTAAGCACATCATCGTCTATAGATTTATTTATCAACGGAAGAACATTAGATTATAGTGATATTCCATTATATATCAATGGGCCTACACAAAATAGTTCTTCTGTAAGTTTGTTTGTTTATGGTGGTAATAATCTTCCATTATACGTTGGTGGTATTGCAGATATATCATCTTCTGGTGATCTGTTCGTTGGTGGCTTTGATGCTGAAACATTGTCTACAGATCTTTTTATTGAAGGATCACAAGAAGAAACAAAATTTTGCAATTTATTCATTGGTGGTCTAGATAACCTGTCGTCGTCAGGTAATCTTTTCGTAGGTGGTGTTGGTAGTGGTTTGGAACCATTGTTACCGCTATTTATTTATGGATATACATCAGAATCTGGAACAATAGATTTATTCATAGGTGGTCATTCTGGATCAACTTCTGAGATAGACTTGTTTATTGGTGGCAAAAATACAATTGATACGCCATCACTTCCTCTTTTTATAGCTGGATACGCATACAATAATAATTCTATCGATTTGTTTATAAATAGCTATAGCGGTAGTTATGATTCTACCGAATTGTTTATTGCAGGACAAGAAATATGGTCGTCTTCTGGAGATTTATATACTGGTGGACACACAGGTGCTTCTTCTTCGGGTAATTTATTCATTGGAGGATACCACCTAACAAGCGGTGACACGAACCTATACGTTCATGGATATTCTGCAACTACATCTTCCGTAGATCTATTCATACACGGTTGTAGTTCATTCAGTGGTAGTAATGATTTATACATAGGTGGATACAACATCTATTCGTCGTCTGGCGATCTGTTTATTGAAGGACTTGGTACTAGTAGCGAAAATGATAATTTATCTCTCTTCATTGAGGGATTGGGATTAGTTTCTGTTTCTGGTTATGTTAATTTGTTTGTAAATGGATACGAGCCGTTGACTCCATCCGTGTGTCCACTGCCAGATCCAACAGCAAGTTTTCAGATTCCACTTAGTGTTATAGATGTATATCAAAGTAGAATTGATGCCTTAATAAATCAAGTTGGTAAGAATGTTGTTTTGAGGTTTGATCCAAATATTACAAAATGTCCTAATTGTGGATGGGATTCTATTAGGTCTAGATCAAACGGTAAATATGTTATTGGGGGACCGAGACAGTTTGATTATGGTACTGTTTGTCCATATTGTAATGGTGATGGAATTTTGAAGGAAAACGTAGAATTGTGTATAAAATGTTTGATAGATTGGAACCCAAAAGAAACGACTAATGAAGAAATTTCTGTTTATGATGGGTCAGAAATTATTAAAATTAAAACTTTAATCACCAATGCCAAAGACTTAAAGAGAGCTAAGGTTGCTTTGGTTGATCGTCAAGTTGCTAATATTGTTAAATATGAGGCCAAGCTTATTAGTGGTCCTTATCCGTTAGGAATAAGAGAAGATAGATATTGTGTTAGTTTTTGGAGGACCATATAATGGAAAGTGGAGTAGTCAATATTTTTATCAATGGTGAACCAGAACCAGTATCTTCTACATGCCCGACCCTTGATCCAGAAGCTTCTATACAAATTACTGATGATTTAATTGGTATATATCAGTCAAGAATAGATGCTTTAATAAATCAATTAGGAAAACATGTACTACTTGAGTTTGCTCCAATAAAAACTCAATGCACTAATTGTGGGTATGATTCTATGAGAAATAGATCTGATGGAATATATACACAAGGGGGACCGAGACCATTTGCTCGTGGAAGAAAATGTCCCCATTGTAAGGGATCTGGGATATTATTGGAAGAGGTCAATGAATGTATTCATGCTTTATTAAAATGGAATCCAAAAAATCCAGAAGAATACGGTATATCTGCTTCGAAACACAAAGGAATTGTTAGAATAAAAACATATTTACATCATATGCCTAGTTTAATGAGAGCAGAAACGGCTATTACGAATTATGACATAAGAGCTATGCTGACTTTAAAAGTAAAGAAGATAAAAGGTCCAATTCCTGTCGGATTAAGAGAGGACAGGTATTGTATTAGTTTTTGGGAATTAATTTCCTAAAAGGGGAATATTGTGGATATGGATTTTATAACTGGTGATGAATACAAATTTTATAATGGTTACATATACGGAGGTGTGTGTGTATCTGTAACGAATGATACTTATGCAATATTATACCAAACTAATGTTATAACTAGACCTACATTTGTTATGGCTGCTGTCAGGAATGGATTAGAGCTATCATTTTCTTCTGCAAAAAATTTATCTTATTTTTCCAACTATGAAGCCAATAATGATCAATATTCTGCACTTGGGATGTGTTTGTGTGGACCGAATAATGTTATGACTAAATGGGTTGATGAGTCCACAGGAAAAGCGTTATATAGGATAGCATCATTATCTGGGACTTCCACTCCCGATGCTGGTGAGATATATTCTGAATTATTATACGAAGGCGGCATGTATGGAGATCCTTGTTCGATAGTTATGGATAGCGATTCTGTTAGTGGAATAATTTTATGTTGTCACGAAGAACACGCTTCTGTTTTAACTATAAACGGAACAGAGATTATTGATCAGTCTGATTATACTCAAATTTTTGAAAACAATAATATAGTAAATACCACAGAACATATAGGAAGTGGTTTGGTGTTATCATTCTCAAAAGGTGATACACCACTTGGAGAAACATATTCCATTTCCGTAGACGGAACAACAGTTACTAAAGAGGTGTTAAATTCTTTCGTTGCAAATCCTGCAGATCCAGATTACCTTAGTTCTTGTTTGTTACATGATGATCAAACGTGCGGATTAGTATGGAGAGATGCAAACAACAGTAATAAAGGTAATATCTGTCATGTTTCTGTTTCTGAAACTACTCCAATTTATGGTACACCCCAAATATGGTCTAGTGGACAAATTAGATGCCCAAGTATTTTCAGTTATGGGGATGACAATATTGGTGTTGTTTATATAGATACAGAAGATAGTGATAAACTGAAGATTATTAGAGGAACATTATCAGGGACTGTATTTACTTTTCCAGAAGATCCAATTGTTGTCCATGATGCTGCAACAACTCATGTTCATAGACCAGCATTACAAGATGATCGTTATTTAATGATTTCTTATAGAGATGCAGATGATTCGAACAAAGGAAAAGCTGTTATCGTGGATGTTGTTGGATCTCCATCCAATAACATGTCTGCTACTGTTGGAGGACATCAAATATTTGCTAACATCTGGGTTCCAGAGACATGGAGGGTATATCGTGGCTAAAATAAATTGGAAGCTTGATATGCCTAATTCTGCACACATTGATTTAATAGAAAAAATCAGATACCATGGATCAAGATTGTGGGCTAATGTTGTTCTGTCTAAGGGTGGTAAGATTCGAGCAAAAATTAGTCAAATGTTAGTTAACGCTTTTAATGAAACTGATGTTGCCATGTCTCTGAGAGGAAAGGGTTCTGATGATTTACCTGCTCACTTTGGTCTAAGCGATAGTTTAGCAAATTCTTTAGCTGACGGAATGGCTAATTTGATTGCATCTTCCGTTAAAGTTATTACAACATCTAGTGGAAATTCTGTTTCTGTAACTATCAAAGCAATAGATAAAGATTGGGGTGAATATCTGAATCTTCCTGGGGCTAGTTACATTTCTTCTCAGTCGGATATTGTTATCCCAGTTGCAAAATGGATGCTTGTAGATCCAACAATAGATATAGGACAGGCTGCATATGATATAGTATTCAAGGGTGATGACGACAAGTTTGATGTTCGTATACAACATACATCAAGGAGTGGTAGAGCAATCATGGTAGCCTTACAAGCTCTTGGGGGTGGCGGTGGAGGATATGTGTTGCCAGATATTATTTCTGGTAATGCTGGTGAAAATTTCATAGAATATACTTTAGGACAGCAAAAGGTCGCAATAAGTGCTGCTAATATACTTATGGGAGAGGTAGGATAATATGTGTGCCTTAGATTTTAAAGGTGTTAATGACGGTGGTTTTGGTGGCTATGAATTAACAGATCATCTACTATATAATCTCAAGTGGTTTCTAGATTGGGGTCTGCTAAATAATGGCGCATATGACATATATACGTATGACGACGCTAGTTTTTACGACGACGATGAATCCAAATTACATCCAGTAAAAGATGAGAGATATGGCGATGGGCACGTCTGGGAAGGTGCTGGACACGAATGGGTATGGGAGAGTGGTGTCTCACTAAATGGGGCAATCACTGATCCGTTTAGGGTGTCCGGTGTCTATATTAATGGTGACTTTTATCCAAAAACAGAGACTGGAATAAATGCACACCACATTGATTATAGAAGAGGAAGAATAATATTCGATGAACCAAAAAGCTTAGACGAGGATATTAGAGCAGAATTTACTAGAAAGTCTGTTTTCGTTGGGTTTGCAGATCATAAGGAATTTAGAGTATTAATGTTAGATGCTGCATACGAATTCGCCACAGATGCTTCTACGTCTGGCACTACGTCAAGAGAACACCAAGTTTGGTTACCGAGTATTTTTATAGAGGTGTCTAGAGGTAAACAAAGGGGTCTACAATTGGGTGGTGGGCAAATAAAAACTAGATATGTTACTTTTCATATTTTTGCCGATAGTCCGTCTGATAGGAACTTATTGATGGATTTAATTGATTATCAAAGTAGAAAAAGTTTTTGGATGGCTGATTTAAATAATATAACATTTCCATTCGATATATATGGGGATATTGTTGACGGTGTAACTAATTGGTCAAATATGACATTAGAACATCCATGGAAACGTTTGAGGGTTGTGGATAGTACAACATCGTCAATAAATTCATTAAATTCTCAATTATTTAGAGCTAGGGTTTCGTGGGAGATAGAAATTGATATGGGTTCTCTGTAATTATGGTGTATAAATAACAGATGGATAGTTTTGGACAGACACTTAACGAAAGGGTATGGTGGTAAAGGGTGAGTACAAATAATCGTATATTTTACGCAATTCAAGCAGTTGGTTTTGCAGAGCATGATGTTTTGTGTCCATTAGATGCTGGTGCATTACACGCTGGTTCTGGAACACATCCGTCCGGTTTTGCTACAGCTCATGGTGTCCAGAGTGTTGGACTTAATACTACATTCAATCTAGAGCAGGTTTTTGAATTAGGACAATTGGAACTTTATGAGAATATTGAAGGAATACCCGATATTGAATTAACTGTACAGAAGGTTCTTGATGGATATCCATTACTATATCATCTTGCAACTCCAGGGGCTGCATCTGCCACTCTTGTTGGTCGTTCAAATGAGAGATGTTTTGGTGCCTTAAATATTTATCCAGATACATTTGACAATGCCTCTGGTACTCCACTACAGTCTGTTGGTATGTCTGGTATGTATGTTTCAGCTTTATCATACACACTACAGGTTGATGGAAGTTCGACAGAAGATGTTACTCTCGTTGGAAACAACAAAGAATGGGTTGCTTCTGGTCTAAATCACTTTGTACCGACGTCGTTTGATGGTGCAGATGCACCACAGTCACTAGCAACTTCTGGTGGAGTAGCTAGGAGAGAAGATATTCTTATGGGTACTGGCTGTGCTATGGATGCTGATGGAGATATAACAGGAGTAAGCGGTAGCATATGGCCAATAGAAATTGATGGCATAAATGGAGACGGACATAATGTTGTTGATGGAGATTCTTACAGCGCCCACCTACAAACAGTTACTGTTTCTTCAGATCTAGGAAGAGAAGAGTTGTTTGAACTGGGACGTAGGGGGCCGTATCATAGGTTCGTTTCATTCCCTACCGAAGTGACATGTACTATAGACACAACTTCTTCGGAGGGCGATCTAATAGATGCTCTAGCTGATCCGGTCGGCGGAAGTAATATCACAAACCAAAAGATATTTATCTGGGTCAGAGAAGGAACCAGGATAAACCTTGGAGCTAAAAACAAATTAGCGTCAGTATCATATGGTGGTGGAGATGCTGGTGGTGGAAACGTAAGTGTTAGTTACAACTATTCAAACTTCAATAGTTTGAAGGTAACGCATGTAGCAGATCCTGCAGGACTTGCTACATAAAATTCACAGTTTAGTCTGTGACCAATAATTAAACGGAGTGGTTTTCGGACCACTCCGTTTTTTTTGTATTTTAGAAACAATATAATTAATTAATTGTATAATACAGTAGGAGGATTGTATTATGGAAAGACCAAAACCTGGAAATATTATTCGTATTGATGATTTTGAATGCAGTTCTGGAGATAAAGAGTTTGAAGTGGTAGAATGTCCAGATAACATGACTGATAATATGTTTTGCAGAGAAGAGGTGTGGTTTTATTCTCCTGATGATAAAAAAATATGTTGGATACCTAAAGAACGATGCATTGTGTTGCGTTTATGCGGTGTTGATAGTTTCTTAAAACAACAACTAGATGATAACTTAAGGTCTGTTTTTGCTTAATGTGTTTTTTTTGTTTATATAGTTAAATATTGGAGAATAAAATGAGTGATACTAAAAATGAAAATTGTAATTTGGTAAAATATCCTGTAGCTACTTTTGGAGGACAACATATTATTAATGGTAGAGTACGGAACCTTAGCAAAAGAGCTATTGAAGTTATAGAGGCACAATTACCTGATGATTTTGATTGGAATAATTACGATGTTGTTGTAACAATTTCACCTAAAAGTCAAAATAATTTGTGTGTTCACAAAATTGGAAATAAAAGCAAGCCAGCAACACAGGAACAAATTGATGAACTAACGGAAAATATAAAAAACAAAGATTAATTTCTAATACAAAAAATTTTGTTATGTGTATAATAGATTTGGACGAAAGTGTTGAGCAGGCGTCAATTGTGAGTTACGCCATCCTTGCGCGTCGTTCGCTACCTTGGATCGGGGGCTAATCGCCCCCGTCTTTTTTTATATGAATATCAAAAAATACTGGTACATAATTTTTCCTGTCTTGGTTTTAATAGTGTCTTCTGGAGACCTTTGGGCCACGATACATTTTAGCAAAACATCGGACAATTTTGAAGAAGCCAATCCGGTAGCAGCTTATATTTGGATTAATCATGGAGTCGCTGGCTTGATTGTTTTTAAAATTACCGTCACCTTATTATCGTGTTCATGTATTGGATATGTGATAAATACTAAATGTAAATTTTGGATAATTTTTACATCAATTTTTATAATATTGGTTTGCTCAGTTCTTATCGGATGGTGGATTTTTTGGTTTTTTTCGCAACAAACCTAGATTTTTATAGTATAATATCTACATGGAAACCACAAAACACAATTTGTCTGACGAAGTATTGATAACAGCAGATATGATTAGTCGTCGAGTTACCGAGATGGCGTCACAAATTGATAATTATTACACTTCTAGATACTGGTATTCACAAACAGACATGCCAGTAGTTGTTATAGGCATTTTGTCTGGATCAATCTTTTTCATGTCTGACTTAGTTAGGCGTATGTCCATTAGAACTGAAATTGATTTCATAGGAGTGTCTACTTATCCAGGTAAATCTATGAAACCAACTACTCCAAAAATAACTTCAGTTCCATCTAAATTCTTGGCTAATTCTCACGTATTATTGGTAGATGATATTCTGGATACTGGAGTAACAATGTCTACTGTCAGACGTTTCCTTTGGGGAAAATCTGTTGCTAGTATTACCGATGCTTTTTTGTTGAGAAAACCGGACAGTATTATATCAACACATAATTGTGATTCGTTTATCGGATTTGATATTCCGGATAAGTTTGTTGTAGGATATGGATTAGATTTCGATAATAGGTATAGAGAGTTGCCAGACATAAGAGTGATAGGAGATTAGCATGGACGTAGATAAGATAAAACGTTTGCTGGATGAAGCTGTGGAGACTTCTTCTACTGAGTATATTGCGATAGAAAATATATGTGAGGTTCTCTACATGATTATCGAGGAGCTATCTTTAAGACCTTCTTTTGTCTTGCCTAAGAATATCGATACGATCTTAAAAACAAATAAAAGTAAAGAACAGTGTGATAATTTACTAAAAAGAAAACGAAAAGGAAATGCAGGAGATGCTGAATAATGGCTAAATATTATCTACTTAGTGGTGAATTCAGGACTATTAAAGACGCCAAAGATCACCAAGAAGGAATGAGAAAGGCTGTGTTGGAGTTGTTTAATGGTAACTTGCCACATACATTATTTATGGGTGTTAGCGAAAGAGGATTTGAGTCGTCAATCAATAATTTATATCCAATGATTCCTGTGTTAAGGGATTTGGGAATTGATTTACCTTCTGACGAATGTTTGATTTCTGCTGTTTGCGAGTCTCTTGGTGTTAAAAGAATCAGCGATGATGAAAAAGAATGGATTTTATATGGGAGAAGTATCCGTGAATAATATTTTATCTCATACATGTGATGTTGTTGTCGTGCGATTAAGAGAACATCCGAATGCAGATTCTCTTAGTCTTGTTAATGTTGACGATTTTCAGTGTGTTGTAAGAACTTCAGATTGGAACGATGGCGATCTTGGTATATACATCCCACCAGATAGTGTTGTACCAGATACTGACGAATTTAAATTTTTAGGTGGTAAAAGAAGAATAAAAGCTAGAAAACTGAGGGGTCAATGGTCTATGGGTTTGCTGATCAAAGCACCATTAGATGCAACTATTGGCGACGATTATATGGAGAAATTCGGCATAGTTCATTATGAACCAAAGGTTCATGGTAGTTTTAGTTCTGGTGGGAATGATGTAACACCACCGAAAGTATTTGCTCCAGTTTATGATATTTTAAATTTTCGCAAATATTCTAATAGATTTGAAGATGGTGAGGAAGTTATTTGTACCGAAAAAACCCACGGTTGTAACTCAAGGTTTGTTTGTTTGAATGATCAAATTTTTTGTGGTTCTAGAAAATTTTGGAAACAAGAAGATGTTAATAATCTATGGTGGAAAGCTTTAGAATGGAATCCAGCATTAGATGCGTGGTTAAGACACCATGAAGGATTAGTAGTCTACGGAGAAGTCTACGGTCAAGTACAAAATCTTAAGTATGGTGCTACTAATGGTGAATTGTATTTTGCTGCATTTGATATTTTGGATGGTGATCGATGGCTAGATTATGACGAAGCTAGGATGGTTGGCTCTGGTCTTCCTTGGGTTCCTCTAGTTTATAGAGGTCCGTTTGATAAAGAAAAAATTCTTGAGTTTGCAGAAGGAGATAGTAGCTATCCAAGAGCAAATCATCACAGAGAAGGGGTTGTCATAAAGCCGGTTAACGAACGAATAGATCGTAATATTGGACGGGTTCAACTAAAGGTTGTTGGAAATAGATATTTAAGTAAAAGTTGATTGGGGAATATAATGCCATATATAAGAATGGAAGAGCGAGAAAAATACTATGAGTTAATAGATCAGTTGTTTGATGTGTTAAAAAATTTAGAAAATGATGTTTTAGCAGGTGAATTAAATTTTGTTTTTTTCAGTTTAGCAGATATGTTAGTTAGGGAACATCCCACAAATAATCGAAATTATGCAAGAATGGCTGTTGTATCATCGGCTTTATCCGAAGCACAAGCAGAGTTTAGGAGAAGGAATATGGGACCATATGAAGATAAGGCTATAATAAAAAATGGGGATATTTTGTGATCAAAAAACAACATTGTCCAAATTGTGGTTACTTCCCGTTTCCCGCAAAAAATATTAAAGAATTACTAATTAATAGTTTTCCACAAGTATTATTTAAGATTGGTCTTTATATATTTTTTATTTATTGTGTATATATTTATGGAGCTATGAATCCATCTAATCAGACTGTGATTGAAAAGTATGCAGAGATATCTGCTGTTAAGTAATTATCTGGCGAGGAAACATCCATGTTAGGGGGATGACTGCTGGAAGCAGACTTGGTGGTGTGTCTGAAAATCCACCGTTCCCAATATATGTGTAAGGACCAAAGGGGAAAAAAAAAGACTATTCGGTTCGACTCCGAAACTCGCCGTTATTTTAAATTTTAGATAGTGAAACTATGGAAATAACCAAAAACACACAAAATGATTATGCAGTAACTGTTTTTGCTCCAAGGGTAGAGCGTAAACATAGACAATATGTTATGAAAAGAAGTATTAAATATAAATCTTGGCACGAAATGAAACTTGGTACAATTTATCCGACACAACAAGAACTAGCCGACGATTATATGTATATTTTAAGTTTTGAAATAGATGGTGTCAAAATGTGCGAAATGTATGAGCTTAATCCAAAATTGAAACCCTTGATTAAAACTCTTGCTGATGCAAAAATTCCAACAACAATGTCTGGGGATCAATATGACAATAAAATTATTTATGTGGATATAGGGTTTGATAAGAGATGGATATTAGCTACTTCCAGAGCTATACTTCCAAAAGGTTGGAATATTAACAAATGTCATGCTAATTATAAACCAAAAACCCGCAGTATAAGAATATGGAAAACAACATCTGATACTATCTGTTATGAAGAAGCAGCTTTAGTTAGAGATGCATTACGTGATAGCTATAACAACCTTTTTGTTCAGAAAGATATGGAAAGAAGTAATAAAACACAATGATAAAAAAGAATCGAGAAAAAATTAATCAAGAGGTTCTAGATTCAATAGGAAGTCCCAACGCTTGGACTCCAGAAGCTGAAAATAAATGGATAGATGAATTAAAGAAAATTCCTGATGGGTTTATATATTGTTTATTTCCTCCTATCAGAAAGCCACCTAATGTTGGTCGTAGGACAAAGGGTTTCAATTGGGGATAAGAATATGTTGAAAAAATTTAGAAAATTATTCTTTGGTTTAGGTTTGTTTGTTGTTATTGGTGTAGTTTTATTTAGTGGAAACCACGAGACGCCACCTGATGAAGTTAGTTATAAAATTTCGATATTTGATCATATGACAAATTTATTGTATGTTCTAAAAACTACAGACGATGTTAGTCAAGCAGATATACAACTTGTCGCATTGAATCGAATGAATGAATTAATTGATCAAGAAATGCTTAATAGCGAACATTTTGGACACGAACTAACTGCTTATAAGATGTTTGTGATTGGAGAGATAGTCAAGAGAAAAAATCTGTTAGATAGGTAATATTTTATGAAGAAAATATCAATAGTTTTGTTGTTAATTGTTATGTGTGGTGGATGTAATATTCTAGAGCAATCTGTCAGTGATGTCGGAGGGTGGGATTTATCTGCTTGCGTGGGTGATTTTGGTACTTGCTGGGAGTTGTTTTGGGATAATTCAGATAGGTTTGAAGGTGGTTTTGTAAATATACCGTAGAGTGTTGAACACGATGGACCATAAAGAACTAAATGAAATAATCGAACAACTTAATGCATACAAAAAGAAAATATGTGTTAGTCGTCAGACTGCTATAGATGCTTTGGTGAAAGCTGGTCTTATTACCAAAGATGGTTCACCAACTGAATTTTACAAGCCAAATTCGGAGGGATAGTATTATGTTTGGATTTGATTTTCCATGGTGGACCAAGCCTATTTCGCTGTTTTTGTATTTCTGGGAATATATAGCAGCAGCTAGTGTTGGTGGTATACTTGTATGGCTATTACTTATGTTTTTTTAGTTCTCTACCAGTGGTAGGTAATATATTAAGGTTTAACCACTGAACCAGCCTGGACAAATCAGTGGTAAATTTTATTTTACACAGGATATGATGACATGAACATTAACATAAAAGACATAGCACAACTAAAAGCATCATTGTGCGCACAAGGTTATCGAAATTCCGATATAGAAGCTATAGTAATTAGTGTTGAAGATTATTGCGTACTACGCAATGAGGTTGAGAATGATATACACCACATGTGTAATAGTATTGGACATTCAAGAAACAATAGTTTTTCAGTACTTGGAGTGTCAATTATTGTATCAGACTATTTACCACAAGGTAAAATGTTGAGAGTTTTAAAAGAAGACGCAATTCCAGATAAACGTTTTGTTGATCACACTATGTTTACCAGTTGCGAACCAGATCAACTTCCATGGGCACCACCTCCAAAGAAACCAAAACCAAAAAAACAACCCACAAAAAAAAGAAGAATCCAATTATGAATTATTTAAAACGTATAACTAGATTTTGGTATAAATGGTTGTGGTGTTCTTTAATACATAAAAAATATCGATGTTATCCATGTGATAATATTTATTGGCATTGTGAAAAGTGTCACGACTGTGATGAAGAAGTTGATATAATAATTAACAGACAAAAACCGAAGTGGTTTTAATGGCTAGAAAACATAAAGAAGAGTGGGAGAAAAACAGAGATACTGCAAGAAAATCGAGGCATGGAATTCATTGGTGTAATTGTTGCGATATGTGTCTTGTTGGTGATGGTGAGAAGTGTCCTGTATGTGGTAAAAAACAGATCCCAAAAAGGTATAAAAAATGATAAGAACAGACATAAATATCAATCATCTCAACAGTATGTTTGAATTTGGTATAAATGATTGTGATGATTATTTTTTAGTATGCTCATATGTAAAAGGTCTTAGGTCTATCTCAAATTTAAGTAGTAATTTAAAATCATTGTTGAATGATTTATTAAAAATATGTTCGGATTATGAAGAAGTACATTACCGATATGGTAATTAGTAAACATTTCAGTATTATATAAAAATTGTGTATAATCTCCTAGATGAATCTATATGGCCTTCTATTTCAGGTGATGTAGGAATCCATATAGCCTTATTTAAATGGAGGTAATACCATGACTTTAGTAACTGACAGTTGGGGAGCAAATAGAAATCCTGCTCCAAAAACATTCAAAATGTACAAAACACTCAACGCAACAGCAGCTTCTGGTTCTGCTACCACAGACACTGAGACGTTTTACACAAAAGATTGTCCATTCCCAGTGAAGATTGTTGGGTTTGAAGTACAAAGTGTATCAGTATCTGGAGATGGTTTTAGTGGATCTGGATCAAATCTTACCGTAACACTTCAGAGTTCTGACGAAGTTGATGTTTCGCCAGCCGCACCTACGGCTGTAGTGTGGGATACTGTAGCAACAGCAGATTGTTCTGGATATGTAGCTAGTACTGACAAGATGCTACTCAGAGCACCATCTAATTCTGGAGCAGTAATTGATATTGGTTTGGATCAGACTTATGTCGCAGTTCCAAAGGGTGGCTCACTGAGGGCTACACTGTCTGTACAGGCTAAGGATGCTATTGGGGTCAGTGCTACTACTCCTGTAGAATTACTAGCAATAGTTGAATGTTTGCCAACTGCGGTAAACGATCAATTATCATTCTAGTAAATGTAAAATTATAATAAATTAGGCCGAGAGCGAAAGCTTTCGGCCTTTTTTTATTTGGTGTATAATTTGAAGGGATAGAGCTTATTATTTGGATAGACAGTACCAAGAAAATAATGGAACTGGGAAGGTGCGCAATGAATATCACCACGAAAGAAAGGCTTATCTCTCAAATAGTTTGGGGACATACCTCTGCTGTAGTAAAATCACACAATGGCGATATAATATCACTGTATTTACGACCTCCCACTCCAGAAGAACAAGCAAAAGCTTCTAGAATTTATTCTGTAGAATTAAGCAGGGCTATATATATAGGATTGCCTACAGAAGAAAAAGCATTAAATGATTTAATAGAAATTGGAAGATGGAGTGTAAAACAAGAAGCTGAAATCGATGGATTGTATACGGATATACACAACATTAGAAAAGGTTTACTTGATTTTGTTTTCAATGTAACTAAACTAGAACAAGCACGGTCTCTTTTACGTCGTGCAGAAAAAGCTCTTGTAGATAGATTAAATCTTAGACACAGTCTATTGCAATGTAGTGCAGAGGCTCATGCTGAGATTTGTAGACAACACTATTTAATTGGTGTTATTACCGAGAACGAAAATGGTTCACAATTTTGGAAAACTATTGATGATTTTAACGAATATGATGACCAATCTTTAGTAAATCAATTGTGTGAAGCATTTTTCCAGACATCTAGGATACCAGTGGTAGCTATTCGTGAATTAGCAAAATCCCAACAATGGAGAACATACTGGGATATAGCGAAAAATACTAATGATTTATTCGAAGGGCCTATTGTTTCATGGTCCTTGGATCAAAGGGAATTGGCATATTGGTCTACGGTGTATGATTCTGTTTATAGTGCATACGAAAGACCATCTAAAGAAATAATTAATGATGATGATTTATTAGATTCCTGGTTTATTAGACAGGGAGATAAGATAGAAGGAGTTTCTAAAAAAGAATCACTTAATGCTCCGCTCAAAAATGGTAGAAATGAACAATTTATAATGTCTGATAGAGAAGGTGCCAAAAAGGTTTACAGTATGAATAGTCCGGCGTCAAGGGCTAGAGTTATTGCTAAGCAAAAATTGTTAGAAAGAAAAGGAACCATAAAAGAACAGGATATGCCGGATAGTCAAAATGAGATGAGAAAACAACTAGCTACTATGACGAGTAAGAAGGCAAAAAGTATCAATAGTAGATAGGGGAGAAAATTATGTCAAGTAAAGAAACAGAGTTAGCTGCTCTTAGAAAAAAAAATACATTAACAATAAAACAAAAAACAGCAGAAGAATCTAAAGCAAGATTAAAGAAAATTTCTGCAAAAAAATTTCAAACATGTTTTATTTTTGCTATAGCTGCTTTTGAAGGTGTTTTTGGTAGTGATTTGTGGGGTCATGATTTACCAGAAGACACACTAACACCAGAACAGATAGAAAACAGGAAGAAATGGGAGATAGTAAGAAAAAATATACTAGACAAAGGACACACACAGTCTAGGGCTCTGTGTATGGAAATGGACCTACATGATATAGAATTTATGGGGTATAGGATGAATTTTGGAGGACATGAAAATGGATAGTAAAAGAATTAGTTTCGACATAGTTGGTGAGAATGGAGATAAGATTAACCTAGTTGTTGTTCGCCCAAGCAACAGAGTAACGCAAGATGCAAATATGGCATATAATCTAAGGATGTCCAAATTGATTAGGGATGGCGCAAGAAATGTAGAAAATAGATTATTGCTAAGATCTGAACTAGAAGAATATTTGCTTAAAATGGGGGTATGGACGCTTGGGGATACTGTTGAGGTAGAAAAACTTGCATTAGAAATAAGAGCAAGTGAGCTTATGTTGAAAAAGGGTGGATTAAAGATCTCAGAAGGCAAAGCTATTGCTATGGAAATGGCAGAAAAAAGACAATTAATTTTGGATAGACACGCAAAAAGACTTCAGTTTGATTCTATGACAATAGAATCTCAAGCAGAAAATTTTAGATTTGAATATTTACTGGTTAAATGTTTATTGGTTACAGAAACTAATAAACCGTTTCTAAAAAGCCACGACGACTATGTTGCAAGACAAGAAGATGAGGCTGTTATAGAAGGTGCTAGAATTTTATCCAATATAATTTATGGTATAGAAGATAGTGTCCAGGAAAATATGTTTGAAAGAAAATGGCTTAAAGATGCAGGTATGATAGATAGTAAGGGTAGATATACTGGACCAAGTGGGGAGATGGTTGATAGAAATGGTCGACTAATAAACAAAGATGGAAGATATATCAATAAAGATGGTCAGTTAATAGATACCTTCGGTAGACTTGTTGATGAACATGGTAATCTTATAATAGACGAATCGAAACCATTTATAGACGATGAAACTGGTGATAAAATTGTTGTTGGCGAAATAGGTAAAACGACTAAGAATACAACTTCCAAGAAAAAAGTAACAAAAAAAAGAAAGAATAAAAAAACAAAATCTGGAAGTTAGAATGTTTAGGGGAGTGATATAGGTGGCATTTGTACTTGATGTTAATCTTAGAATTAAAGAGATCCTTGGCTTAAAGAAAGTCGAGGCTGCTCTCAATAAGACTCAAGGAACACTCCAAGCTGGTATCGGAGGTAGTGGTGGGAGTACTGGTGGCACCAATTCTATGGTTACATCAACAAAAGCACTAGCTGCCGCTGCCGCAACAAGTGCTGTTGCCATAAACAAAACAACAAAGGCAACTCAAAAACTAAATGCTGTTCAGGGTAAAACTGCTGTTGGGTTACAAAAATCTAGCAATAGCATAAAGGATGCTGGAAAACAAGCTGATACTTTTGGACACAAGATTAAATTAGCAGGAACACGTTATGCCGCGTTCTTAGCTGCTACTGCTGGTCCAATAGCAGTAATTGGGGCATTCGGAAAAGCTACGGCAGCTGTCATTGAATTCGATAGTGCTATGCTAAAAATGAGACAAATTACTGGAGAGACAGAACAACAGATAAGTGGTATGAGGGATAACATACTTGATTTTGCTGCAAGTACAGGAACGTCTGCTAGTGAACTTGCTAGAGTTGGAAAGGTATTGGCTCAAGCTGGACAAAGAGGTGATCAACTGACAGAATCACTAAGTGCTTTATCTAAAGTTCCACTAACTCCATCTTTTGAAACTATGGATGCTGCAATAGAAGGTACAATTGCCGCCATTAATCAGTTCAACTCTGAAGGACTGAAAACCACAGAAGTCTTAGATGTAATGACAGCTCTTTCGAATAAATTTGCTGCATCGTCAGAGGATATAGCAAAAGGTACTGCTCGTGGTGGTGCTGCATTCGAAGCTATTGGTGGTACATTCAAAGAATTTGCTGCTGTTTTCACCACAGTAAGACAAGCAACCAGAGAAAGTGCCGAAACAGTCGGTACATTCATGAAAACTATCTCTTCTCGTCTGGCAGACCCCAAAATTGTTTCATTCCTAGAGGGGAAAGGAATTAATATAGGAGAAGCTATTGAAGCTGGTGATCCAGTTGGGGCCATGAAAAGAATAGCCGCTGCATTAGAAGATATTACAAGTGTTCAGGATAAAATTGAAATAGGAACTAAGCTTGGTGGAAGAAGACAAATCAGCCGGTTGCTAGCTTTGGTCAGCAATATGGATGTATTAAATGATGCATTAAAAACAGCAGGAACCTCTGGTGGTGCATTCGGAGAAGTAGCGGAGAAGGGTTTGTCTGGATTGCAGGCTCAGATAAATATAATGGTTCAAGAATGGAATAAGCTAATACAAGCATTAGCTGCTCCTGTTTTTGTCCCATTGATTAAATTTGCCACATCTGCCGGAAAAGCTTTGGCAGCTATGGTTGATTTTGCTAAACCGGTTATACCAGCATTAACATACATTGCTGGTTTCGCTGGATCTTTTAAGCTTTTAACTATTTCCATAACAAACGCAGGAAAAGCATTGTCTTTTATGAGTAAGGTTGGTAAAACAGTTGGTGGGGGATTAAATAACGCTGCTGTAGGTTTAAGAGGGGTTGCTGATAGTGCTGGGGGTAGGGCTGGTTCTACAGCTAGGGAACGTGTTAAGAATAGACTCGCTGGTGGGGTTGGTCTTGCTGCTGGACAAGCTGCTGGTGGTTTTGGGGCTCGGGCTGCTACCGGGTTGAAAGCAGCTGCTGCATCTCCAATAACACAACTTGCTGGTGCTGCTGCTCTCGCTTTGGGTGCTAACAAAGCTTCTGAAGCATTCGAAAAAGCTGGTAATTCTGCTGGAGTATTCGCTGCCGAAGCAATTCAAGCTGCTTCTGTTTTGGCTATTGCGGTTTCTGCTTTATCTGGAAAAAGTATTGTAAGTGCTTTCGCTTCTCTTGGTCCGTTTGGTGGTGCAATAGCTGGTGCCACATTGGCTATTGGGGCATTATCTTATGCTGCTAATCAAGCTGCTGAGATGGATTTTCAAACAGCTATAGACGAAGCTTCTAAGAAAATTTCTGAATTAGATTTTGGTAGAATAGCTCCCGGTGATTCTTCTGGTCTTCAGGAAGCAGTTGGTGCTCTTGGGACAGAGGGTCTCAAGGGATTACAAGAGGCTGCAAGTAAATATGAAGATGATTGGTATGATTTCTTAGCTAGTACTCCAAGTAGAATTGGCAATCTATTGTCTGGAGAGGGTCTTGTTACAATAGACGACGCCCAAGCTAGAGAAATACTAGATACTATGGTTGGAAGTAATCCTGAATTACTAAATGAAATTCTTAGATCTGCTGTAGAGCAATTTGGTGTTGGAGATATAGAATCTGGTCTTGATCAGATGCTTTCAGAATCATTTGGCGGTAATGTACAGGCTGCTCAGCAACTTAGAAAAGTAATGATAACCCATCTTGGTGGATTAGAAAAAATTGCTTCTAGTGTTGAGAAAGTTAATTTGGATGCTAAAATTAGCGTATTAGCAAATGCTATAGAAAAAGCTTCTGAAGATTTCAGAACACTACATATACCTGCTGAAATTAGTAGTCAACTAGGACTGTTGAGCGATGCAGTTGGCAATGCTGCTAGAGCTATTGAAACTAATGTAACATTATTTGATCAGATGAGTCAAGTTGTAGGACAGGACATAGGAGTTGCTCGTCCAGGAACAGATTGGTCCACATCTGCGGTAGAAGAAATAGCAAGATCTGGTAATATGGGGGATTTACTTGATCTTAGTAATTTTAGTGAGCTAGAAGGATTTACAACTGACATGGCACAAGTTGGTACTGCTCTTGAAAACTTCATGAAAACAATGGTTCAAAGTAAGGCAAGTGCTGATTCTTTGAGATCTCAGTTATCTGATCCTGCCATAGATCCATTCGATATTATGGAAGTATATATTGATCAGTTTACGGAACAATATCCAGAACAGATTCCACCAGAAGCGGTTGCTGCTTTTAAAGCATCTGCTGCTAAACTGGGTCAACAACTAAGAGATCAAATAGTTGATGGTGCTGGTGTTATACAAAATGCTGATACATTTAAAGAAGCATTTAATTCTACATTAGGAAAACAAAAACCGTTATATAGTGCTGCTATAGAAGTTTATAGAACGTGGTTGGAAGCTCAGAGCAAACAGCTTAATGCTAGTTTAAGTGGAAGTGAATTGCTCGTTAAGTCTGATGTTAATACAGCAGAATTGGGATCTACCGTGATAGAAAGTCTTCAAAGATCTATGAGTAATGTTGGTATGGATCTTGATCTTCCTGGTTTTGACATGTTTCAAGATGCCGATGGGGCAATGGTTGAATTAATAAAAAATGGTAGTGCTGTTGATGATGTTCTGTCGAAATATGGAGAAAGTCTTAAAAAACATGGAGAATTACTTAGAAAAGAAAAAGAAGCCAGAGATTCTGGAGAAGGTGCTAGTAAAGAATTGATAGTTTCTACCAGAGATGCTGCAAGGGAAGTTCTTGAGTTACAAGCTGCTCTAACATTATTGGCTGAAATAGCTAGTAGAGCACCAGAAGCTTTTACTGAGCAAGAAAAGAAACAAACTGAGCTTGGATATGGAGGAACTACAGATCCAAGAGAAAAAGAAGAATTTGATAAATTAGCCAAAGAAACATCAGAGCAAATAACTAGAGGTAGACAGTTGATTGAATCAGAAGTTGCTGTAGATATTGCTCAAGTTCTTGAGGAGCCAGCAGATATATTTGCCCAGGCTTTGAGAGAAAGTGCTGATGCAGTTAAGTCTTTTACTACAGCGTTAACACAGCAAGACTTAGATCGTGGTGCCAAACAACTGGTTACAAAGACTACACCAGAGGGACGTCAATACACAGAGAGGCAAAGCGCACCACCAAAGGATACGTCTGGTGAGTCGGGTATTAACACAAAACATCTTCAGTCAGCATTATTTGGTGGAGAAATAGAAAATGTTATGGAAACATTGCTTCAATCCGCCTCTCAAGTAGCTGGTGGAAAAGTGTTTGGTAACTTGGCATCTGGAGATACAGAGAGTGCTACTGCTAATCAGAATTTAGAAAAAAGTTTGAATGAATTTTCTGGATTTATATATGATATTCCGAAAATTATTCAGGACAGCGGTCTTGATCCTGCTGAGGTTGCTAGGGTTGCTGCTGAATCGTTGAAAGAGCAAGCTGGTGCTCCTGGAGCTAAAGAAATAGAACACCTAGGGGCATTGAATAGAACTATGGGTGATCTTGAATCAAGCTTAAGAACTATGATAGAAAGACCTGATGTCGCTAGACAACCAGAGCAGTTAATGTCTCAACTAACACCAGCTATGCAGGAATCTTTACAAAATCTGTCTACGTCTACACAGCAACCAGCTGCTGAAGCAATTGATACACCTCGTGTTTTTGAAGGTTTGTCCGTATCTGCTTCTGATATATCACAGGCCGCTTCTGAGACAAGAATGGCTGCAGACGCCACAAACGTAGCTACTGAAGGAATGAAAATAGCATCCTTGGATATGAAAACTGGTGGGACTGATATTCTGTCCGCAAGTCAGAGTATTGGAGAATCGGTGAATCAACTACAAGCAATCTCAGATATTCAAAGAGAAGCTGTTTCTGGAGAGCAAGCTACTATGGCTAGCCAATCTGAAGATGGTGGTGGAGTGAGAGAAGCTATGACTAATAACACAGAAGCAATAAGTAGTTTGGGAGAAAGAATGGATGCTGTTGTTCAGGCTGTTGATATGCAAACACAACAAGAAGCTGAAATAGCTGCATCTTCAAAAGAGTCTACCTTAGAACTTCCGGGTCTTGAAGAAAATACTAGTGCAATTTCCACAAATAATGAAGTAGCTGGAAAAACACAAGAAAGTATGTCTGGTTTAAATAATGGTATGGACAAAATTGCATCAGCTATGGAAGATGGTGTTGGTGTTGATGTATCTACTATGAGTGAGGTAAAAGTTAATGTTGAAGGTGTTTCTGCTGCTGCTCGTGAATTTACTGCTGAATTCGAAGCTGTCGCAGAAAGAGTTGCTAAGGCTGAGATTAATATGATATTGCAACAACTAGCCCGTTCTGCTGGTAGTCCAGAAGCTGCCAGTACGTTTGAAAGTGCTATAACCTAGGCGGTAAATAATGGCTCAGTGTTTTTACACAGAATGTATCAATACTTGGAAAGCTTCTGATGGAGAAGACGCTACTTGGGTAGAGTATAGTCTTTTGCCATATGGAGTTCCGTCTGGTGCTGTTGTAGAGATTGCAATAGCCTGTTTAGATCCAAGTTATGAAAAATATGGTGGGGTAAGGGCTACATCTGGAACACTAGATCGTACAATTCAAATAGTAAAATCAGCAGATGGTGACTCTTTCGCCACAATGCACGTACAGGCTGATGGCGATAGTAAAATAGATTATTATGCCGAAGAAACACCAGATATTGAATTTACTATTTTGGGTTATTGGCTTGGATGCGAATATGTTGAAAAGATGGAAACATTTGCTCCAACCGGAGACGCTGCCTGGGAGGGGTATTCATTAAGTCAATATGGTATTGGTAATGGTGATATTGTTGACACAACAATATCCAATACAGAAACCGCTGCTACCAGAACAATTGGAATAAGAGCAAGTGGGTCATCGAGATCTTTAACTTTTGACATGAGTGAAGCTGAGGGTGGGGGAAACAACTGCATATCCCAATTCATTATAGCTAGTGGAGATACTGCTGCTATTGAATTATACGCTCAAGACCACAATGATTGTTCAGGATATTTGTTTGGATATTTCAGCTCTCCACCTGGAGACTATACAGAAGCAGACATTGTTTTTCCAGAACCAGCATCTCAGGTTAGTTGGCAGACATTGGACGTGGGTGCTTCTGGCGTCCCAACTGGGTGTGTGGCAGAATTTGTTTTAGGACAACAAATAACTGATGACCAAGATATTGGGGTAAGAGAATCAACTTCATCTATAGACAGATTCGTTAATTTAGAAGAATCTGAAGATAATGATGGTTACAGTTGTGTTTCTATGAAAGCAAATGTTGATAGTGATGGAGAAATCCAATATTATTCAGAAGACATAAGCGATAAACCACTATTCCAATTAATTGGTTATTGGGACAATTTTAACGAATCCCCAACTGCGTTCTCACAAAACGATAACTGTGATTGTTTTATTTATGGATTAAATCCGTACATACATTATATAGAAACATATACAAGTAAGTTTTCTGTAGACTCTGCTAGTACTTGGGAAGAACATGATTTAACAACATACGGGATACCAGTTTCAACGGATGAAAAACCAGTTGTAGCCGAAATAGTAGCAACTAATAAATCAACTTCTTCTAGTACTGAAAAATATGTTGGTGTTAGACCTGTCGGATCAAGCTTGGACAGAAAGTTTTTGCTAGACGAAGCAGAGGGCACTGGGGTTGATTGCCTCAATATGCTAGTTACGGTAGATTCTGCTGGTAAGGTGGAGATTTACGGAGGAAATACTTCATACATAGAATTCCAGGTAATAGGATACTGGAATGGTGCAATTTATGTGGAAGCGGCTTCGGGGTTTACTACTGTTGGAGACGGATCTTGGAATGATTATGAATTAGGTCCACAATTTGAAGACAAAGTAGTAGATATTGTAATTTCCAATGATACAACGATACATCAAAGCGGAGGAGTACGTCAGGTAGGTTCTTCTGTTGATAGGTATCACTCCATAGGAAAACAAGAAGGTGGACTTGGTTACGCTACCATAGAAACAACAGCAAGTGGAACTAACGGAACAATTCAAGTATACGCCGATTCTGCATCTAATGTTTCATTCACTTTAATGGGACATTGGTCTCGACCACCAGGAGACTATAATGAAGTATTTACAGACAATACAGCAACAGAAAGTTTAACATGGCAACAGAAAGACATAAGTATATCGCAAAATTCTATTGTAGAAATGGCATTAGAAAATTGGGATGCAAGTTCTGAACAGAAGATGGGTGTAAGAGAGGTCGGTTCTTCAGAATCCAGAATTTGGGAAATTAGAGAGACTGATTTAGCAGAGGGGGATGTTGCTGCAAAAATAGTTAGAGCATTTGTGAATGTTTCGAGTGGAACATCTATTGAAATTTACCACGAAGCACATATATACCCTCACCACTTTAGAATACTTGGATATTGGGATAATCTAAGTTTAATACCAACATCAACAAATGATAATATTCAGATGTTTATGTCAGGTTCTGTTGGTTTTATAAGCACAAGTGGAGATAAAGGTGGATTGTATCCTTCTGGAGTATCTCTCTGGATAAATAGCATAGAAAATGATGAAATAAGTCTATATACGAATGGTGTTGGATTTGTTGAATCATCTGGGTCTTTGTTTACAGATGGAATTTATCGACTAAATACGCTGGATAATCCGCAATATCCTAGTGGAGTAACACTATATCAACACGGATACGGTATAATACAAGTAAGTGGACAAGAAACACTATTTATTGATGGTCACCTACCAACTTCTTCGTCTGGCGATCTTGTCGTCCCAGGACACGGATTTGATAGTGATTCCAGCGACCTATTCTTGAAAGTAATAGATCCACTAAATGCTTCAATGAATCTTGTTTTGTATAGTCCAGTAGACACTGGTTCTGGATTGATACGAGAAGATAATGCTGTATTTTATCTGAATAACGCTGTAGACGGAGAAAATACGGAAGAACAAACACAGGGTATAGATTGGTATGTGCCTGATCTATATTTCTACTCAGTTTCTCATGTAGGAAATTATCACGAAACAGAAACTGCTGGAGACGGAACACTTCCATTTTATAATCGTCTTGGTGGTGGTTTTGCTCCTGGTCAATTTGGTCTTTCGTTTGAAGGTAATGTAAACAGACAACAAAACGTATTTGGTCTAGTAGCAAACGATCGATCTCCAAGAACAGAATTGAAAGATTATAGATTTGTTGGAGACGACAGTATAACTGCTGCATTCTGGATGTCTGGGTCTCAGGTTCCAGCATCGTCTCAAATTGATGTGTACGGGGCAGTACAAACAGCAAGTGGAACACAGGTAAACATAGGATGGTTTTATCGTTTTGGTGAGTTTAGAGCTAGTGATAATGAATTAGGCTCTGCTACTTTAGCACATACTGTTGGGTTAGAAACCAAGGGAGAAAGTGGTTTAGTTGTAAGAACATCCGTAAGAGATGTACCATACACAAAAGAGAGTGGTACGGATTTGTGGTGGGGTGGCACTACACACTACGGAACTCCAACGGGGACTAGTTGGACATGGAATGGTGAGGTAAGCGAAGAATATTATACTTGGGAACAGGAATGGCCGGAAATAAATGTTGCTAGAAGTAACACTACATTTTTCGTAGTTCGTTCTGAGTTTGTTCCTAGTGGTGGTGGTATTCCTAATCACATGAAAGTCTACTTGAGTACAGATGGACAACCATGGACTTTTATAGGATCTGGAGTAACTGGACCTCCAGCTAGTTCTTTATACAACTATGATGACCCATGGAACAGATATGCAGAAAATGCTGTAGGTTTTAATGTTTTAACAAATAACTGGAGCGGAGGATATCACCATGTAAATACTTCACTAGCAGAAGTTGCGCTATGGACAGATTCCGACAGATTCACAGATGATGAATTATATGATCTATACCATTTAGTAGAGACATATAAAAGACCGTTGAATGAATATAAACCAACAGTAGATGCTCTTCCAACCTATGTAAAAAGAACAGTAGGTCAATTTCAGTATAATCCAATTATGCCGTGGATTACTGGATATAATCCTGGTGAAATTTGTTCTGGATTGTTAGTAACACTAGAAGTTGGGATAGGTGGTTACGGAGAGGATGCTTCTGCTTATCTACTAGAAGAAAAACCTCCTTCTGGATTTTATGTAAAAGATATAAGTCCACTACAAACAAATTACGGAGGACAGGGAGATAGGCCAGCATCAAGACAAGGACAGTTCAACGATCCACAAAGTGGAATAATGGAGCCATATTCTTTCCAGTTGGGTAATTTTAATGAGGCTTCAATAAGGTGGGTTAATCATGATAATAACCCAGAATTTGGTGAAAGAAGATCTCCGCAACCAACAAAGACTTTTACCTACAAACTATATCCACAACAGTATAGGGGATTACCACAGGTAGATGAATTTGATTTTTCTGGTAGTGGTGTGTTTTTTGGAGGAACAACAGGAAGTGGAGTTTTTGTTGTAGCTACAACGGGAGATGTTGATGGTACGACTAGTGGTGTTTTAGGAAGAATATTTACTGATGGATGTGATTTATATACTAGTGGACCAGAACAGCCAAGTGGAACAACTAATTTATATGTAAAGACAATAGAACCAATTACAAGTGCTTTTATAGGGAATACTCCAAGAACACCCAGTATATCTGACATAGTTTACTCAGCAGAAGGAAAATCTGCCACAGACACTATGGCTGGAGTCGAATATGGTCCAAATCTATACACAAAGGGACCATTGAGTTATGATGATAATACTTCATTGTTTATCAGAGCACCAGAAGGTAATGATACAACAATATTTACCGAAGGACACCTAGACCACGATACTAGTGGTTCTTATCCTTCTGGTATGCTGATGAGAATTGGTGATGGACATGTTCTCCAGAGTCAATCTGGAAATCTTTTCATATTTGGACCACAGCCATCATCTGGTACTATCGGATTATTTACTCAGGCCGGTGCGTTTACGAGAAGGATTAATGGTTCTTCCGGACATGGAAATAGTCCAAATCTTTACATTACGTCATATACAGTCAATAGTGGTAGTTGTGATTTATTCATAAAAGTACCAGAACCTTCTACGTCTAGCGGCAACCTGTATTGTAAAGGTCCAGAATTTATTTGTTCTAGTGGAGATTTTGAATATCCTTACAATCCAGATAGTTTCGAATATCCATCTGGAGATTTGAGCCCTCCACTGTTTATGTATAAACCAATAGGTTTTGGAACAGGTGTTGTAGATCTATTCATCCAGAGATATTCACGACCAAACTTCACGTTATATCTAAAAACAGATGACAATGATATAACTGGATCTGTTAATTTGTTCACGCATGGATGTCAAACAGAGGGTGGTGCTGAGCAAAACTTTAAACATACCTCCCTATATATGGATGCTTCCGAAGCTGAATATCCATATACAGAAGGTGGTACTGGTAACTGGACATTATTCTTAAAGGCGCAAGAAGGTAATTTATCTGAAACTTCAGAATGGACAATGTTCCTGAAGAGTGATACGACCACAACTTCTTCAGCTAATTTGTACACCTATGGACATGCTTCTGGAGCTAATCCTCATGGAATAGAAATAACAGGATCTATGGGTCTTGTTTGTAGTGTTAATCCAGACGACTACAGCAGAATAGGATATATACCAACAAATACAGATGATGATCCATGGACGCTGTTTATTAAAGGTTCTCCTGGAGTTTTTGATTCTGTATCTATGTATATGTCTGGGTCAGCACCTGGGATATCTCTTTCATCTGGGAATTTGTTTGTGGAAGGACTATTTGGTCAACCAACAGGAACATCTAATTTATATATAATGGGCATTTCAGGGACACTTAATAATGATTGCCCACTATTTATACATGCTGGTCTTCAGGTGTATAATACTGATGGTAACCTATATACCCACGGGTATTAACGGAGGAAAATATGGCTTCTGTAGTTTATGACAACAAAGCAATTATTCCGGCTCCTCTCGTTTCTATAACGAAAGTTTATAGAACTTCTGGGGATGGTGACAAACATGGTTCATCATACGAAATATCTTTAGCTGGAACATTATTGCCATTTAAAGGATCTCCTAGTGGTAATTATTCGCTTGGAGACCCATCAAATTCGTTTTGGACTCTTGGTGGGTATCCTCCTGACGACACATATGTTGGAGGGGATACTCCATTTGTTCTACTAGAACGAAAACAAGAAGCTTTGCGATGGTTATTCAGAGAAGATGGAAAAATTTTAGAATGGTACGGGGGTGCTGCTTCTCCAGTAAAATGCAGACCAAAAATAAAATCTATTGTTTTCCCACAAGGACAATGGGCAGATAGATGTGATTATCAGATAGAATTAGAAGCAGAATATTTAACTGGACTAAACGAAGAAGACGATTTTAGTACATCTGGATTAAACAGCGTATCAGAAGAATGGCAATTCAATGAAGTTGCCGGGCATGACGGAAAAGTGTATGAAATTAGTCATGTAACTAGTGCTCAAGGATTAATGACATTTGATGAGGTAACTGGAGATAATGTATCCGCTTGGTCTAATGCTAAAACATGGTGTGATTCTAAAGTTACGGGAACTCCAGATTCTGATTTTGTTACATATGCAACTGGTTTTTCTAATTGGGTAAATGGTAGTTATAATAAAAATACTAATATTGCTGAATTTAATGGTAGTTATGCCGTAACAGAAACATGGATAATAACAGAAGCTGGTGCTGGTGCAGTTGCAGCCACGTATAGCGAAAAAACTTTTACTGTAGTTCATAAAGAATCTGATGATGATATAGAAGTGACATACACTGGAACTATTTATGGATTGCAAACAAATGAACATACTGGTGGATCTTCTGCTATTGCTAACGCAAAAGCTGCTATACCAACAAACGCAGAAGCGAAAACAGAAGCAGAAACTTCTTTAGGTAGTTTACTTGGTACGTATGTAGTACCGAGTTCTCCTTCCCAAAAGAATATAACAATCAATAATGCTGATGCTGTTGTAACATTTAGTTTTAACTGGTCTGCTGGAGAAGATGCTGATTATACACAAAATAACGAAGCCACAATATCCTATAGTTCTAATGATGGGGTGTACACATTAGTATTGAATGTTGATATCGAAGGCAATGGGGATACAAAGGAAATAAGACTTGTAAATGCTTTAGCAAATATTCCGACAGATACTGCAGCAAGAACTCTTGCTCAAACATTAGTAGGATCTCAGAAACCAGATAGTGTAACGTTTACAGGAGATCATATTGCAAAATCCAGTGCAATAAATGAAAGTCGTGGATCTACCAGAACGTCGTGGACTTGGACAGATAGAGATGAGAATAATGTAGATATTTCAGTAGACATATCTTATCCGCAAATAATAGCTCCAGAAATTACAATACCAGGAAGGGTTGCTGGACCAATTATTCAGAGAATGACAACAGCTACTGCTAAAAAAATTACAGTAAGTTATAGATCTCAGGGGCATGGTTCAACAAAACCAGATTCAGATACTATATCTGATACTATGGACGACGCTGGTAGCGTCCCTTATGGACCAGGAATAAGTCCGTGGTATCCTGGGTCTTATATTCTAAGAAACGACACAGAAAGTTGGAATCCAACTACCGGGAAGTATTCTAGAACACGAACACACACAGTAACTGAGAGTGGACTTTAATGGCTACTATTATATACGATGATGAATATGGGGCTAGAACCACCAAAGTATTTGGCTGTTCATTTAAGAGTATAACAGCACAAATGGGGTTTAATAGCCAGCCAATTGTATTTACGATTACTGTCGTGGAAGAAAGTGATCAAGATTTCACATTGGATCGTGGAGATATTAGGTCTGCTCAATATATTTCGTATGGTGAATTAGATATTCTTGGAATAGTACAATCTTGGGAAAAAACAACTGTTGACGCACAGGGAACTGGTATTTATACTGTGAGATTAACAGATTGTAGGACGGTTCTTGATTCTGCTAATATAGCAAATGTTTATGTTGACGAACCAGATACCGAAGTATCGTTGATTAATACGAATGTTGTTTATGTTGGATCTCGCGGATATAAAGAAGCAGAAGACGGTGCTAGCAGAGAAGAAGATAGCGGTGTTTTGTTTAGTACAGTGATAGATCGTGTAGAAGCTGCCACGCTTAGGTATGGTAATGATGTCTTCGAAGTTGATATGAGTGCTTTGGTTCCACTAAAAAATTGGCAGGGAGAAGGTGTTGGTCAGTACTACATTGAAGGAGAAATAAGATCATTAGTCTCTACAATAACAGAATTTTGTAATGCTGTAGGTGCTGAGTGGTGGGTTGAATCAAAAAGAAAAAGTGTAGTAGATGATACTGTCGTTATAGAGATTAAAGTAGTTAGAAGACTTGATGGGCTTGGTAATCCAGTATCTATTGATCTAGATGCACTTGCAGCATTCCACGATGGAAGGGTAATTCTAAGAAAAGACGGTTATGAAAATCAAGATGTTGTAACTAACAAAGTTATTTGGGGTGGGGTCAAGAGACAACTAAAACAAGCACACGATATAGAAATGTCTCAATTTTGGGGATTTGATAATAATGGACAACCATTATCTTCTCCATCATATAACATACCAAGTGAACCACAAGGGAGAAGAATACCAACGTCAGTATCTGAAATGGAGAACGTACTAAACTCAGATACAACTACACTAAATAATTTAGGTAGTGAAAAGTCAGCAGCATTGAAAAGATATATGGACGATTGTTGGGGTAAAAAATTCTATTACACACTCAGTAAAAGTGCTATGTCTGATTCTGGCAATAATTTACCAGATTACCCAGAAGTTATTTCGGCTGGATGGTGGGAAGGTGCTACCGCACCTCATGGCGTAAAACAATTTGAACCAGACGTTCTTAGAAAAATGACAACCGATGATGGTAGATGGGGTCCGTTTGTTCAACTATCAGAATTATTCACAACAGGATCTGGAACAGTAGATAATCCAACCCAAGCACATTACGTCACTTGGGCGTCTGGCGTACATAGTTCTCCTAATTTTATATCGGTAGAAGATAATTCATATATGAGAATTACTTCAGAACAATACGGTAAGTATGTTATAATTAACTTACCATCTCCATTAACTAGATATCATATGGATGAAGATACTGGTGAAATTAGTACGGTAGGAAGAATTACCCGACATGATAAAATATCAAACGCATGGATTCCATTAATGGATAGAGGTATTCATTATGGTCCGTGGAGTAATACATCTCTAACCATAAGTAACATACCATCTCCAGGCAGATCTGAGGTTTCTGTCGATAGAGATTTGGTTCCATGGGTGTTTGGTGTTCGTGATATGTATCATAATACCGCAATGAATCAACTTACAGATATGGCTAATCAAAAAATAGAAACACTTCCAGGTCTCTCTGTCGTAAATACTGGTCAGTTGGAAGTTGCTGGAGTTCCTGCTGTCAATATAGGACAAGCTGTTGGTCTTGGTGGTAGTATAACTGAAATTTTTATAAGATTTGATGCTAACGGTGTGAAAACTAGATATGTGATGAATTTGTATACAAGAGAATTGGGTGAATTTAAGAGGAAAAAACAAAAACTACAAGAAGAATTACAAGAAAAAATTGAAAAAGAAGTTGAGGATGAATTCCCTGAAATGGTAGATGATTTAGAAACTCCACCAGAAATAGAACAAACACAAGAAGATGAGGAAGATCCAAGACTTGGTGACCCATATCAGAAATATGTTTATCAAAAACCAGAAGGAGGTATGGGGGTAGTTACTGCCAAGGAGGGTGGTCCATTTTATGCTGTTAGAAGAACAAATTATGCAGATATAGATCCTCAGACATTTGCTGGTGGTTTGAATATAACAGAATCTTACTTTTTATCTGATTGGACTAATGTCAGAAATTTAGCGGAATCTACTATTAGTCCAGGTTTAATACCAATTGGAACACAAGTTACTGTAAGTATTTTTTCTGAAAGTGAACATGGTCCATTCGTTGCGTATATGGAACAAACTCCACAAGTATTTACTCCACCAGTTCCAGAAGAGGATTAATGATATAATATGTCTTCATTAGGTAATTTACCAGATAATAAAATTGTTAGTTTAGCAATGCACGGGGTAGACCCTTTTATGCCTGAAAATGGTGCATTTTGTGGTGGTTATCAGGGATTGTTATATCCAAATCCAACAACATTGGTATATCCAGAATTTGATCCATATCAGTATACAGTGGCAGAAGCGTCTGTCTTTATGCCAAACACATCATTCATAGGATTAGGTGCTGGGAATCCTGGAATAGATTATAAAAATCCAGGACATATAATTGGACTATTAGATACATTTTGTCGTATGTCATACGGAATAGGAATGCTAGAAGCAATACATATAGGAGATGATAGTGTCGGCACTCCACCAGTAAACGTAAGAGTTCCTATGTTGAGTTGGAATGGGTCTGTATCTTTTGGTGCTAGCGACATATATCCCTTATTGAGCGAAATACCAACTGATTGGGTTAGTAGTTTTAGAATTAGACCAGATGGAAGTATGAGACCGGAAATACCAACAGACGCTCATACTCCAGACCTAAATATGATAGATACAACAATTTTTAACAATTTGTTTTTTGAAAAATTGATTTTATCATATTACGGTATGCCACAATACTTTAGAAGTGTTATTGAGTCTTTGTATAATTCGAGTTCTGCACTAATAGACAAAAGTGAATTAACTTTTATTCTTGATGATCCTGATATATATAATCAATATGGTGAGATGCCAAGTGATGCCTCAGATTTTCCAAGTATAAATTTATTAGATAACAGCAATTGGGAGCAGGGAGGAAAAGTCATACATCAATGTGAGGTGCTTTCTCCATCACAAGCATTAAAAGTTCTCACTGGTTCTGAATCATATCATGATGGTTCTGATGGATTAAATGAATACAGGTCTTTAACAGAACTTAATTCTGTTGTGAATATTGTTCCATTAAGAACAACAGGATCAACTTATTGGTTTGATTGTCAATGGCCAAGAGAAGAATACACAGAAGCTGCTGGAGCGGTTATTGTTGTTGATGAATGGAGTGGTCGTGGTTTTAAAACTGCTGCTAAAATGTATTCAGATTTTTTGATACACGTTTCAGATATTCCGGATGATCTAAATAATCCGCAACCAACTACAGTAACTGTTACCGGTGAAGTTAAAATTAAAAATTTAATAAAAAACGTAGGAGTATACAATTGGCATTTGACAAAAAGATACGGTAGTGTTCCTCTTAGCGAAGATGATTGGCAAGAAGACATAACTCCTGATGAAATTACTTTTGGCCCAGAGGAGTGGATGTATAAAAAAGCTGAAGTTTCACTTGAAGTTGCAAATAAATATTCTTGGGATAGATCTTGGTTGGATAAATCATCAATATCTGAATCAGAAGATTTTGAAGATACATTTTCAGACATCACAATAGGAGGTATTGCTGGTGGGCCAGACGGAGATGGTGGTTTGACTCCTTTTGCATCAGATCATGAGGTTGTAGTCCCATTTTCGAAAACGTTTACTCTTGCTCCTGGATGTAATACTATTAAAATGAGAATAAAAGCATGTAATCGCCACTGGATAAGACAAAAAGCCGAAGCATATATTATTCATGAAGATGCTTGGTGGCCATATGGTACTTATTGGTGGAAATGGTGGGGCGAATTACTTGGGTATGACCCGTGGATGTATGTTTATCCGCGTGCTGTATTGTATAGTCTTTGGGAAAATGATCCATCTACCGCCAGAGATGTTCTGGAGTGGTCAAGTATTGAGGCGTCCTTTACTGTTGCCGGGAATAAATTTGGTTCTATGGAATACGAGGTGTCTCTTTAGGTGTATAAACTATCTATAGAAGGGGGAAAATATGCCATCATTTAATTTATATGCCGGTGAGGATACTTTGGTTCCTGTAAGTTCCGGACTAGGGTTTTACGGAGATAATGGGTTTGACGATCCCGTATCTATAGGTTCTTATAATGGATATACATTTACTACAAATGGAAGTGGTACTGTCCAGGGATATGAATGTAATAATAATAAATACGATACAGCATCAACTGTAATACACGGACAGAGTGGTTCTGGTATATCTATGAGTAATTTACCGAACGAATTAGCGACAATAAATCCTAGATTTACACATCCAGAAGCTATCAGATGTCAAAATGCAAAAGTGTGGATTTTTGATGGAAGTTTTACAGGTAGTGTTGCTAACAAAGCGACTCCAGCAGAAAATTTAACATTTTACTTAGCAGAAATACGCCATCCTAGTAGATTGCAAACAATAGAAAGTTCGCATAGTGACGCTACGTGGACTGATGTTAGTTCTAGTGGTACAAACTATATTGGTCTAGTTGATTCTCCTGGGTTATCTGGTGTTAGACAGGGAGGTGGAGAACAGACTAGTACTAGACATGATTGGTATATAGCATTAACGTGTTCTCCAACACAACTTGGCGACAAACAATTTGGGATAACATTTGAAGTAGAATATCTATAGGTATTTCATATGAGAATGTATACGCTATCTTTTGGTCAGGGACAGGAACATATGCTTCCATTTTCTCCCTTTATAGCAAATATGCCATACGTCTATGACGGATGGGATAATAGTGATGGACACATTATACATTCACACATTAGAGGACAAAATTCCAGAGTAGTATCACACAGAGAAATCCTGAAAAACTACGGAATAAAAGGTGGTCATGGGGAATATTGTCTCGAAACATGGACCCAAAGTGTTGATCATCCAGAATTTGCATTTCAGTTACCAATTGGCGGCTATGGTGATATGACATCTCCAGACAGAGATCACAACGTTAATGGATTGTATCTCAAGTTTGATTTTATGTACACAATGACAGATAGTGGAGAAGTATTGGGGATACACAGATCAAATACAGGAGAAGTGTCTAGCGACTTCTGTCTAAACATAGACAGTGGTTATTTAAGGGCACAAGGTGCTCCATTGCATGTTACACAACCAGATGGTGGTAAAATTGGGAATGCGTGGATAGGTACTGGCAAAACTGGAAATATTCACCTAGAAGCAGATAAATGGCATGAAATTCAAGTTTTTGTTGCAGCATATCAAGACTGGGGATTAAGTCGTGTCGGACCATCTCCATATGGATTGTTTGGTTTTTACGAATCTCAGTTTGGTACATACGTACCATTCTTTAAAGCATATGAACATAACCCAGAGAATCCGCCAAATATAGCTGGAGCAGAATCGGTTAATTCCGAAAAAGAATATCCATTGAGGATAGAATCTTGGCCAGCTAATGGTCAACCGAAATATCCAAATGCAATGCTTCCTGGACATGATCAAACAGCATGGCCACCAGAAAATTATGGTAGTGGTCAGTATTTTTATGGAGATAATCTTGGATTAGTATATGTCTGGGTTAACGGAAATCTGGACATACAACATGTAACTAATATGTCTAATGAGACAGCTGGGTGGACAAGTGAATCAATCGGTAGACAAAGCGCTTATCTAGGTAGGGTAGTTGATAACTCTTCTTCGTCTGGCGTAGTAGGCCCTAGATTCTTTTTTGATAACGTGATTATGAATGATATAAGAGATCCTTCTGGTTCTTATCCGTCAAAACATTTCGATCCACCATTTTCTTCTCACGAAAGCTTGGAATGGAATCCAAATTATAAGTTAAAATTTACAGCAATGGAAATGGATGACAACTATTGGGGTTCTGACGTTAAAGGTAATGATACTGGACCCATATCTACTCAATCAAGAAAACATGATACATGGTTACCAGACCATCGTTTTGGAGCATTGGTTGCTAGTGGTAATCCATATTTTGTTGATGCTCCAAATAGATTGGGCTCATCAAACGATAGTATGATTCCCCATAGAACAAAATTAACAGTTATTCATGTTGATTGGGACGGTAGTGGAGAGATAATATACGACTGGATACCAGAAACAGTTGCTGATCCAGTAACAAATCCTCCTCGTTATTTTTTGACAGATATAGCTACCAGTGGTGAAAGATATCCATACATTAATACTGGTAATGAAGAATTGTATGCTGACTATGAAACAGATTATAGATATCAGATAGTGCAACCACAAGAGAGCAATCCTATGGTTACTAATGCTGATGATCCATACTTACTGTCTGGTAAGTGGCTATTCCACGGAGAATTAGTTGATGAACCATCTGGTTCAGTTTCTGGTATGCAAGTTCATAAACAATTTTTCTATCTTAAAAGACCCCCATCCGTGAGTGGAACACCACATTTTCCGAACAGACATCCAAGACAAAAATACTACGGAAAACAACCACTTGCTGGTGGATATGGTCTCGGTGGTGCAACAAATTATTCCCCGAATATACATCCAGAACTTGGAGAAAATACTCTTCCTGCTATTTATAGAATATGGACATGTTTGCAAGATTCTCATAAGGGTGTAGATTTACCAACAGATAAACAATATCATACAATAAGAGTTCCATCTGGTTCTAGTAGTTATGTTGATTTTATTTCAGACAACCCGTGTCCAGGAAACACTGATTATGTTACATACGGTGGTTCTCCTAACGTTATTCCAAATAGTTTTTCCATGGCAGACTGGCCATATAATCCAGTTACAAATGAACCATGGACTTGGGATGATATTGATGTATTACAAATAGGTGCGTGCCATAGTGGTCATACGTTAGGTAATTGGGTTCAATTACACACAGCTTATATCGTTGTGGAACATGCTAGTTCTGAAGATACAGAATTTGATTTATTGGGAAGTAATTTATTGGAATGGTCTGTGGCAGATAATGTTCCATTCTTGTATCAAAAAAAGAGTATGTATATTCCTGGATGGAAACAGTATGGAGAAGAAGGATCGTCAATAGAATACTATAATAGGTGGGATATTAGTCCTCAGTATATAATAAATAGGTCTGATAGACAAACAACCGATGGACAAGCAACTATTCCAAATCCACAATATAGTGGAACCATTAGTTATGATTATAAGATAAGATATATTAATGGAGATATAGTTGAAGGAGATAGCTATCGTCTTTTTGATGAATTATATCCAACCGTCTGGGTATATACTTGTGATAACATAATTCCATCATCACCAGCAAGATTTCCTTTTAGAGGAGAGGTCATAAAAGATTCTGATGGAAACTATTATACATTTTTGACCCATCCAGTTGCGGTTTGGAATACACAAAAATATCCAACAGATAATAATCTTTCTCCAATAGGTGTGTATCCATATGTGCTGTATGATACAAATTCACTATATGTAGTTCCTCTCAGAATGGACAATGCCATAACTGATTTAGATTTAGATGATGTTACTAGCAATTGGACAGATCCGATTACACCACCAGTAGTTGCATCTGGTGTGGATTGGTTGATAAATTCTCAAGACAATACTTTTAACTTTAAAATAGATCCAGATAGTTATTTTCATCCATTTAGTCCATCTTCTGTGATAAATCATTCGTTATCACATCCCAATGAACCTTTAACTAGTTTGTATCCGGCGTCAAGGGATGGTCATGATTATTATTTCCAAGCACCAAGTTTACCATCTGGATCTACGTCTCAAACAATATTCTTGACGGATAAATTGGGCGTATCTAGAGATGCAATAGATAATGAATTATATACAGCAACAATTGGTTTATATCAAGCAACAACTGATCAAGCATCTAACGATTCTGGTGAGGGTGTATTTAATTTTTACAATGATACTACACTTATTTCTGGGTATACGTTTGGGCAAGACACAACAGCTGAGTGGCATAAAAATGAAACTACAGTAACATTACCGTCTGGTACTAGAAAAATAAAATTCACGTTTTATGCGATAAGAAATACTGGTGGGGAAAAATCACCAGGATGCACCCTTGGTGGTACGAACAACTTTGCATCCTTTGACGAACCATCTATTGTATTAAATCTAGCAACTGGTGTAAACGAAGGTTATCATCCAGCAGATACTAACCAAGATAATCGCATTGGATATGATGAATTAGCTAATTACATTAATCAGTGGCAAAGTGGGTTATTGCCTCTTGGAATAGCAAAAACATACCTAGACAAAGCCGAGCAAATATGGCAGAGTGGAGTAGCTGTGGTTCGCAATGAGCCTTCCGGTGGTATGTACTTAAATGACGGGATTGGTCAGAAACCAGAAAATTGGATGCCATCTGGATATTCTGGTGAATTACCCGATGGATATTAGCAATTGCTTTTAATGAATGGTGTATAATAAGTTAGTATAATATATAACTAATGGAAGGAGGTGAAAACATGGCAGCTACAATCAATTTTTACGGTGGTGAAGGTGGTGGCACATGGACTGATTTAAATTCGTCAGGTGTTGGTTTCTTTGGTGCATCCTTTGGAACTTCGGTTCAAGTCGGGGAGTATCAGGATAGTACATTTATTTGCGACGGAGATGGTGGAGCAGATAATGGAGAAACTGAACTTACAAATACTAAGTACGTGTCCACTCAGTCATTAACTGTCAATGGTGGTGCGGCGGTTGCTCCATCAGCAGTGGCAATTAATTCTGGTGTTCTGAATATAAGATTTGGCTACGATACTGCGGTTAAAACGCAAAACTGTGAGCTTAGAATTTTCGACAGAACAACCATCACAACTGGTGCAGAGGGAGTTACGACTCAGGTACTTCAGATTAATAATGGTGGTTCTGGAGTTAGTTCTTCAGGTACTGCAGAAGCTCCTGCTAGTCACTCTGGATGGATCGCAGCATCTGGTTCAAGTGTTGTTGTTCCATTGCTAAGCAGTGCTGGTAGCGGTGGACTAAGTCCATCAGGAACAGACACTCAAGATACTAGGCATGATTGGTACGTGGGATTATCCGCTACTCCAACAAGCATAGGGTCTAAAGAGAATTTTGGTCTATATGTACAACTTGAGTATCTATAGAGATTTTGTTTGAAATATTTGGGGGTATTCCGTGACCCGACGCGGATAACCCCCATTTTTTTAGAGATAATACTATGTGGCAAAACGCATTAGGACTAGATGGTGAAATATACGATTCTATATCTGAAACTAAAATTGCAGATTGGTTTTTTCTTAATGATATAAATTATCAGCCACATAAGCGTTTACCTAAACCAAGTAGAAGTATATGTGATTTTTATTTACCAGATTATGATTTATGGGTTGAATATGATGGTTTAATGGAAGTAAGAGCTAACGACAAGCTCGTAAGAAAAGTAAAGTTTTATGAGAGTAAAGGTCTGAATTTTATAGTCATAACTAGAGACAACTGGGAACTAGACTTACTTAACAAAATTGAGTTAGGACAATAAATCATGACAAAAAAACAACAAACATTTTATGGTGTTCTATGTGTATTATTTGGTTTAGTAGGCGGTGTTATCAGTACTGCATACACTTTTGGCGCAGAAAAACAACACATAGAAGATTGCATCAAAAACAATACTTCAAAAATACAACAAATTGAAGACCAATCAACTACACAGTTAGACAGTTTCACTAAAGCTGTAGAGAAACTGAGAGACGGCATAGATGAGATGAAAGACACCATAGGCGGCTTAAGGTCTGACATAAAGGTATTAGAAGCTATTGTTTTGAGAATAGAACAAAACAATCAATAATTACCATTTATAAATTTCTTCTACTGCTTTTCTTAATAATACCGCCAAAACACAGACTTCCCCATTACTAAAAGTATGCCTCATAGCTATTTGTTCAGAATCTCTCTTTACACTTAAGTATATGTTGTATCTATCGTTATCATCTAATCCAAAATATAGAACCGCATTGCCTTTTGTATTTGAATGATACAATCCTTTGTGCTTAGACGTCTTTCTATCAAACGGCCCGACACCTCTTTGAATTCCGGTTACTACAGCCAACAACTCACCAATATCAGAGACACCTAGCTTAAATACAATCTTACCATCTTTCCATCCAAATGTTGCGTTTCCGTTGTCGTTTTTCCCAGTTTGTTTAGCCATTTCCAGAAACACACTTTGTTTGTCTGGCCTAAAACTCCATTGAGATGCACAACCATCACCAGATGTTCTAGCTTTATAGAAAGTAAGGTCACTTGAAAAATTATCTTTTTGGTCTCTAGTCATTGTCTTTTCCTTTGTTGTCCATCATTTGTCTCATTTCTCTTACTACGTCAGTTGCTTGCTGATATGTTAAATTTGTCAAATCAACATCACCTGTTTTTTCACTAAGTTTACATTCTATTCCAAGCTTCTCTAGTATTGATGGAATATGAAAATCTTCTCTTCCAGCTATTAATCTTAATGCAGCTATTTGTCCAGCATGAACACTTCCTCCCGGCTGTATCTCCGTACTAAGGGACAGCGTTTTGTTTATTTCTTCAGCAGCTACAACCCTTTTCAGCCCCAAAGCATTCCTAAACATTCTACCCTTAGCTCTAGTATCAGCCATAGAAACTAGATATGTAGAAAAATCATCCATGCAGTTATCCTGATTCGCGTCAGCCAATGCTTCAAATCTTTTCGTGCCCATTGGTGTAAGGAAAATACCCCATGCTTTACAACACGCTCTATACCTATTATCTTCACATGGGGTAGCAATTAAATCACACCCTTCCTCCATTAGTTCTCCGACAAGCAAACCAGCTACTCTTCTAAGACCTTCAACTCTTGGGTTTTTACCATCAACTTCATCATCCATAAATAAACCAAGAACGTATTGAGTCCACTCTGGATCACTAGGACTTGGAGGTGTTGGCTCATCGTCGGTCCACCGAGTATCGCTCGGTGAAGTTACTACACCAGAACATAACGGTAATGTATCTGTAAATTCTGACTTTGAAGTAAAAGGAGTTGTTATTTCAATTCCTACATCATCTTCGTCGTCCTGATTTTCCGTGATAACAAAACCAACAGTTTTCTGACCCTTTCTGTGTTCTCTCAATGTGTCCAATAGTTCTGGTCTCTTCATTGTATTTATTTTACTGTCTTCATACCCACACTTTATTAGTTCTTCCTTTATTTCTGTTTTACTCATTCTGGTTGGCGACTTTAGTTCATTATCCATTTTTTGTCTCCGTTATGGCAATCCGTACTAGTTTATCGACATTACAGTCTGGAATTATTGTATCACAGACTTTTATTCCGAATTCCCTCTCAATTACTTCCTTGTGAGATTCATGTCTTGTAATAACCTCAACTCTATTATCGCAGAAAGTAGAATTAATGTTTCTTAATGCTAAAATTTTATTATCAATAAAATCAAGATCAAAAACATAATGATATATTTTGGACGCATTTGTAATCAGCGCTTCTGTAGTTGTCCCAATACTTGTAGTTATCAAAGGATAGTTGCCCCAACTAATAAGGCGAGAAGTATTAAAAACTGGACATGTAGGCACTACACATGGTGGAATCATGTGTTGCGTAAATATTGCTATATCTATTCCAGCATATTTTCTACATAATTCATTAATAGAATGTATCCCCAAATATGTTAATTGCGATATAGCTAGATGCTCAAATACAAACCCAACAGTGAAAATATCATCGGATAGACTCAATCCAATTTCACCAACCTCTTCGGCTGCTTTTCTCTGTCTTGCACAAGCCATCTTATGTTGTTTATTTTTATTCTTTTTTGCCATCAGTATTTTCCTGTCTAGTATTAATAAACTCTCTAACGGCATTTTCTTCTTGTTGTATCAATTTTTTTACAGATTCATCTAGTGGTTTAACTATATTATGGTGTAGTGGTGCCGGAATATGATAGACTAAACCAACCTCTGATATTCTAACACACATATCGTAATCATATCTGACCATTAGTTGTTCGTTAAAACCTCCACCCATTTTTTGCAAAATTTGTGGTCTAATAAGAAAGTTTGTATCAAACAAAAATCCATCATTCAATCTATTGGCACTATATGATTTTCTGAAAATTCTTTCAACTCGCCCGTCTTCGTGATGATTGTCACAGTCACTAACAACACACGCCACGGACTTTACACTGTTAAAAGTATATACTGATTGAATTATCTTATCTGGAGCATACCAGCTAGTTGGATCTAAAAATCCAAAAAGAGTGACACCTTGCCATTTTCTTTGCATTGCTATATTCAGTGTATGTCCTATGGTTGTTTTTCTTTTTCTGAAAATTTTTATAGGAACTCCATTATATTTCCCATCAAATTCGGGGGGAAGTCCAGTTTGTCCGTCTATTGTAACACTATCCGCACCAAGTATCGAACATAATTTTTCATATGTCCCGTCAGTACTATCATTGTCTCCCACAATTATTTGATCAGCAATTCTAAAACCCTTAGATACTGATTCAATTGCACGAACAATTGTATTCACATTATTTTCTGTTGCTATTATAATAGTAATGTTTTCTTTGTCCATTTTATACTAATCCACAATCATCCATAAACCAAACTAATCCCATTCCTGACTCTTCTTCTTCTATAGCTAGTTGCTCTGAAAAAGATTTATTTTCAGATATCATTACCATATTTTTATATGGTTTGGTTAAAAATAATCCATTGTTAAGAGTTTTGTCAATGACAGCAGTTCCATTAATCATTAAGGGAAAAGACCAACTAATTACTCTTGTTGGCATCATTCTTATCTGTGATGCTAATTTATCAGTGTTAAATAACACTTTTCCAGCATTTATTGTCATAAAAAACGGAGATTTAACTGTTTTCAATAATCTTCGCATTGTTGTTTCCGTACTGTCTAACGGCTCTTTTTCAACACTACTATCCACAGTAGTTGGTATTTTATGGTTTTGAGTTTGTAAATAATTTAGTGCTATATTTTGTCTTTCCCCGAAACCAGTAACATCTACAATAGTGACTTTTCTTGCATATTTAAGATACCAATCTGAATCTAATGTGGCTGTAAGAGATTCATGCGAATGTACCTGTTCATCGAAAAAAACAAAAAGATCAAATTTAAGGACATTTTCTTCTATTACTTTGTTAAGTAATTTTTGTACTCCCGATACCGGTTGTTTTTTACTCCATTCAATACTTCTACATTGACGACAATATCCAGGAGCTACTGTTCTATTTCCATTAGAAACACAAAGTTGGTTTAGTGAACATTTACTCTCATTGCACAAAAAGAAACAACACCCATTACATCCAGTTGTTAGCATTTTTCAGCCTCCAGGTAAAAAGCTATACCCTCATATCTTTTAACTACAATATTTAGGCCAGATTTTTCTAATAAAGAGATAACTGTTAAGACATCTATCATAGACTTTCTGTTATCAATTTTTGAGTCAAATCCAAAAGTAATTTGGGTATATTGTTTTAGGTCTAGTTGTCCTTGCATAAAAGCTTTGGCTACAGAATAACAGTCTGGGAATAACATTCTAATTACTCCACCAACCTTAAGCTTATTCACCCAATTAACAATTGTATCATTTATAAAATTATGATCAACATATTCAACACAATCTAATGCTAAAATTTCTTCCACAGAACCGTCTTCTGCCATCCAATCCAAAGATGTTATATCACCCTGCCTGTATACAGAAGGATCTGAACAATTAGAAGGTAATCTATCTATGTTAACATATCCGTTTCTTACGTCTTGACCACATCCTAGGTTTAACTTCATTTTTATCTCCCAATTGGGCATTGTATTGTTTTGAAAAATGCTTCATTCCACTCGTCAAGAAAACGTTGTTGTCCAAAATGCTCTATAACTGTCTGTCTTCCTGCTGCTCCTATTTCTTTAGCCATGTCTTTATTATTAATTAATTCTACCAATTTTTCTCTCATTGTTTCTGGATTATTTGTTATGAAACCGTTTACTCCATTTTGAATAAACTCTGGCATCATTGTTGTAGCTGTTGTAACAATCGGACATCCGACAGACATGGCCTCTAACAAAGAAAATGGACAAGAAGACCATAGTGTTGTGTTTAAAAACACAGAGGCATTCCTATATAGGTCTAGTAAATGATCTGAGTTATCTGCCATAACTGACAACCCTGGAGTCTCTCCCCATGGGTTGGTTTCTAAGTCTTTAGTTACTTCTTTCCATATTGAAAATCCACAAATTCTATCTCTTTTGATATAATCCCATACTGCCGTCATCACCTTACCATCTCCACCAACCCACCCATTCCAATAATTTGTATCCATACCATGTTTAATTATTGAAATATTTGGATCATCTGGTTCATGAAACCATGCACCTGTAGAAAAATCAGAAACAAAAATATTATGACTACATCGCTGATGTCCCACTTGTTCTATAATATTGTCGTCCCAATCTGGCCAAGGAAGAGTGTGTTCCATTTGAAGTAACGGACAATTTAATTGTGCAGCAATTTGTGATAATATTGGATAGTGGTCTACTCTATTCTGAGTAAGAACTAAATCAAAACACATTTCTGGTTTTATTTGTTTTTCGATACTATCGCCAGACAAGAAAAAGAAGTTGGGAGGTGTTGGTCTTTCTTTTACATCCCACGGATGGAATCTTGGGTGAGACAATACGAAAAAATTGTGTCCTGTTTTTGCTAGTGTAGCACTATAAGCTTCATGATTATTAGCGTATAGAATATTTAATGGACGACTTTTATCTTTGTTTATCGACCTAAGTACCGATGACATTGGTGATGACATTTTATTCTCCAGAATCCTCAAGTAATTGTTTTGCAATTTTTCCAACATTTGTATAGCTAAATTTCTTAGCTCTGTTGTGGGCAGCTTTACCTTTTTCCGCCAAAAGTCCAGACCCCCACTCTCCGTATGCTGATTTCATACAAGATCCTAGATGTTCAATATTTGGTTCAAACCACAATTCATTTCCAGTATATAAGTCTGGGAAACTATCTGTCTGACCAAAACAAGACGTTAAGCATCCATCAATAAGCCATCCACAATCTATATCTCCTGAATTGGTGAATTTTTGTGTATCTGGGTTCCAATATGAACTAGCCATTTCTAGAACTAGTTCTGGATATGATCCCCAATTGCTTAGAATTACTGGATTACTAAATCCCATAGCGTCATGTGCTGGTATTCCCCAAGCTTCTCCGTGACTTGCAGAAACAAATACGTCGCCAGACAAATGCAATCTATCTATTTCTATGTCTGTTAGAAAATCTGAAATACATATCACTGGTGGATAATAATCATGTTCTATGTATAGGTGCATTGATTTTTTTATGTCTATACACATTTTCTTTATAAGTTCTGTTACGTCTGCCGGTGATTGATTTGGTGAACTTGTTTTTATTACTAACGCTACATTATCTCTGGACGTGAATGTCCCATAAAATGCTCTGATTATTGCTATGATATTTTTTCTACGACTTAATTCACCTATTGTATAAAATACGCACTTATCTTTTAGTTTTTGAATGTTGAGCGGTTGTTTGTCTTTGTTAAACCTCAATATATCTCCAGCACACGGCAAAATCTTTATGGGTACTTGGACATTGCTTTGTTTTGCTGCAGCAACATTTTGAAGTGACGGAACCCAAATTTCATCCATCATGTTACAACATTGTGGCCAGTTTGATCTATCGAAGTGAGTGGTTTCCCAATCAAACAATCCTATATTTTTAATACCACTTTTAAATTCAAACATATGCGGTAAAATATGTTGGATTACGACATCTACTCCGTCAGTTTGTTTATCTTCTAAATGTCTAACCCTATTAGATAATGCTTCATTCGTATTATTGGACAACCTAATTGACCTAGCAACTACATCTAACCCAACGGAGTCCATTGCTAACATATTATTTACTGCTTGGTTAGCGTATCCAGTAGAATCTCTGTAAACAGATAAATAGGCTATTTTCATATTATATCACCGTTACTTTAACTTCATTTGTTTCGTTATTTGACATAGCAGAACATCTCTTGATTTCAAATTCATTTGCTTGATCAACAAGCTGGTTAAAATGTTCTACCATCATTTTTCTATTGAATGGGATTCTCCTGTCTCCAGATGTTCTTGATCCACTATTTAGTGCCTTAAGCCATTCTCCAGAAAACTGTGTATTAAGCATGTCTGGTCTACCCCAGAATGTCCCTATAACCCAATTAACAAATTCAACATTGTTCATATTGTCTTCTGGTGGTTTTGGGCTAGGCTTTCTTATTGTTGGTACGGTATTAAACCACGTCTTTTTGTTGTCATATATATTGGTTTCTCTGAGAACCTCACCCCAAATAGCAGCAGTTCTTTCCCAACCCCTTCTCCTCATTTTCTCGTCTTGCTTATATGTGTCTACTAACTCTTCCATATATGCTCTGGTTTGTTTATTTTTCTCATTTCGTGTTTCTTCTGATAATTTCAAGAACTTATCTAATTTGTTAACAAAATCCTTATTGCTTGGTAGCGCACGCTTTTGTTCTGTCTCTATTATTGCTTCCCAGAAAAATCTCTCGACATCTATAGGTATCGATCCCGGACATTTTAAGTGATCTTGCATAGCAGAATAATCCACGGCGGCTACTGGGACACCACAAGCTTGTGCTTCTGCGCATGGCATACCGAATCCTTCACAGATAGAATATTGTACGTAGAGATCAAATGATTTCATTATGTCTGCTAGGACATTTCTTGGACAAGAATGGTTTGCATTTGGTGGATGTGCAGCCAATACTCCACACTTACGACAAACCATCATTTCTTCTGAAAAGAATGCCGGATAAGCTGTTTGGCAATTGCTACACAAATATGTCATAATAACTTTATTGCCAACATTAAATTCTTTTATTGCTTTCCCAATATCATATCCAACATCTGGGTAGCTAGTATGTAAATACAAGAATGTTCTTTTGGTTAGATCTGTGTGTCCTTTAGAATTTGACCTATTTATCCACATACTGAATGCTTCTATCAAGTCGTAGTATAACTTTCTTTTTTGGTTTCTCATTACTGTGCCAACAATCAAGGAATTTGGATCAATTCCCAATCTTCTTTTGTGGTCTTTTTTGTCTATTGGAGGAGTAAATACCTCAAGGTCTGCTCCAGGAGAAGCTACGGTAACAAGTTCTGTTCCTTTTCTGCTGGTTTTCTCTAATAAATTCATTCCATAATCAGAATATGTCAATATACGGTCACACTGACGATATGAATCCAACCATAATTCCCTCTGTGGTTCACCATCTATTGTTGGCATCCATATAAATTTAAATTTATTTCTTAGTGGTGATCTTAAAATAAATTCATCCATCCACCAGTCACGAATTCCACAAACTATATCTGGTTTAAAATGAAGGCAAGTACTTTCGAATCTCCATTCACCAAATTGATTTGTATTTTTTTGACCAGAATATATTCTCATAGCATTTTGGTCTGATCTTGCTGGTGCTGCTGGATAAAATTTCCAAGGCACTTGTCCGCATCTTGGGTCATCATCGTGGGCATAACTTCCCAACTCAGCTATTTCGAATTCTCCCGTATCGTACAATCTTTTTATTACTTCATTCCAGTACGTACTGAATCCAGTGGCTAAGAAACTAGCTTCACCAACAAATAATATTCGACGTTTTGGTTTATTTTCCATATCCACTTTCTTCCAGTTTAGGTCTTAACTTAATAGTTTTTGTATATGTTTGTTTCCTACTAAGTCCTGATTCTATCTTAGCATCACTCAGCAATAAACAAATGAAATCTTTATCATCTTGTTCCAGTTTGTCTGACGATAAAATATCAGTAAGAACACAAAAAGGTTCGCAACTATCCGATGGTTCACTTGACATCATATGTAGTGAACTAACCTGGATTAGAGATCTTAAATACACTAGTTGTTTCATGCTGATTTGTAATAAATCGCATATCTCTCTCTCTGTATATTCCTTATTCAACAAAGATTCTATTTTGTGTACCCTTCTTTTGATTCTGTATGGCGCTGATACAGCACACATTCCACTTACGGCAGTATCCCTCATTGCCCTAGCTATAGCTACAATAGCATAAGCTTTAAAATTGGTTACACGACCCCTTTTGTGGTTTATTTCCAATAATTTCATATGGCCCGCTTGAATATAATCATCGATATCAGCACACCTATTTTTATATAGTCTCTCGATTTTTATTGCGAGACACTCTATGAAATTTAATATAGAATCTTCTTCTGTCATACTATAATCTTAAAACGGGATATTGTCATCACCACCACCATCAGCAACTTCTGCCTCTACTGGAGGACTATCGTCCTTTTTCTTGCTTTTTGTTGTGGTATTTTTTGACTTACTTTTTTCACACTTTTGAAAATCCTTAGCTTCAAGTGTATAAGCTACTTTTTTGTTTCCGTCGTCATCTGTCCACGTATCTTGCTTTAGATACCCAGAGACGTACAATAAATCCCCCTTTCCAATCAATTCCGCCATCCTTACAGCTTTGTTTCCCCAAATTTGACACCTCAAAAATGTTGTTTGTTGGCTGTAACTATCTTCATTCTTTCTCTTAAAGCTCTTGTTAAAAGCTAGATTAACTGTACATAGATCAAACTCTCCAGCTTTTTTTATTTCTGGATCAGCCGTAGCAACTCCAATTCCATTTACGCTTAATTCAGCCATTGTTTTACCTTTCTAGTATTGTGAATAATTAATCATAGAATTATACAAATAATTCTATTTTTTGTTTCTAATATTACATAAGTTTTTGTATATTTTTAACAATAAAACTTCCGTTCTTTTTTTCTCCATAGAGCAAACATATTATATCTTCTTTACACAAACCCCTCAGTGTTTCAAATTCTCCGGGAAAAACTACAGCATGATCTATCGAATATGTTGCGTCAGAAACGGTCAAAAAACACATAGGTTGTCCAGGATTTTTCCCTCTTTTGGTTTTTGTGTGTTTCACTGAATCTATAATAACACATACTATTATACTTTCATCATTTGGAGATCTAGCAACCTCCAAGCAGGTATGGGTTGATATGTCACGATCCATATCGTCGGCTGGAGAACACGACAGTGAAATTCCAAGAAAATGTTTTTCTGCTGTAGCATTCGCCAAATTTGTATCTCTAATTTCAGAACTAAGTAATTCTACTTTATCAGACATAGCCCTTCTTCTTGCATCGCTAGCACATGGAGGTTTGGTTACTACGTCCTTATATCCATTATCAATTAGTAATTTTTGTAGTTCGGCCTTTTTCCTACCTTTCAGTGAGTCTAGCCACATCTCTTTTTCGTCTTGCGACGTATAAACAAAATCACCATCACCGTCTACTATTTTATCAAACGCCTCCATAGCTTGTCCAAGATAATTCCTTGAAGCCTCTAGTAATTCTGTCTTCAACATTTGTTTAGTAGTTTTGGTTTTCTTACTCGGTGGATGAGACATTTGAGATAAAACTTCTTTTGATGTATTTCCATCTTCTTTCAGCTTATCAAAAAAATACTCACGTTCTTTCGCTGTCAAACCTTTTATTTCAACTTTTTTACCCAAAGAGTCTACGGTTTGTGTTCCCAATATCGCTTCGAGTTCTCTTACCATCTCACTTCTACCCATACCAAAACAATCACATGCCCCTGATTTGATGAGAGCTATTCCTACATTTCTGTGAAAATCTGGAACAGAAGCCAAAAAATCATTCCATGTTACTATGGATTGTTGTGATTCTATAATTTTTTCTATAGCAGATGCTCCAACACCTCTTATGTGGGATAACCCAAATGCAATACTGTTTTTGACACCATCCACTACCTTAAAATTAACATTACCTCTTCTTATATCTGGTTGCAAAACACTTACACCAAACAATCTTGCATCCTGAACAAGTCTGTATATCTCATCTTTTGGATCGGTCTTATATCCAGAAAATGTTAAGTATGATGTAAAAAATTCTTTTGGGAAGTGACATTTTGCCCATGCTGTTTGATATGCTATTAGTCCATAACTAACTGCGTGAGAATTACATGTGATAATATCATCATTTACCACCAGATTATGATTTGGGCCAGTCATTGTTACGTCCCACGTATCTACTACACCATCAGTAACTATTGACTCAATTTTAACAGTTTGTGCTGGATAGCCCTTTTCTCCTCGTCCAACTATCCCACATATATATAAGGAATCTCCAACAGATAATTCTGCTAATGTTTTTTCTCCATTTGGTGTCGGAAATTTATGATTTGACGTAACAGAAATTGTAGATCCATTTGCTAGTGTTACTTTAAACACCCTTTTTCTTCCTGCTGGCTGAATATCTTGTACGGTATTTTGACGTACCATTCCATCAGCACACATAGAAAGACCTTTGCCATAATTACCACTTGTTTTCCATTTTCTTCTTAGTGATTCATGTCCACATTGTTTCGCATAAACAATGTCATTCTTTACACGATACATATGTTCCACTGTATATTCAGAACCTTTGATGTGTTTACCACCATTGGGTCTTCTTATTACAGTTTCTCCTGAGACACATTTGTTAAAACTATATCTCTGACATTTTTCTATCCAACCAAAAATTTCCTCAGCAATTTCTTCATCTATGTTTTTATGGGTTTTTGATCCATTTATAAATTTTTCCTTAATTTTTGCCATAAGCTTCGGATCTTTTTTTCCAATAGCTTTTCTCAATTCATCAGCACTTTCAGGACTTAATCCAGCTAAATCTGTAGCTATTTTTATGGCTTGTTCTTGATAAACCATACAACCATACGTTGGATCTAAGATAAGCTTAAGTGCTGGATGGATGTATGTATTTTTTTTTCTCTTGAATTTTATATCCACATAATCTTGTGTCATCGAAGATTCAAGGGGTCCGGGCCGTAGAAGTGCAGTTAAAGCAGCAAGCTCTTCTATATTTTTTGCTCGTGTTTTTCTAGCCCAGTCTTGTCCCAAACTTTTTTCAAGCTGAAATATTCCTATTGTATTACCTGTGGCTAATAACTCCCAAACAGCTGGACAATCAAGAGGAATTTCGTTTATCTTGAAATTGCCTCTTTCGACTTGGCATTTACATTTTTTGAACTTGATCATATCTTATTATACCTAGAAATAAATCTTATATTTCACAAAATTAGAAATTTCTATAAATATCGGCGATTTGTTGTAACATACGTCCGATTACAGGAGACATGTCCGATAACTGTTTGAACAACTGTGTTTCAGTTGCATTAATTATTTCTGTTTTATGGTATTTATAATTTCTTGCACCTTGTAACCCACGAATACCCCCATGTTCAGCAAGACGAATGTGTGTGCCATGATGATTTGAGGTAGTTAATGACGGCCAATATGTTTCTGATAAATTATTCGGTGGTTCCCCAAGGCTTGATTCAACAATCATTTTCAGTAACAGTTGTTCATTGAATCCTTGCTCTGGTAGCTTTATTTCGCCATTTTTTAACATTTGTCTGTATTTTTTCATAACAGGGAGCATTGCGGCAAACCACTCTCTGGGTTTAATAACGTGTATTCCACATACACGACGTGGTTGTGTTGGGCGTATGAAATTACTATAAGGTATTTGTAGTTGATTGCAGTGTGCTAAATGTTGATCCATATATGATGGTAGTTCTGAATAAATAGCCATATCAACATCACCTATGGACATACAATCATATTGATCGAATGCTGTCTCATATACTAACCATCTCAAACACTTTATCGTAGTAGCATCTGTCGTATCATATTCTTCGAAAGAGTTTTCTCTTACCTCAAAATTTCCATTCAATAAATCCAGCATAGGACCAATTTTATTACTTATTGTTCCATCTAATAGTACTAATTTATGTGCATGTGGATATGCTATGTTCAAAAAATACAAAAACCAAGGAACATACTTCTGGTAAGGTTGATTAGCTACCGTCATAAAACACATTTTACTATTATCAGACATTATATCGACACTCCGACTTCTTTAAGTTGTTTCGTAATATCATTCCACATTGCTTCTGTCATACCACCATCTGGAAGTAGTTGATAATATTCCTCATACAAGTTGTATCCATTTTTTGCAATTCTAAGTGTTGCTTGTTCGTCTAAAATAGCTCTTTCACATATTTCCATAAGATTAGATAGATCTGGCAATACATCTAAATAATGTTCATTTGGAATCATACGATTCAACCATTTAAATTTATCTAAACAACAACTTACAATACAAGACTGCATTCCCATACTTTCAAAATGACGATACGTCAAAACACTATTCCCTGGCATACATAATGATAAAAGTGAATTATTAATTGAATTAAGATAAAAATATCTTGGTCGATGACCAACCTCTACCCCAGAAATACATCTATCAGCACCGGGTTCTTGTCCCACTATACCTCCATGAAACCATGGTTGACTTTTCAAAATATTACAAGCTTTAATGCGTAAGTTTTTTTCTGTATCCAAGTCACCAGTGGGGAGTCCATAAAAAGATACAATCGGTTTTTTATTGCTGGATGGTTTTTTTAATCCACCAATTAAAAATGGTTGCATAATAATCTGTTTACCAATTATACGTCTATCGTAGTCAGAATCATCGTGTGTCCACTGAATTTTAGCAAACGCTGCAGCCTTGTCTATTACTTCGTCAGGCAAACCACGTCCTTCCATCCGTGTGTTGAATGAACTCCAGTCTCCCAACGACATTAGTATTATCTGCCCGCGAAATGCTATAAGTTCTTCAATTGTCTGATCGCTTATCTTATGTGGATGCATACAATCTACCAACCAAATATCTGCGTCTGAAATATTTTGATTAGTAAATAGATGTCCGTGCCTAGCTAGTGTTGCAGCTATTGGCCCCATTCTTAGTGGTGTCGATATGTGTACTATAGTCGCTTTTATTTTCATTAGTTGCTCATTGCTTTTCTGAATAATTGTCCTAATAATGTTGGACTATCTAGTAATTCTTGTTTACCCATTGTTAAAAATGGACTATTACATTGTTTAAACATTTCGTGAAAAAGCATACATCCAAATGAATCTGGAATACAACATTTATCAATAGATTCTTTCCCTGCAAAACGAAATGCTTCCCAAGATGGAATTGGCATCAGGAAACGGTAGTCTAAGTGGTGGTATCTTTTTCTTCTAATTGCTTGACGAATTGTTCCTGGCCCCAATGATCCCCATTGAAAGATATGACCTGGAGGATGCATACTCAAGGCGTGCTCAATTATTGAAACTGCTTTTGTTATAACTGGTCCGTTTTTCAAAGAAAGTAAAAATCCACTCTCCGGTTGTCCGTAGTTAAGAGTAGGTGATGCAGTTGCTACCAAATCTATACCATCTTTAAGTAAGTCTAACATAGGTTTAAGACTTTGAAACAAAATTAAATCACTATCTAGCCAAATTCCACCAAGTTCTTTTAGTAATGTATATCTGAGAAAATTTGATTTATTGTTAATTTGCGCAATACTAAAAAAACTTTCAGATATATCTGGTAAAAAATGTTTTACATTTGCTGTTGTAACAAGATTGATATTAAAATCTTCTCCACAATGTTTTGCTATAGACTCCCAACAAAGTTCTATATATGGAGGTGGTGAGGTTTTACCTGGAGGATTATCCCAATATAAAAAGATATTAGGTTTCATAATTTTATTTCCTTTTTATCGTACGACAGAAAATAGAATAGTATGTCTGCCGTCACCCATATAAGTGTGTAAGTTTGTTATTCCCATATCTTTTATACGTTTTTGTAGTTCAGCTTCTTTGTGTTTCTGTGATGGACTTTTGCGAACATCGAAATCAATAAACACATCACAAACTTTACCATATTCTCCTGTGTCTATTAGATCCAAAATCACCTCACACTCACTACCCTCGCAATTTAGTTTCAGGAATATTTCATCATCAATGGAAATATGTTCTTTGAACCAATCGGAAGCTTTTATAAATTGACATTTTGTTATCCGTGGTTCTGGATTACATGTTGTTTGGTAGTCAGAATGGACACTTCCACCCTGACTCCCTTCGTTGTGTAGATCCATTTCACATGTGCTAGACCACAATCCTTGTTTTACAATAGTAACTCTGTCATTGTTTCCGAATTTACCCTCCAACGCTTTGTGGCATATTGGAGATGGTTCAAAACCTATTATATGATCAATTTTGAATCTTGGTCTCAACAACAATTCTATTGTTTGTCCAACGTGAGCACCTACGTCTAGAAAAATACGACTCATACTATTTTCTCCAATCATAATATACAAAACGTGTTAGGAAGCAGTCATTGTGAATGTGAAAAGCAAATTTCAATTTTTGTAAAAGTCCGGTTACTTTTAGTTGCTTCAAAGCAAATTCATGATTAGATGGAACACCCTCTCTTAAAAATTTGCCTATATTATCATATAGATCCCCGAATTTATCCATTAATTCTGTCCCACCAAAAAACCAGTAATCTGCTAATGCAGGGTAGTGAGGTGTGTGTGGATGTCCTATATGAATGTGTTGTAAGTCTTTGTTTTCTTTCTTGTCCCATCCTTTTAGAAACCAATCTTCGTGTCTAATTCCTTGTCCATTTGGCATTTTCATTACACACCAATTGGATGCATAGAAATTTTCAGGATCAAATTGATCAAAGTGTACATCTGTCATCCATGCAACATCGAATCGACCAATCATTACCATGTCATATTTAAATCCGTTTGCTTCTTCATATTCTCTTTTTAGTTTCATGCATTGCTGTATGCTATACCATCTGGCAATAGTTATTTGTGTTTTTGATGTAATTCCATCTGGGTAATTTTTATCAGTTTTAGCACCAGAAACATCAAATTTTGGATCTGGTTCGAATACTGCTGCTTTTGGATTATATGCATTTATCAGGTCTTGTTTAGATTCTACGCTTGGCGTGTGGATAAATACATCAACATCATTATGCTCAAAAATATGTTTTTTGTAATGTTCTAGTCCTCTTCTCCATTCAACAGGAGTTCTCTTTCCTGTCGTGCCATTCCACATTTGTCCTCCGACTATTTTCTTCCCTTCATGAAGAGCCATTCCATTTAAGCATAGTGCAATCCTCATAAATCAACCCCCTTATTCGATTACTCTGATTATTTTTCGCTCTTCTCCGGAAGTCGTTTTGTCTGTAAAAGGTACTACCTCGCATTTTCTGTCAAATTCTATTACCCACTCATTATATGCTTTTTGTTCGTGATCATCATATTTTTCATCATGTTTATAAAACCACTCATCAAATACAATTATAGTTCCTGGAACTATGTGGTCATTGAGAGACCATAACACTTCTTTTGCAGAACTATACAAATCAGAATCTATGTGTAGAAGAGCAATTGGTTCAGCTATTTTTAAATATTCAGGTAATGTGTCTGTGAACCATCCTGGATAAAATTTTACACCTTTGACATCTGGTATCACTCCATTTGTAGAAAAATATTCCGGCGGAACAACAACAACTCCATCCTTGTCTATCCATGCTTCTGGTAAACCAACAAATGAATCAAATCCGAATATATCAAATGATTCGCCAAGCGTTTGTCTTATTGTTCGTATTGTTTCACCCCGACAAACCCCGAATTCAAGAACATGTGAGTATTTATCGTCTAACAACGTTAGTCCATGTTGTAAACTAGAGTGTATCATACAAAAACCTTTCTCTGTGTTGTTCAAATAATATATCAAAACTTTTAAGAAATTCCATATCTTCGTTTGAGACATCAAATGGTTTATTGTCCGGAGGATGCCATCCAACTGTTTTTTCTATTTTTATTTCCTCATCTGATTTTCTTTTCCACCCCAATAATTTTTGTATTTTAAGGAGTGGTATTTCTTGGTTTTCTTTCATTTGTTCATATGTTATGTTTAGGTCTGAATATGCTGTCCAAAACATATTTGTTAGTAACCACAATTCAGGTGGGGTCGTTGGCTGATCTTGTATCCAACTTCTTCGTGCTTGTGGTACTAATTTGTCATCTAGAAAAATTTTACAATTACCAATAATTCTAGGCATTTTTTTATATGGTGTTCTGATAAATGTTGAAAAATCATTTAATTTAATTCCATTTCTTTCCCTCATTCTAAAGACTGACATCAAAACTGGTTGTATTTTACGACTACAATGAATTATGTGTGCTCTAGCGAATCGTTCTCTTATGTCGGCTTCGAACTTGTGAGTACCAAACATATTCATATAATCTTTGTATGGTGTTTGAAAGTTTTCAAGAATGGTTCTTAACACCCAATGTGTTCCACTTCGAGGATGTGTTACAAGTCTTAATCTGTCTTTTTTATTTTTTTTATTCATTTAAGTATTCCGTCACATTAAATAACATTATTTTTCCTAAATGAAATAACATTTCCGCATATGGTTGATGGTGTAGTGCTGCTATATTTAGATAAATTAGTGCTGTCAGGGTTATAACTTTATGGTAATCATAATGATTTCTTACAATATATCTTTTCAACAATACTTCACAATCAATTAATATATGTCTTCGTAATAAATCAAAGTTGACAGTTGTTCCATTGATATCTATGCTGTATAAATTTTTATTGATTATTCCGTGAGAGACAATAAGTCCGTGCCATAATTTTGCAAAATCATAATAAATATCTCCGTAATCACTAAGGTCTCCAAAATTTTGTCTCCAATCTAGTAAACAAAAATCATTACCAGTATCTATAATGTTTTCAAAATGTAAATCTCCGTGAAATCTTACTGGTATACCGGTTGACATCCATACCCAATCTATTTTGTCTAATAAGTCTCCTATTGGAGGAACATCTACTCCGTTGATACATTGAGCAGTATCTGTGTATCCAAATCTATCAAAATATTCTTTTACTCTTGCAAATGTTTTGTCTCTATAAAAACGTAGATATGCTTCTTGAATATCGGATGATAACATTTTGCGACTATTCCATAGCGGCTCTATCCAAGAAATAAAATCTTTGAATCTAGATACAGTAATTGTGTTAGAAAGAACTCTACCACCAATTTTTCTGTAACAATACATATTTGGTGTGTAGTTTTCGATTGCCGGTACATATCCTTCTAATGATTTTGCTCTTTCAACTCTTTGTGAAATAAAATTTTTGTCAGTAGAAAATTTAATAACACGACTATTACAAAACCAAATATGTTCTTGTTCTTTTGGAAGAATGTTTGGGTCATTTTCTCCAGCAAAAGCTTTGTTTGCACTAGCAAGTGCTTCTACAGTTCCAGTATCAAACCACGTAAATTGACGTCCTTTAACAATATTTTCTCCAACCATCTCAGCTAAAGCAAATGATTCTCCTTGATTTGTAGTTCCTTTGCTAATAGCTTCATCCATTTTGTCCCAGAACGTTTTATAATCATGAATCCCACAAATTCCAATATAAGCTTTTGCTTCTGTGTGAACTCCTTTTTCTCCCAAATCTTTAACCACAGTATCGTCCCATGAATCTGCAACAACAGAACGATAATCATGACCAGCGCGAATATCTGCGTATCCAATCCAATTATGATCTGGTGTTGGGATATCTTCAGTTACAATTGCATCATTAGTAAAAAAGATGAATGGACATTGCAACATATTCTTGTAATCACATAAGTCAGATGTTAGTCCATTTCTTCTCGCCCAAATAAATGTGAATTTTCTTTCAGGATATGCCAAGGTAAGAAACTCTTTAACCAACTCTCCCTTATGTCCCAAATCTATAATAAGTTCTATTTCTGGTGAAAATTTTTCTACTATATAAGATATAATTGGACGATTAGCTACTGGAACCAATGTTTTGTTTACATGATCACAGTGATTACCCAAACGCGAACCAATTCCAGCTGTTGGAATTAATACTTTATATTTTATATTATCTGCCATAATCATCTTCAACTCGTATAACGTCATCTAATTCTGGAGTAGATGACTCTAAATACGTAGCATCTTCTTTCCCTTCCATTCTATGGATTTCTCCTGGTAAAATTGTACAAAAATTTCCAGGCTTCATCATTATTATTTTACCATCCTTGTGTAATAATAATATACCACTTAGTACATATATTGTTTCTGTTTTTTGTTCATGATGTTGTAGACTACATCGTTTTCCTTTTTTCATATGTAATTTTTTAACTACATATTTATCATTAACTTCAAGAATTTCTTCCTTACCCCATGGCTTATCTACTGTTTTCATAACATACCCCCAAAAGCTAATGAATAATGATCTATTACTTTCATGATTTCACATATAATGCTTTCCC